TACCTTGTACCCCTTGGGTACCTTGCGCTCCAGTAGCTCCAGTGGCTCCTATAGCACCTTGAACCCCTTGGACACCTTGAACTCCTTGGGTGCCTTGCACCCCTTGCGTTCCTTGCGCTCCAGTAGCTCCTATAGCTCCTTGAACTCCTTGAGTACCTTGTACCCCTTGGGTACCTTGCGCTCCAGTAGCTCCAGTGGCTCCTATAGCACCTTGAACCCCTTGGACACCTTGAACTCCTTGGGTGCCTTGCACCCCTTGCGTTCCTTGCGCTCCAGTAGCACCTATAGCTCCTTGAACTCCTTGAGTACCTTGTACCCCTTGGGTACCTTGCGCTCCAGTAGCTCCAGTGGCTCCTATAGCACCTTGAACCCCTTGAGTGCCTTGTACTCCTTGGGTACCTTGCGCTCCAGTAGCTCCAGTGGCTCCTATAGCACCTTGAACCCCTTGGACACCCTGAACTCCTTGAGTGCCTTGTACCCCTTGGGTACCTTGTACCCCTTGGATACCTTGAGCTCCAGTAGCTCCAATTGCTCCAGTAACTCCTTTAGTACCATTAGATATTTCTTCTATACCCCTCAAAAAAGAAAAAAGAATAGATCCATCAGTAGAAATAGAAATAACATTTCCTATTTTCTGTACAACAGCATCTAAAACATTAGATTTAGAATTATTAAAACTTCCAGCGGAGCCTACATAGATAGAATCATTTAAACTATATAATGATGTATCTAATCCATTTAAGAGACCGTAAGATAAAATTCTTGAAGATTCTCCCACTTCTATATCAGCAGTAGTTATACCTATAGCAGGCATATAAGCTGAAATACTTGATTCTGATAAATCAATATTTATAGATCCGTTTTCATTCAGACCTTTAGAATATACTATAGAAAAAGCCGGGATTGTATTCTCGGTATTATTTTCTACATTTAAAATTATACTTCCATCAAAAGAGCCTCTTATAATAGAGGCTGACAATTCATTTCTTAAATCTAAGCTATTAAACTGTACATTACTTGAACTTGAAAGATCGAGGGTTTCTCTTGCTGAAAATGCTGTTTCATCATCTAAAAGTGTTGTCGCAAAAGTTGTTATTCTCATAAACCCTTATCTATTTATACACTAGATTAAAAAAAATCCGCCTGTAAAAAAACAAGCGGACTCTTTAATCTTTTATTTACAATCAAATTATGGAATAAGATTAGAACTTGTTGTTCCTTGAGGATCAATAGTTCCCGTTAAAGGTTTTTTTGATGATTTAATTGTAGCGGGAGTTTTAGGCTTTTTAGGCACTAAACTTTGAATACCTTGTATCCCTTGTATCCCTTGTATCCCTTGCACTCCTTGCACTCCTTGCACTCCTTGAATCCCTTGAACTGATGTGATTTTAGTAGGCATAATTATAATTATAGATTAGGGTTTATGAGAATGCATACACTTAATTTTTACAATCTTGAAATACTATTCTCAAAAAAGTAAATAATACTACCTATTTACTAGTTAAGATTTTCGGGTACTCTAAATTTAGAAAGCGAAACATTCCCAACTCCAACTAATATGTTAGGAAATTTTTCATTTACATAATCTAAATCTAAAATTCTAAATGATGTATCATTTACATGTATTAGATTATCTTGATTTGCATTAGTTTGCATTAATGAATTATAATTCCAATAACCCGATTTTAAATCGTTAAGTTCATTAAATGGAGTCAAGCTGAGAGATGGGAAAACTCTATCTGACATATCTCTGACAATTTTCTGAACACCCATTAAATGATGTAAATTATCAGCAAATGCAGCAACCTGAACTGAGAAATTTGTAGACTCCAATCCACCCAATTGAAAAGGTACATTCTCAGTAGAAGTATAAGAAACAAATATACAAGGGGCAATAATCGAGTCCGCCTTTATCGCACTAGTAGGATCTTTTAAATAAGGGGCATATTCAAACTTGTTTTCTAAAAATATCTTCTGGGTAGATGTAGTTGTAACGTAAATATTGAAATCCGGAATGCTTACCGGAATTGATCCCGTAATCGGAACCCCCGAATTAACTAAAACTCTGCCATTTTTAAAATCAATAGAAAGGCCGCTTACACCTCTATTCAATGCTCCAACACCGCTAGGAATATTAGCCCCAGCAATAGAACTATCATAACCCCATTGAGCAAAAGGAGACCCATAAACATCTTTTCCAGCGAACCTTCTAGCCGGAGTAGTTGCATATAAAGGCACATTGACATTCCTAAACGCCTCTAAATCTTTCAATAATGAGTAGCTAAGGAATTCTTTAAAACTCGATATAATATCATGATCTATAATTTTTTTCATTAAGAGGCCAGTTCCTTCGTTAGAATTTTAATAAAATGATTTTTAGTATTTCTAAAAATAGTAGACAGATATTTAATTTCGCCTAGATCGCTTCCATTATTTAAAGTATTTTTAGATTGAAAACCTTTTTCTGATCTTCCGTATTCAGATACAAAATAATTAGATAGTCCGGGAATACCTTTCTCGACTACTTCGGGCCAAGCTCTTCCATCTCCCCATCCATCTAATACTATTCCCCCTGCCGCTAAATCTTTATAGGATGGTCCTAATAAATTGCCAGAAATTCTACCAGTAGTTCCTTCTTTAGATAAAGTATATTTTAGTCCGTTTGATCCCTTTAAAAAAGTAAGTAATTCGAATACAGGATTTCTTGAACTTTTAAATCCCATTAAACCGAAAAGTGTCCCATTCGGATTCGCGAAATAAGAAGACGAAGGTGATTGAGATATAAGTTCTACTGAAAGAGGATGACTTAAAACTTGCTTCTCCATATATGACAATGAATTTCTATAAGCTTTTTCCATAGCTTGTTTTACTTTCTTATTCACTACTTTTCTATAATTCCCTTTTGCAGTTTTTAAAAAGTTCTTTTTAGCCATTAGTTTACCTTTTTTAAATCAACTTGATACAAATTAAATGTTCCTAAAACGCCTATCTTTCTGATATCAGATATTCTTGTGTAATTGTCGCCCATAAAAGTAAACCTCACACAATCTTTCAAATATAAATAAGCATCTTCTTCGAATCTTATTTTCAATAATCCTAAATCTTGTTCTCCTTTGACTTGTATATTCGACCCACCTCCTATAAAACTAGAATAAGAATCTCCAGCTTTAGGATATATAACTACACAATAGAAATCTGTATATTGTTGAGTTAATTCTACATTAGGATTACTATATTCTTGTAAATCAGAATTAAAATCAACATCAAAAACAACCACCTCTTCTACAGATGGTTTATAAAATCTAAGAGGAGTATCTCTTTTGAAAGTATCAAAAATATCTTTAAGAGCCCCTTGTATTTCTGCTTGATATTCACTTAGAAGGTTCATTATTTCCAAATAAAGTTGATATCACCTATCCATGCCGGAGGAGGAAGAAGATCGAAATTAGCTCCACCAAATCTTTCTCCGTATAGGACTTGACTAGAAAATATATTTGTGCTTTTAGAGTTGTTGTACCACTCTGTTAATTTATCTAAATTTTCGCGGCAGTCTTTAGACAAAGTTCTAAAGGTTTTGGCCACCTCATTCTTAGAGACTCGCCTAATCGAACCCTGCTCATCTCCATTTATCTCTGTCCAGTCATAACTCGCGGCACCTAAATTTTTACCAGCTTGTTTATTGTAATAATAACAATAATACATTTCAGTATAAATGCCTGAAACATTTTGGGACATATCAGGAATAACACAATCTCCACTTAAAGTAAAAGCCTCTCCTAATCTTAAATTTAATTGTCCTAAATTGGTTTTTAACCAAGTAGATACAGATCCTGTCGGAGTAGTTGTATCCCCAAGCGAGTCAAGAATTAAACCCGCCCAATAATATTGTTCTCCAGAGCATAACATATAATGTTATACACTTCTTTTAACTCAAGGTGCGCAAAAAACCTGCCCGCTCTAAGCTCTTTTTCCTTTGCAATTCCATAGTTTCTATCTGTTCAGCCGTGAACTTTCTGGAAGCCTTAGATGCTTTTCTTTTTGACATAACAGTTTTAAATTGGTTGACAAGAACAGCTTCTAATCTTCTTCTGTCGGGGGAAGGCTTAATACCTTTATCCATAGCATGAGTTTGAAGATCTCCTAGATTCATTTTGGAAATAGTAGAAGCATAAACTTTTACATCTTCTGTTGGATATTCAAATTCTGATTTTGATCTTAAAAAATCGAAAATAGATGGATTTCTACCATTTTCTCCATGTGCTATATTTTTCATTTCTTCTTCTTTCATAACTTGACATACACCTAAAAAACGTAAATGGATTTTTTTTTAAAAAAAAGAAGATAAACGCAAAAAAAACGCAAGCCCAATTGGACTTGCGTTTCTTTAATTACTTATTTCTTATTACAAGACGAGACCGACGATTGCTTTCGAATCAGTGGCGATACGACCTTCTCTACGCTGAGCATAGAAGCCGAGTTTTTCACTTCTGCGAACCCACTGGTCATCTGGCTCAACAACTGTTTCGCTACCTACTTCAGCGTCGCTTTCGACGATTTTAAGGAAGGCAGGAACTGAGAGGTCAAGACCGATGGCGAGTTGTTGTGTAGCAGCTGCGAAGGTGACTTCGGAACCAACAGCAGTGTAATAATCATCAAAGAGATAAGAGTAAGGCTGGCCGACTCCCATTTCATTTAGAGTGATTAGATTGACACCGAACAACTGTGAGATACCTCCATTACGATAAATTTCTTCACGTAAGCTGTCAGGAGCTCCTAGAGCTGTGCTTTCATCACTATTAGGGAAAGCAGCAGTGTTTTGAGGATTGTAACTCATAGCACGAATATCACCTTCAACTTCAGGAGAAATGATAAGGTGAGTTAGACCACGGCCCGGAGCCGAGACAGGAGTACCACCTGACCAAGATGTCCGCAAACGCTTAACTTTAGTCCATAGAGTATTCAAGTCAGCGAGTTTAAATGTACCAGTAGTGCTACCGTCATAAAGCTGAGATGTTCCGACTGAACGTGAATTAGCAAGGGAAGCAAGAAGAGTGGCCCAGTTCAAGTATTCGCTCTTAGCGAGAATTTCTTGGGTCATTCTTTTGATCATTGCGGTCATTACATCGAGACGAGCACTCTGAGCATACTGCTTTAGGCAGGAAACAGCAGAGGTGAGTGAATCGACGGTGAAACGGAAGTCATCCATACCACTCACGTGATTTGTAGCTAAACCGCCAGCTATTGTTTCAGACCATACAGTCAAAAGACCTTCTGTATTCTGTTCGAAAAGATCGAGAGGAATAGAAGGATTGGTTCCTGAATCATAAGTGAACTTTTGATAAACAAGATTGGAAGTAGCAGTTTGATCTAGAACTTGGTCGATGGTAGGACCAACGAAAGCTGCAAAGACTTCCTGTGCGAGCCATGACTCTTCTTTATTGCGTGAGCCCATGGCTTGCAAAATTTCACGAGTCTTAGCTTGTTCTTCTTTAGATAGATTAAGTTTCATTTTAAATTAAATTATATATAGGGTTAGAGTTCGACCTTGAATAGAGCGTAACCATCATAATCAGCAGCGCTCAAGAAACGACCAAAAGATGTTCCTTTGCTATAAACGCCGACAACTCCAGAACCATTAAGGCAATTGTTAATTCCTGAACCAGCAGCAGCAGTTCCAGTAAAACCCTTCAAGGCGATTAGGCCACGGGCTAGAATTGGAAGAGCTTCACCAGATACGACGACTTCTTGTTCAATCCGCTCGTACTTAGGACGTGATAGGAAAGACTCACCGTAAGCATTGTTTTCACGAACATCGTAAAGAGCAACGCCAAGAGGAACAGTACCAGATGGAGCAGCTTGAACTTTCCACTTGACCTCAGAACGATAAGAAGTTACACGAGAAGGACCGTTGCCATAAGCTGGTCCAGCGCCGAGTAGAGGGGTTGGCGGACGATTAGCGTTTTGAATGACATTCAAGTTGCCACTTGCACCCGCAACGATAGAAACGAAAGTACCCTTATTTAAGGATGCTACGTTCGCAGAGAAGAAACCATTATAAACCTCATGTTCGTCATAATCACGATATGGTTTAATATTTGGGGACTGAGTTATATTCATGTGTTATAAATTATTATAGTTTGATTTTGATTGAAGACAAAGCTTGTTTCCAGCTTTCGATTTTATTTCCTTTTTCGTCTTGAGAATTCGGAACAGCCGGATTAATAGCTGAGGCCTCGACCTCTAGAACAGAAACACTCGATTTCGACTTAAATAATGGCTTCATATCTTCGAGCCATTCGCTAAAGTCTTCATCTGATAAACCGAAAATGCGCTTTGCGATTGTTTTAGATGCGGCTGCATCTAGTTCAAATTGCTCCTTGAGAGACTCAATTCTTTCGCTAAATTTAGCTTGATCTTCTTGAGCTTTCAAAGAGGCTTTGAGTTCAGAAACTTCACTGCGAAGCTTTTCTGATTCTTCTTGGAAATTTTCAATATTGGCTAAAGCATCCTGAAGAGCTTGCTCTTTTTCTGCTTTTTCATTTTTAAGAGCAACGAATTGATCGTTGGACTTTTCGACTTGAGAAACGACAAAATCTCTCACATCCGAAGCAGCTGCTTCGTGAAGATGGTCGATCAATTCATCTAGATTATTATACTTCATATGTACAATTACACGTTTTTTGTTATTTGGTGAAATTTTATCAGAAATTATATCAGAAATACTAGATTCAACCTCTTCTACATCCTTTTCTTCTTCTTCTAATTCTTCCATTTCATGTTCCGAATCTTCTTCTGGTTCCTCTTCCTTATCTTCTTCTTTTTCTTGGAAATCTTGGTAGTCCATAGAAAGAACTCCCTTAACAGCCGCAGCTGGATTTGTAGTGAAGGCACAACCTAGAAAACGACAGTCGTCTCCTATAATTCTATAAACTTCTTCTCCAGTGGGAATGAAACCTGTTCCTCCCATTGAAACTAAGTATTTTGAATACTCTTCTACAGAAGCTTCGTCTTCTATTATTCTGGCTTTTCTTAAGTCTTTACTGCCCACAGCGAGCTTATAAGTATTAAAGCCAACTTCCCAACTTGTAGAGACAGTCTTGTAAGATTCGCTGTCTTCATCTTGAGATTCCATAATGAATCTTGCAAATGTTTTGTTAGATATCTTCCAAACAATAGCAGCCAAAGATATGTTAAAGGGATCATTATTTAATTCTTGTTCAGTTAAAGTTTTGTTTTCACCAAAAGTCGAAAAGCCGTAATTAGTGATAACCCCTACTATGTCTTCCCTAGAATGTTCAATATTCATGGGTTTCAATTTAATGGATTGTACTAAAATTTTAGCGCCCTCAGTTGTAATACCATCCCCATTTAAATTTATAGAATTTACAACAGCCGCATTAAAGCATGTGTACAAAAGATCTGGATTATTTTTTATAATCTCCGATTCTGGCAATAAAGATTTTAAATCATCTAACCCCATGTTGGCTTCACTTACATAAGCTCCATTCAATAAATCTTTCTTCCTAAAATCCGCCTTTACTTCAAATCTCGAAATATACTTGTACTCCATAGATGTATTTTACACTCAAAAACTAGGAAACGAAAAATTTTAATAAGTTTTCAGAAGATAGGAAGCCTTGGGTCTTCAGAGTTCCTCTACCAAACTTGTTAAATTTCCTGATATAAATACCATCTCCAGCTCTTTGAAGATTTTGATTTGTAGTTTCTCCAGACGATGTATTCCCTTCTAAAGTGACAAGCATATCGCCCTTTATATCAAGAACTATGCCTGTATGCCCAGAATCTGTTTCTCCAAATTTAGCCAACCATATGCTGCCTAAAGACGGTGTTATAGATAAAATGTTTTTAGACTTAAGTAGTCTAACATTAGTCATTACATGGGCGGTCCAGTTGTTTATAAATTTTGAAGAAGATAATTTGCAATCTTGAAGAGCCATTATAACAAAAGCCCCGACTGCGGCAGAACAATATGGCGCTCCGGGTGTCCAACCTTCTATTTCTCTCATGTAAGAAGATAATTTTAAAGACTGTTCTTTTTGTATACCCTTTATATCAGGATCATCCCATTCAGAGTTAGGTTTTATCTCAACTAAACCCTCAAACTCTTGAGATCTTTTTAATAGATTTATTATAAATTCATTAGTTAATGAGCGGTCAACAGTTGCACCTCTTTCTTCAGAAAAAGAAAAGCTATCTTTTAAAAGAGAGTCAATTGTTTTCTTTCCTATTATTCCATCTGCTTGTAGTCCTTTTAATTTTTGATATTCTATAATATATTTCTGAGTTTCAGTGGAAAACTCCCCATTAGTAGATTTTATAGGATACCCAATTCTTTTTAAAAAAAGTTGAATAAGTCTAACTTCATTTCCCGAGGACCCTAATTTTAATAACATATTATTGTTTGTTTATTCTAGAAAGTTCCATAAATATAGCCATATATTCAGGAGTTAAAATAAAGTTTTTTTCATAAGGCATTAATCCTTCTGAAATTTTAACAGCTGGAACAATTTTATTTCCAAACCTCTCTGTTAATAAAGAGTATCTTTGCGCTGCGGCTGGAGTTATTAAAAAACCAACATTATCAATATATGTAATCAAGCCCGAGTTCTGAGATTGATTATCCCAGCTGGCTTGAGATTCTTTTATAGGGGGAGGAACTATAGTAACCGATTCGTCTTTAATTTTGCAGGAACTCAAAATTAGAGTCATTAAAATAAAATTTAAAGTTTTCATTTAGCTATTATTTTTCTGATTTCTTCTAAACTCATCTCTCTTTGAGCTCCAGCTGTATTAACTACGTCTGCAATAAGTTTTTCATCTTTATCTTTTTCGTTTACTTCCTGTTGATTAACTTCTCTTTCTTGAAAAACTTCTTTATTTTTTATTTCTATTTCCTGTTTTTTTACCTCTTTGTGGATACGGAAAATAGATAATAATTCAGATATTGCTTTGAATATATATTCCATAATTTTTTTCCAGTTCATTCTATTAAGTATTTGTTAGAGGCTATTTTGCAACCAGCCGAGATTTTATTTAATGCTGTAAGTAAAATTCTAGCTTTCGTATTGGCTTCTAATTGATTAGTTTGACTATAAAAATCTGCGTACAAAAGAATTATATTCACGGCAAAATCATTCAAAGAAGAACCCTCGGGAACATATCTCGATATAATAGCTGCAAATGATTCTGGTGTAATATCATCTTCGACTGTAAGATTCTCTATTGTAAAAGATATATCATAAATAACTCGGGCAATTTTAGCTCTTGTTTCTTCAGATTTTTCTTGAGCTAAAACAACTGATGTGATATAGCTAGAAGAAGATTTCAAATAGACAGAAGACCTAGATAGGTTATTATAAAAATCTGTTTGGTTTAAAGATGAGCAGCTAGAGCTAAAAAAAGCTACAAACAAACAAAGAAGTATTACTCTAAAATTTTTCATATTTAATTTTTTCTATTTCCTTCTCTAATGACTTTGCTGTTTTTTCTGATTCTTTTACATCTCTACTATTGCGACCTATTTGAATCATTCCAACGCCGATCAAGAATGCTAATAATTGTCTTATAGTATTCTCCCAATATTCGGGTAATGGATCTAAAATTTCAGGATAGAAAGCTAAAAAAGAACATATACCGGAAACTAATCCGGCTAACGAAGTCCTCCAACTAGATCCTAAAAGTTTTTCCATTAAGGTTTGCATAATTACAATTACACTGCTATGAAAACAAAATGCCAAAAAATTTTTCTATAGAACCGTCTATGTTTTTTATAGGCCAAGCTACTATAGAGATATCTTTATTGTCACTGTTGCTCAAAATTGCATTAAAATGGAATTCCCTTTTTTGTTCCATGCAAGATAACCATTCTTCTTTAGCTTCTTTTCTCATTTCCTTATTAATTATACCTAACCATCCATCTCCTATAGCTTGATCTAAATTAAACTCTGTAATATCTGTCCATTTTTTACTAACAAAAGTATATTCTCCTTTGTTACTAGTTTCAAAATAAGCAACTCCCAAGCAGGAAGATATTAGTCTTATTTTCTGTTCTGTATGGATTAAACTATTTTCCATCCTATTTAAAACGTCTCTTAAAGAACTTCCTCCGTTAGGTTTGAATTCAGAAGTAACTCTTTTAAGCTCTGGTATTAAATCTAAAAATTCAGTAACAGACTTGTTCGCTGCTTTTATGCTTTTATAAAAACTTTTTAAGAATTTGAAAAGTCCAAAAATAAAAACAGATATACCAAGCAATGCAGCTATAACTTCTTCCCAATGAACAAGACTATTATCGAAGTTTTCAAAAAAAGATAGAAACATAATAAATATTACACTGATGTAGAGTTTTTAAGAAACAAAAAATTGAATATACTGTATGTATATATAAATGTTATTATTCTGTGGTAATAAAATACTTAGACATGCGGGAACATTATCAGCTATAATGGTTTCTGTAGGAGATAGAATTGATGAAGAGTGTTATGATGTATTATTCAACGATGGAACGAATGCTATTCTACCTAAAGGAATTAAAATAAGTCTTATTGAACATAAACATCTCCAAATAGATAGAGAAAGAGAAGACTGCTCGTATGGTACAAGGTCCAAATTCAGGTTAAAAAAAGTAATTCCCGAATTTACTAAAACTAATAAAGATGCTTACTTTATAGGATTTTGCATATGCTTACCTATAAAAAATGGAGAAATACAAACTAAAAAGAAATCAATAATAGATATAAATTCTGTTCCTAATCAATACTTTAACATGGACGTGAAAAGTATGCCCAATGATTATTTTAAGATAATCGCCGCAGAAGGATATCCTAATCTCATTAAATTAGAACTCAAAAGAATAAGAAATTTTACTAAGTTAAGAGATAGATTTATTCCAGATGAGTATTTGTTCTCCTCTATCGAAGATAGAATTTCATTGATACGCGGGTGCATGGATGCCTGCGGAAGATTTTGTAAAAGCGAGACGACATTTGAAACATCCTCTAGACAACTTGCCAAAGACTTTTCTTTTTTGATTAAATCAATAGGTGGCTTCTGTAAAATAAGATCTAAGCAATCAAAAAGAGAATATTATATTTTGTCAATTAGTTTCAATAATGATTTTAACCCTTTCTTAACAAAGGCTAATACTTTCCGCCCGAGTAAAAACCCTAGAGTAAGATCTATTATAAAAATAGAAAAAGCGGGAGTTTTACCATGCTTGGAAACCCCGCTCGATTCTGTCATTTTAGAAAATCTTGTAGAAGTTAGCTAACTATACTCTCTTTATTTCTTTCTTGATATTGTTCTACTTTACTGACCACGAATTGCACGAAAGGACTTCTTACAATCTGAGAACTATCTAGTTTAAAGTATCTAAACCCGTGATCTTTAGACTCTTCATCCCCGAATATTTCGATAAACTTTCTAAATCCAGATAGTTTACCTAAATCGTTTTGGAAAACGCTATCTCCAATAACAAAAAGTTTACTATACATACTTAGTCGAGTTGCTATCGTAAAGATAGAATCAAAAGTCATGACTTGAGACTCTTCGCATATAACAGCAGAGTTATGAAAATTATAAGATCTTAACATTGAAGTTGGATAACATTTTATCCTTTCTTGTTCACCTAATCTTTTAATATCATTACCCGGAATGATTTCAGATAGAGTTTGATTTAAGGCCTCATTATAATAGAAGGTCTTTTCATCTAGATCCCCTTTTAGATATCCAGTTTGTCCATCTTTAGCTTGAACTAAAGATCTTAAATATACAATCTGTTTAACTATATGGAGGTCAAGAAGCATAAGAGAAGACAGAATAGTCGTCCAACTTTTTCCCGTCCCCGGCACCCCATCTATAACAACACATTTAACTTCTTTATCCAGAGCGGCTTCTATTATTTGTTTCTGAACCTCAGTTAAATCATTCCTATGCTGTATATTTAAACTGAAATTTAAATTAGGATCTTCTTTAACCTTAGAATTTTTTCTGGTTAAATCCGACAGAGCTTTTGGTTTATTTGCCATGTAATTAAATATACACTCAAATTTTGGTGTATAAAAATAAAGTTACCCCAAGAAAATTATGCCTTTACCTGATAACTTTGCACTTTTAGCTCTAAGTCCCACGATCAGGGAAAACGATGGATTCCTATTCCTACAAACAGGTCAAGCAGGTTATATAGACATAATGGTTCAATCAGCTACGGGCTTGCCAGTCAATATATTAAAAGTTGGGTCTGGCGTTCCGGTTTCTCAATATATATATGTTAATCAGAATGGTAATGATTCTACAGCTAAAAAAGAAACTATAGATTTTCCTTTTAAAACTATAGCAGCAGCTTTAAATACAGCAACTGCAAATGATACTATAGAAGTTTTTCCCGGAGTTTACAATGTGTCTGGAAATATGTATAAGGTTGGAGTTAATTATTATTTAAATAAAAATACTAATATAAATTTTGTAACAAATGGAAAACTTCATATAACAGGTTTGGATACAGGAGATTTTAATATATTTGGAAATGGAGTATTAACTCAAGATTCAGCTGCTAATGATCTATTCCATATTTCAGGTGGAAAAGTTACTTTAGAAGTCGATAGAATTCAAGCTGCTAGTTGCAATTTTCTTATAAATGAAGTCGCGAGTTCTTTGTCTTATTTAGTCATGAAAACAAAAGGGGAGGGGACTGTTGATGATGGTCACTTCTATTTTAGCACTTTAAACATAAAAAACTCTACTACAAAATTTGAAGGGATAAAGTTTAAAGGAACTTCTATATCCGTTCAAGCAAATTCTACCAAAGATATTGAATTCGAAGACTGTTTATTCGATGGGACAGATTCTTCTCCTAGCAATCCTATTTACAGATTAACAGGTAAATATAATTTAACTAATTGTTCTTTCACAAACTCCTTCCCACATTTTACAGCTCTCGGTAAATCAAGAATCAGAAATACTATATTCAATGGGGGGATAGTAGTCTCAGGATCTAACTATTTCGACTCTTGTGTTTTTGATACTAAAGCTTCTACCCTGTATCCCAACTCGTCTTTAATAACTTGTTTAGGCGGAAACTCTTTATTCTCAAATTGTTACGTTAATAATTTTAATAATAACACTAATGTATTCTATACATTCAGGGCATCAGGATCAGCTTCTGGAGCTTCAGACTTTAACATAAATGGGACATTCTCATCTTTTGATCCAGTTTTTTCAGGAACTGTTATTAAATTCGGTACGTTCATTTATGACGTAAATTTAAAATAGACACAATTATTTTAATAATCTGTATAAACTTAACACAATAGGAAAAAAATGCCAAATATTTATTGCCCATCGTGCGGAAGCGGAATTAAATTCCTCTACGAAAAACCAAAATCTTGCAGTAATTGTAAATTTGTTTTCGCCGTACCTATTAAATTAGAAGAAGAAAAAGATTATAATGAAAGTGTATCTTTCAAAAAACTTCCAAAAAATAAAATTTCTCTTAAAGATATAAAAATAACAATAGAAAAAATTACGCCTATTAAATTAAGTTCTGTCTTGGGTTCTGATCCTAACAACGAATCTTTCAAAAGGAAGGGTTTAACAAAGGAAGAATTCAGACAACAGGTATTTAAGTCAGGGCCAATTTCCCTAGATGATGATCAAATTTGAAGATAAAATAAAATGTATAGACTCACTTATACAAAAAAATAGAGGCAGATGGCGTCTATCTGATATATGCGGTTTTGGATTTGAGGATTTAGCCCAAACAATAAGACTTCATATTTATAACAAGTGGGCTCAATGGGATCAGGAAAGACCATTCGAATACTGGTGTAATAAGATAATAATAAACCAGATAAAGAACACAGTAAGAGATAGATATTCAAGAGATGCCCCTCCTTGCTTCAGCTGCCCATTCGATAGAGGTTCAGATTTATGTGGTTATACTAAGAGCGGAGTAAAATGTGATCAGTGCCCGTCTTTCTGCAAGTGGGCAAAAAAGAAACAAAATAAATTCTTACTAAAAACAGCTCTTTCAATTGATAGTGAGAATTTCAAAGAAACTCAAGATTTTTCTGATCCAATATCTTCTATAAAACTTGAATCCTCTGTTATAAAATTCCATAAGTTTATTTGTCAATTCCTTAATCCTAAAATGGTAAATTTTTATGGATTAATATATATAGAGAATTTAAAAGACGAACAAGTAATAGAAAGACTCAAAAATATAAATGGAAAGGGCATAACTAAAAGACAGCTTATAACTATAAGAAAGAATTTGCAGATTATAGCTAAGAAAAAAATAAGCGAATTCGATCCCGAAGAATGAACACTTCAATAAGAACAAACCTAACTGAAAAATTAGGTAAAAAAATAGATAGAAAGAACATAAACTTATGTGATAAAATAATTTGTCAGCATAAATATGAATTAGATTTAAATCAGCAGGACTATCTAAATGATAATAAGAACTGTAAAGAAAGTAATATCCTATCTCTCGCACAAGAGGTTTATAAGAATTCGAAGCTCATAGAGCAGACAGAGGAGTTCAAGAATGTAAGGAAATTTTTACAAAAATTATGGAGAGGCGGAGAGTATGATAATTATACAGATGAGCAATTAGATTTTCTTTTCGAAAATGCGGAACATTTAACTCCTAAAGAAATAGCCAAAACTCTGTTTCCCGATAAAGAATATATAGTCTCTTTAAGAACTATTACATCCTTATTAGATGCGGCAGGTTTTAGAGAAGTTAAAGATGACGAAAAAATAGAAAGAACGAATGCTAGATATAACTCTCCTAGAACAGATTTGCAAGTTATGAATCTCATAAATAGATCAGATCATTCTGCGAAGTATGATTCTGATAAAATGGATATGAGGAAAAAAGATTCTATTGCTGCTGTGAAAAAATTCTTATCAGCTCCTAGATTCGTCGAAATGATTTCTATGATTACGAATGTAAAACATAGAGAAGTTTTTGAAACAGAATTCGTAAAGGCTGTTTATAATAAACCGGATTTAAATTCAGACGAAGTTAATCTTTATATAGGACTAGCTTTAGAATATGTAACTTTAATCGAGATAAGACAGCAGATAACAATCCTAAATGATAGATTAACAGAGTCTATGTCAGATGATGAAGAGGGCAGAAAATTTACGATGTCTTTATCAGAAGCTTTAAAAGATAAGACAGCAGCTTATAATCATTGCCTAGAAAGAACTCTTAAAATGACACGCTCTTTGAGTGGAGATAGAATTAAGAAGCTAGAAAAACAAGCTTTGGCTAATCAGAGTTTAGCTCAGTTCATTGAACTTGTTCAAGATGAGAAAGAAAGAAGAAGGATGATACTAATCGCTAAAGCAGAAGAGTTCAAAGTCAAAGAAAAAATACAAGAGTTAGAAAACTTTTCAGAGCTTTTTGTTGAAGTTTACGGTGTCGGCAAAGAGGAGGTATTCTCTCTTTAATGAAATGTCTAGAATGTTTATCTGATTTTTCTAGTGAAAAGGGATTACATTTACATGTTTCCAAGAAGCATAAATTCTCTTTGCAGGAATATTACAGTAAACATTTTCCTAGATTCGACAAATTCTCTAATGAACCAATAAAGTTTAAAAATTTTGAAGAGTATTTTTTAACTGATTTCAATTCAAAAGAAAACTTAGCTAATTGGTGTTTCAAAGAAGAGAAAACTATTGTAAGAGATTACATTTGTAAGCTTTTTAAAGCAAGATGCAATAAGAAAAAAACGCTTTTCGTTCCATCTAATATAGAATTGAAAAGTTTATTCTTGCCATCTTGGCAGGGTCTTGTTAAAATCTTTGATACTAAAGAAAATATAATAAAGGCATTAACGAAGCAAGGGCTTAGATTCAAATATGATTATATATCTACTCCCACATTTAGTGATATAGAACCAGAGATTTTAATAGACACTAGAGAACAAAACCCATTAGAGTTTAAAGATTCTAAAAAAATGAAATTGAGTTGTGGTGATTATGGAACATCGGGGCCTTTATTTTCTGATGTTTTTGTGGAGAGAAAAAGCTTAGAAGATTTGATATCAACTTTAGTTTCCGGGGCCGAAAGATTCGATAGAGAAATATCAAGAGCTGAAGATCTCGGTTACTATCTAGTAGTTTTAATAGAGAATAAATTTCAGAATGCTTTAAACTATAGTCCAGAAAAAAGTTTCAGTAAATATATAAATGGAAAGTTTGTTTTCCATAAGATTAGAGAAATTTACGCAAAGTACAATAATATACAATTTATCTTTTCTGATTCTAGAGAAAACTCTAAATATATAATGATAAAGATTTTTCAGATGAAAGAAAGTGTAAAGAAATTCGATTTAGAATTTTTGAAAGATTTTAACCAGATATAAACATGTGGAACGAAGGTGCTCATCCTACCCCTTTTAGGAAATCGACTAATGATGAACTTGATAAAGTCAAAGGGATACTTTCTGAGGCGGAAGCTCAACAATGGTTCGCTAGATATTGTTTAGCTAATCCCGCATTCATGGTTTATCTTTTGACTAGAGTCAAGCTAGATCCTGTACAAGATCTAATGTTAAGATCCTTTATTTTAAAAGATTATTGCCTTGTTGTAGCTGGGCGGGGATTTTCAAAATCTTTCGTAATTTCTTTATTCTGTATAATATATGCTCTAGGCAATCCCGGCGTTAAAATAGGTATAGCCTCGGGAACATTTCGTCAGTCTAAATCTATAATGAAGCAGATTGATAGCTTCGCTTCTCATCCTAAGAACGGAACCTTTTTAAGATCCTGCATAACAAAACAATTATCAAAATCAAGTGACGCTTGGTCAATGGAAATTGGTTATTCGTCTATAACAGCTATCCCTCTAGGTAAAGTTAGAGGTTACAGATTCAATGTTCTTATTGTTGACGAGCTTTTAGTAGTGAGTAAAGAAATCATAGATTCGATTCTTAAGCCGTTCTTGATGGTTAGACAAGATGGCCCTCAGCACGAAGAAATCACAAACGCTCAAAAACTTTTAGTTGCAAATGGAGTTTTAAACCCAGAAGATGTACAACAGTTTTCATCTAACAATAAAATTATTGGTTTATCTTCTGCAAGTTACAAATTTGAATCTCTTTATAGAGATAATTATGTGCCTTATGTAAAAACAATTCTAGACCCAGAAGCTGAGAATGTTAATCATTGCGTTTTCAGAATGTCTTACAGAGCTGCCCCTAAAGGCTTCATGGAAGAATCGGCTATTGAAGACATGAGAAGAACAATGTCTAAGTCCATGTTCGACAGAGAGTTAGAAGCTATATTCGGAGATGATACAGGTGGTTATTTTTCAGCTCAAGCTATCGAAGAAGCAAGTGTAAAACTCGGAGAATATCCTACCGTAAAAATAGTCGGAGATCTAGATAAAAAATACATATTATCAATAGATCCTAACTATAATAATTCTGAAACCTCAGATGACTTTGCAATGGCTGTTCTCGAACTCAATGAAGAGGATGAGTCAGCAACTCTTGTTCATGCTTACGCTTTGCCGAATAGTACCAATGAGAAAAGATGTTTATATTTGAAATACCTTCTTGAAAAGTTCAATGTAGTATACATGATTATAGATAATAGCGGAGGTCCTGCATTCTTGCAGATTGGAAAAGAATTCAAATTGATGCCCAGAGAGTTACATCTTTTTGATCACGATTTCTTGAATTATAATTCCAATGAAGGCATCTTATATTCTAAAAATAATTATGTTCCAAAAGATGGTAAGATAGTTCACTCTCAAGCTTTCGGCGTTGGAGGATGGTTAAGGTTTGCAAATGAAAACTTGCAATGGATGATAGAAAAGAAAAAAATAAGATTTGCCGCTCCAGTATTTAACGATTCAGACTTTCAAAAAGCTATAAATGAAAAATTTCCTATAGAAGATTTACATTATTCTAAGACTCAAGATATTAGTAAAGAAGAAACCAAAGAGATAGCTAAAAATGTTCAAGAGGAAATGAAAGTAGATTTTGTAGAGCATCTAGGAGATGTTATAAATCTAACTAAAAGGGAATGTTCCCTTATAGAAGTCTCCACTAGCCCAAATGGCAATCAACAGTTTGATTTGCCAGCTACAATGAAAAGAGATAGCAATCCTCATAAAGCCCGAAGGGACTCTTACACTGCTCTTCTATTGGGAAGCTGGGGTGTTAAATGTTATTTTGATATGAATAGAGAACAAGAGGTAAATAAATCTTTTGAATTCGTTCCAAGGATGTTTAGATAAATTTTAAGGTTAAAATTAATTTAGTAAGAATTTTTAAGGTTTAAAAGTGTATAGTAGTGTATGGCTCGTAAACCCAAAAGCAACGCTGTAGTTGTAAACTCAGACCCTTTCACTCCAAAGTTCATTTCAGAATCAGCAAGAGACTTAAGAAATAGGGGTACAAATTCTTTCCAGAACCCGTTATCAGGACTTTCAGGGGAAATAGAAAATATTAACAAAGGTGTATCACCTTTCTCAAGAGATAACTCAGGAACTCTAAGTGCTCAACAAGCTATTATCTTGTGTCAAAAAGCTTATTGGAATGTTGCCATATTTAGAAATACTATTGATATTCAAACAGAGTTTGCTAATTCGAAATTACACTTCAGAGGCAAAAATAAAAGATCTGTTAAATTTTACGAGGAATGGTATAAGAAAATAAATGGTTGGTCTTTATCAGAAAGATTTTTTAGAGAATGGTTTAGATCTGGAAATGTTTTTATTTATAAATTCCTGTATAATGTTACGAGTCCTGAAATAAATAAAATGTCTAGAGCTCAAGCTCAGAAAAAAATCCCTTTACGATATACTATTTTAAATCCAGCCGATATGAGAGCTGAGGGGTCAGCAACTTTTGTGAATTTTAATTATTATAAGTTATTGAATACCTACGAGTTAGCTAGACTAAAAACTCCCAAAACAGAAGATGAGAAAAGATTCATGGATTCATTACCTGTTAATATTAGAGAACAAATCAAAAGAGGAGAGTTGCCTGAGATCCCTATAGACACAGAATATCTAACAGCTATATTTTGTGGCAAGCAAGATTATGAAGCTTTGTCTGTGCCAATGTACTATCCTGTTCTTTTTGATATTGATTTAAAGCTAGAGTTCAAGAAGATGGAAAAAGTTATAGCCAGAACCGCTGACTATATGATCCTTTTGATTACAGCTGGTGATAAAGATAGAGATCCTAATACAAATTCAAGAATACTAGCTGCTTTACAAGATTTGTTCGAGATGGAAAGCGTAGGCAGAGTACTAGTGTCTGATTATTCTACTAAAGCAGAATTCATTTTACCAGATTTAAATAAAATCTTGGGACCAGATAAGTATCAAGTAGTTAATCAGGATATTGCTAACGGTTTGATGAATATATTCTGGGGAGATGAGAAGTATGCCAATTCAATGGTAAAAATAAAAGTCTTTCTAGAGAGATTGAATTCAGCTAGACAGGCATTCTTGAATAATTTCTTAATTCCTGAAATGGAGATGATTGCTAATGAACTAGGATTCACTGAAATACCTGAGCCCGTTTTTGATCAAGTAGATTTAAAAGAAGAAATCGAATATATGAAGGTTTATACAAGACTTGCTGAAATTGGCATGTTGACACCAGAAGAACTATTCGAAACTTTAGAAACCCACAGTCTGCCTCTTCCAGAAAACTCAATTGAAGCTCACAATAAATTCAAAGAGCTTAAAGACAAGGGTCTTTATGAGCCAATCATTGGCGGACAGAAAAAAGAGGGAGGCACAGGCCAACCAGCGGGAAGACCAGCAGGAACAAAGGCTCCTCAAACTACTAAAAAGGTTTCACCAATAGGCGCATCTAAATTCAGTTTGCAAAAAATCTCTGAGAATATTAGATTGATTAATGATCTGTCAGAAGCTGTAGAATCGAACTATAGGAAAATGAACAGTATCAAAAGACTCAGTTCCAAGCAGAAAGATTTATGCTGGCATGTAACGGAGTCTATTATCGCCTCTAAAAATGTAAACGATTGGCAATCGGATATTCCTGATTGGATTAAAAATCCCACTATAGTACCGAACGAGGAGACTCTAGAGATCGCAACGGAACACAACGTCTCTATATTCTTGGCTGGACTACTCAAGGAGTCAAAAATTTAGAAAATGAAGAAAAAAGCTTGACTTTCAAAAAAGTGCCGCTACTATAGAAGGACCGCCATACTTCGGCGGCCAAAAACATCAAAATGAAAAATCTAAATAATCCAGAACAAGTAAAACCAGACAATATTATTAATATGGATGAATTCGACATGGAAGATAAAATGTATGTTGAGTTCTTGGAAAAGCAACTCGCGCAATCTATCGTGGAAATGGAAAAGAAGGATAGTGCAATCTCCGCTTTTATAGACTTACTCTCTTTTGTCAAAGAAAATATTGGGGATACTGCGGATTATCCGATTCGGGTCACAGATGATTATTCTATTGCTTCTTTCTCTGAAAAACTTGATATATGCTTGATTAAAGTTGCTGAAGCTGAGAACAAAAATTCAGAACATTACGAATTAGATCCGATTTTCTAGATCTAGGAAAGTTATACATTAAACCTGATTGAAAAATGAGCGGCAAAGACTGTAGTAATAATAGTGAAAAATCAAAGCGTTATGATTACTGGGGTCAAGTAGTAGAAACTTTAGTTAATAAATACAAAGCTTTGAATAAAGCTTGTGAAGCCGCAAGTAAATCAGGTACACTTGATCCGAATGGCCCATTATTTGAGGCCATTTGGTCAAGTTTTGAAAGTTTTTTAAATATACTAGATCAAGAAGGATGGATCTCATGGTATATTTACGATAATGAATGTGGAAAGAAAAAACTTAAAGCATCATATGGTAAAAGGAAACTTGTGAAAATAGACTCGAATTTAAAATTGATTGATCTAATAATAGAAACAGAGGAAAGTAAAAAATGAAAATGCCTAGTATATCTTTATGTGGTTTCTATGGTTATAAAAACTATGGAGACACTTTAATGCTTGATTGTCTCAGTTCTTTTTTAAAGTCCTCGGGCTTAAGCGTTAGTGTTTTCTCTGATAGGAAAAGTGATGAATCTTTTTCTTATAAAAAATTAGACCCTAATAGATCAGACATTATAGCTTTGGGTGGTGGGGGAATTATTACACAAAATTTCTGGTATATAAAAGAGGGCTTATACAAGTCTCTGAGAGAGGATCAAAAGCTAATTTTACTGAATGTAAATCTCACTTCAGAATCAGTGCCAGTACTGGGACTTCTCAAAGATAAAATCTCTCTGGCAGTTGTGAGAGATCGTTTTTCTTATGATCTTGCTTTAAAATTTTTAATGGATGAAAGCAAAGTGATTCTGGCTTCTGATATATCTTACATTTACAATGTAAAAAAGATAGACGAAGGATATACAGATTCTATTTTCAATAAAAAAGAAAAGAAAGTTTCTGTTTGTTTAAATAGTTATATTTTTAAAGATTACTTTTCTAATGATTCTAGACAAAGAATTTACGCTGAAAAATCTCTAATAGAAATTTCTGAATTTCTAAAATGGATGAAAACATTTGACTATAGAGTACAACTTGTTCCATCTCAAGTAGATACAGAAGTAAATGATAATACTATCCATGGTATTCTAAATGGTTATATGGGCGGTGCGAATAATTGGATCTACACAAACGAGCATATAGAACAGAATCTAAAAAATTCTTCTCTGATTGTTTCCTCTAGATATCATACTACTTTATTTGCTATCAAAAATTCTATACCTTTCATTGATATAACTCATCATTCTAAAAATTCTAATTTACTTAAAGACTTAGGGTTACAAGAATTTTCAATTAATTACTGGAAAATTGGTTTAGAAGAATTAAAGAAAAAAGCTTCTGAAGCGCAGAATTCAGATCTAATATCTGAAATAAGTTCTTCTTACGGTGTATCGTCTAGAGAGAATTGGAACAAAGTCCTTGAAAAAATACATGCATTAATTTTATGAAAAAGCATCCCCACTGCTGTAAGCCTCCCGATGATCATTCATCCAAACATAAATGGATGATGGTGACTTTCTACTTAATGATTTTCAAATATAAAATAAAAAAATTCTTTGGTAAACTTTTCAAATGAAAGTTGCTTTCATAGGTAACATAAATTCTAAGTGTGGAGTAGCAGTTTATAACGAATTGCTATTCAATGCTTTAAAAGAATTTACAGAAATTAAATTTTTCTCCGAAAGAAATGGAGAAGAAGATAATAAAGATATTAGTTACTGTTGGGATAGAGAAGAGTTCCCAAAGTTATCTCTTATAGAAAAAATAGATGAGTTTAAGCCGAATGTAATATTATTTAGTCATGAATACGGTATATTTCCTAAAGCTTATTTTTTCACATCTTTAGTATCTTATTTCAAATTAAAAAAATATAAAGTAGTAACAATATTCCACTCTGTATACGAAAATCATCAGGATAAATTAGTAACAGAGTCTATTTGCAAAAACGTAGTAGTCCATACAGACGAAGCTAAAAGGGCTCTAGTCAGAAAAGGTCTAAACGAAGAGGATATCAGTATAGTTCCTCATGGATGCTCATTCGCAAATGAAGAAGAATCTATTCTTCCTAGATTGTGGAACCATAATGGAAATGAACATGTAGTTTTACAAGCAGGATTCCTTTTTTATTATAAATCCCATTTGCATATGCTGGATGTGATCTATGAGCTTAAAAAGAAATACGAAAATGTGCTGTACATAATAGTGGGTTCAGAAAATCCACTATGTAAATCGGAGCATGACAAATTATATAAAGAGATTTGCGATAAAGTAGAAAAATTAGGATTGACGCATAACGTAGTCATAGACAGAGGTTTCGTTTCTAAAAATGTTCTAATGTCTTATATCAGAACTAGTTACGTATGTGTATTGCCTTATAAACCAGATCCAGAATTTGACGTTTTTGCGGCGAGTGGTATGGCGAGAATAGTTTTGCAAACATCGACGCCGCTATTAACATCAAAAGCAAATTTATTTAACAATATGGATGATGTGGCCATCAAGTGTGACACTACTGATACTTGGGTTAAATCTATTTCTGACATCTTTGATAAAAATTACGACGAGAATAAAATGATTGAAAGTAGAAAGACTTTCTTAAAAGAAAATTCTTGGGAAAACTGCTCTAAAAAACTGATAGATATATTTAATATAGCTAAATGAAAAAATGTGGCAAATGCAAAACTTATTTGGAAGACGGCGACTTTTCGTTTCGTAAAGGTCGTTTACAAAGTTTTTGTAAGAACTGCCAGAAAGAATGCTCTAAAAAATATAGAGAGAAAAATAAAAAAAGCTGTAGAAGAAATTTGAAAGAATGGAGAGAAGAGAATAAATCAAATAGGGGATTAGATTCTCAGCAAGTATTGCAAGAAGAATTCAGATCAAAAATGAGGAGGATGCTAAAAAGAAAGAATGATAAAGTCGAAGACTCTTTACTGAAATATTCTTCTGAAGAATTAAAATCTTTTTTGATAAAAACATTTGACACTTTGCCTAAAGAGGGTATATTCTTATCATATAAAAAACCTTTAAAAGAATTTAATTTATCTTTAGAAGAAGAGTGGAGAAAAGCGGGGTCTTTTGAAAATTTGATTTTGAAATTCAAAGAAACTTGATAGAAATCAAAAATGAATATAGAATTAGAAGAAATAATAGTCAAAAAGTACCCAGAAATATGCTGTGGCTATAAAGAAGACTATCCTACAAACTGTTTCCAATATGGATTCGAATTTGGTGACGGATGGTTTGATCTTATAGATGAAACATTGTCAAAGCTAGACGATATATGCAAAAACACAGGAATAAAAATCAAAATAGGTCAAGCTAAATCGAAGTTCTCGGAACTCAGACTTCACATAGATATTTTACCCGGCCAAAGAGGCGCTAAAATACAACAAGCAATTTCCCAAATAGAAAACATTGTCCAGCAATCAGAAATAAAATCAAAAACAATAAAAGAATGAATCAAGAAATAACAAACATAGAAGACGAAGATCTTCGCCTAAAACTAGAGCAGCTAGAAAAGTATAAATACGAAATCAGAAAGCTAAGTGAAGAACAAGATTCGATATACGAAAAAGTTGTAGCATTATTTGTTAATGGAGATAATGATTTCGCTTTTGATTATGTCTTTAATCAAAGTAGCGAAGATTCAGAAGGAAATTGTGATTACGCTGTATTCCTAACTGATAGTATGATAAAGAAATTAAAAGAAAAATGAAAAAGATAACGCAAGAGAAATTAACTCAAACCACTGATTGGATTGAGTATTCTAAAAAATTTGTCGGAGATAGCAATTATAATATGCCTACTAAGAACTGGATTAAACTTGAGTTTAGTCCTTTCTTCATGGGTATACTAAAAAATCTAAGTCTCCCTTATTCTTTTAAATTCGATTGTGATGACTACGCCTCTCTATATAGAGTACTCGCTCAAATTTGCCACAAGAAAAGCGAAGGGAATGGAGAGGGAATTGCAGTTGCAGAAATTATGTATAAGCCGAATTGGGCAGACGGCTTAAATCATGCCATCAACGCCGCTTACACTGATGAAGGTTGGGTCTTCATTGAGCCTCAAGGCGGACAAATAATTAAACTAACCGAAGAAGAGATAAATTCTATATACTATGTACGTTTATAAATCTATTTTAATTTTATTCGTAATGCTATCTAGTGGGTGTATTTCTTTAGACCAAACTTCAACTACAAATGAACCAATTGTAATTATGAAGTCTGGGACTCTAAAGCAAGATTTCCCAAAGGTAGATTATGTTCAATAAAATAAAAACAATCCTTTCTATTCTAAGTTGCGATTGCTATGTGATACCCAAAAAACAAATGGGTATTTGGCTCTATGATTTGGAAAATCTAAAAAAAAGAGTTGATACTTGCAGTAGCAAAAATGTGTGCTATATTCTAATGGGAAGGATAGATTCTCTATCAAACATCACAAGATATATCTTAACTTTTAATCATAAGAAGTAATGGCTCAAATGGTTCTAAATCACAATGTTGATAACCTGAAATGTTTAGTGAGAGTCTCTCACTTGACTCATAATCCAGAAGACCATGACAAATACCATAATGCTTACATATTTGGTATTCAATCTATATCAGGGAAAATCTTAACATTCCATATCATGACTGATTACGGCATGATGAGAAGTAGAGTCCCTATTAGCGAGATATTCCTATCTGAACCAACTAATGATATTCCTTTCCATTTTAAACAATTGTGGGATTGCTTTAGTGAAAACGTATCTGTAATTACCTACGAATATCTATATGAAAAAAGATGTGAAGTATTACTAAAAGATGGATCTAAAATTTGGGCAACTTATCTGTTTACAGTAGATTGGTATAGTAATGCATATTCAGATGAACCTTCTGATTATAAGTGCGGTCATATTTTAGTAGCAGACGACGGCTATTTGTTATGCCAACCAAATAATAGAATATTCTGGAGAGATTCTAACTGGGTTACAAAACCTTTCCCATTCAAAACAAAAAGCATAAAAGTCGATAATAATTTACCTTCTGTAGAAACAGTCTCTGATAAATGGGTCACTGAAGATACTGATTCTTATTATTACGATATAACTAAAAAAGTATAATGCTACTAGTCGAAACATACTTGTTCGAATCGGTTGGTAGAGGTTTAGGTTTATTTTCCAAAAAATTTATTCCAAAAGGTACTTTAATTTGGCAATTTGCGGAAGGTCTTGATATAAAAATTCATAAAGATAAATGTGAATTGTTAAATAGTGTTCAAAAGAAGTTTGTAGATACTTATTTCTGGAGAGAAGGTGATTATTTATATTCTTCTTGTGATCATTCTATTTTTCAAAATCATAGTGACAATCCTAATTGCGTAGAATTAGATGAAGACAAAATAATAGCGGCAAAAGATATTCATCCTGATGAAGAAATATTAACTTGCTATCAGAGTTTCGATGATGATTTTGAGAGTTATCAAAATCTACTAATAGATTAGAAAATATGATTTTAGTAATATCCGATATACATTTAGGTAGCCCAATATGTCAGTCTGATTTGACTCTGAAGATTCTAAAAAGGAATGATTATGATTCTTTGATATTATGCGGTGATTTGCTAGATAGCTATCATATGCATAGACTTTGCAAAAAACAATGGAACATCTTATCTGAATTAAGAAAAATTTCCAAAAAGAAACCTTGCGTTTTTATAAAAGGGAATCATGACAGAGATGCTGAAACTATATCCTCCCTTCTAGGCCTAGAATTCGTTGAAGAATATTCTCAGGTTGTTAATAACAAACGTATTCTTTTCGCCCATGGTGACAAATGGGATAGCTTCACTAATAGTAAACCAATGATAACTGAAATAGCATCTAAGGTTTACTACGTGTTGCAAAAACTAGACAAGAATCAAAAGCTAACTAGAAAGCTTAAAAGAACTATAAAAACTTGGCATGGCGCAGCTCATGAGCTTACAGTAAAGATTGCTAAATATTGTTCTGATAATAAATACGACGCGGTTTGCTTTGGTCATACCCATGTTCCTAAGCATTCTTTTATAGATGGTATAGAGTGCGTTAATTTAGGCTCTCAGTGCGAATTACCTGTCACATATGCTATGATACAGAACGATGGGACGATCAGTATTGAGAAATTAGAATAAATAGTTTTTAGTAAAAAAAAACGGTTGTATTTCAATAAATAGATGTAGTATAAAGTAGATACTATGTCTATTAAAAATATTAAGTTTGGTAAATTTTCTCTATTTACTGCTCGCTGTAGTTATAGCACTCTAGGATATTCATTTGTTAATGATTCTTGGTTTTTATATTTTTCAATAAGAATACTTTTCTTCGAATTCGGTGTAGAGTATGATAAGGATCATATCAAAAAAGATAAAAAAAGATTCTTCAGTAGAAAAGATTTAACCCTATTCTAAATATGAATAAAGATAGAAATTCGAAAGATCTAGTTAGAGACGAAGTAATTTCTCAACTTAGAAATGAAAAATCTAATCTCTTAAAAGAAGTCAAGAAGTTAAGATTAGAACTAGATTTACTGAAAATAGCATTCTCCGAATCTCATACAGGATTCACCCACCGAATACATTGAAATGAAAAAAATACTACTGCTGCTACTGTCATCCTCCAGCCTGCTATTGGCAAAACCAGTAGTAATATGGGATGATCCAAATCCTCCTTCAGCTAATATAGTATCTTATATAATATACGAGCAAGTCACCAGCTTAACTGGCACTACATATAAAGCTATATCGAAAGTATCGGGGAGTAGGGTATTTAATTTACCCACATCGAATACTACAAAAACATATACCGTGTCAGCCGTTAGCGCAGAAGGTTTGCAAAGTCCGATGAGCGAACCATTGACAATTTATGCTCCAATGGCCTTGAAAAATTTAAGACTTCAGGAAGTAAAGTAGAAAACTTAAACTCGGTTGCGAGGTATAAATGGGTATGCACCATTTGACCTTGACGATGATTGTCAAAAATGAATCATCAAATATAGAGAGATGCCTGTCATCCGTCGCGGCTTATATAGATTACTATATTATATGTGATACAGGATCTACCGACGATACAAAAGAAAAGATTGTTAATTTTTTTGATTTAAAAGGCATCAAGGGAGAGGTTCATGATCACAAGTGGGAAGACTTTGGAACCAATAGAACTAAAGCTCTAGAGTTGACATATGGCAAAACTAAGTGGGCTCTGATGATAGATGCAGACGATAGTATTTCGGGTAAACTGCCAGTAGAAAAATTATCAGAAGAATTCGACGCCTATAATGTCATACTATCAAAAGAATCTTTTAGATGGTACAGAACTCAAATATTCAATATATCAAAAAAAGAATGGAAATACGTAGAACCATTGCATGAGTACCCTACATGTGAAGGCCAAGCCAAAATAGGAACATTAGAAGGCAAATATAGTTGGGATGCAAGGGCCGAAGGATGTAGAGCAAAAGAAAGCGCCACAGCTCAAGAGAAATATACAAAGGATTACTGGACATTAAAGTCCTACCTCAAGAAAGATCCTAAACAGCCTAGGAAACAATTCTATGCAGCCCAATCTGCTTTCGACGGCGGGATGTTCAAAGAAGCAGAAGAAGAATATATCAAAAGAATAAATCTAGGAGATTGGATAGAAGAAATATTCTATTCATGGTTTAGAATAGGTGCCTGCCGAGAAAGACTAGGAAGACCGCTAGAACAAATTATAGATGCTTATATGATGGCCTACGAAACATGCCCCCATAGAGTAGAATCTTTAGTTAATATCTCAAGATGCTATAGAGAACATAATAGGCCTAGATCTGCCTACTTAGCTGCTATCCAAGGTGCCAATATTCCATACCCTAAAGACCTACTGTTTATCGAGGCTTCTGATTATTTGTGGCGTATACATGATGAGATAGGTGCTACAGCCTATTATATGGGCGAATGGGTAATCGGGGCTAGAGCGTGTGAGAAACTTTTGAGGGAAAATTATTTTCCACCGAATGAGAAAGAAAGGATTACCGCAAACTACAATTTATATAAAGAAGCTTTGAAGGAACAAAATAAGCTGGCAAATCGTTAAGCTGGTAAACTGTTAAGCTGCCAAATTAGAGAAAGCAATAGAAATAGAGAAAGCAATAGCGCACGCTGCTCTAATAAAACACGCCGCTCAAATAGTGCACGCTTATTATAAACAAAGATACTTGTGAAAGAAAGTATAGTAGAAATGCTTTTATGTGGGTAAGAAGTTAGTGCCACCCTACCCTATATGAGTTTCCATAGTTTCCATAATTTTCATAAATAGGGGGTTCCCCTATGGCCGCTTAAAGTATTTTTTATTTGACACGCAAATGCGCAATAACTGTTACACCATGCGCCATGTTACACCATGCGACACGTTTTTTGTCAAGTAAAAAAAAAGGACACGGGGTGAACCCGTGTCCTTTCGTATTACACCCTAGGCGACTAGTTCAAAAGTTTTTCCCCCATATTTTATGGTTTTTATGGATGAGAATTTAATGGCTTTAAAAGCCACTTGTTTCTTACCGGTGACGCCGACTTCCGCCTGTCTCTTGTTCTCTCCTTTCTTACGTAAGAAAGGGATGACCTTCTCGGCTGGTATAATATACCCACCCGAAAAGTAGAAAGAATGCATCGGTGGAGAATTGCGCCTCACGTGCGCCAAGTACAGTTCTCCCTTGTGCTCGATGATCTTCTTGGACACAAACCACTGACCCCACGGAAGCGGGGCAGACACAAACCCGTCACCTCCCTGCATTCTCACTGCGTTTTGGTAGGATGCACCCACAACTATCCTCCCCGTAGACACTTTGAGCAAGTCACTGGGCCCGCCTTTTTTAACTTCTGGCGAAGTTATTATCTTAAGTCCAACGATGAGAGCGCCCAGTTTTTCACTGAGAAGGGAAATCAATTCTGTAGATGAAATGGTGTTGTTCATAGGACTTCACTATACACCCATTCCTTGAATCACGCAAGCGAATTTTTCTAATTGTTTTCGTTTTTCTTGGCGTGCCAATGCATGTTACACCATGCACTATGTTACACCATGCGCGAGAATCTAGGGTCCATGCCACACTACCATGGCGCGCGCATTTGTCAAAAAGAAAAACGTAGGGAAAAACACTATGCGCGAGAATCTAGGGTCCATGCCACACTACCATGGCGCGCGCATTTGTCAAAAAGAAAAACGTAGGGAAAAACACTATGCGCGAGAAAAAGTGCACCATACGCTATGTTACACCATACGCTATGTTACACCATGCGGCACGTTTTTCGTCAAGTGAAAAAACACCTGATGCGCTAGTAGAGGAATCCCCTAGGCGACGGGCCCGGCTAGGGGATTCCCCTATGGCCGCTTAAAGTATTTTTTATTTGACACGCAAATGCGCAATAACTGTTACACCATTCGCCATGTTACACCATGTGCCATGTTACACCATGTGCCATGTTACACCATATGCCATTTTACACCATGCGACACGTTTTTTGTCAAGCAAAAAAAAAGAGCACGGGATACACCCGTGCTCTTTCGTATTACACCTTAGGACATCCTATACGTCTCACACTTCGGTTCTAGTATGGTATCCCATACCATATAGAGTCTACCGGGCTCCATTAGAGCCACGAAATTGTTGTTGCCAGTCCATATACTGGCGCTGATGTCGCCGGGCCGCTTGACCCTAAAATGGCCGGGCTCAAGCGCCCAGCATGAAGGATACTTGCTCCATGTACGATACATGGGACGGTTAAAAGATAGATTTGTCATAGGTCACTAGTCTAAAGCCTATCGGCCAATCACGCAAGCGAATTTTTCTAATTCTTTTCATTTTTTTTGGCGTGCCAACGCATGTTACACCATGCACCATGTTACACCATGCACCATGTTACACCATGTGCGAGAATCTAGGGTCCATGCCACACTACCATGGCGTGCGCATTTGTCAAAAAGAAAAACGTAGGGAAAAACACTATGCGCGAGAAAAAGTGCACCATACGCTATGTTACACCATACGCTATGTTACACCATGCGGCACGTTTTTCGTCAAGTGAAAAAACACCTGATGCGCTAGTAGAGGAATCCCCTAGGCGACGGGCCCGGCTAGGGGATTCCCCTATGGCCGCTTAAGGTATTTTTTATTTGACACACGAATAGGCAATTCGTGTTATACCATGCGCTATGTTACACCGTGCGGCATGTTACACCATGCCGCATGTTACACCATCCTAGTAATCCATGTGACTATCCATCATGGCGCGCATCCACGGGAGATGATGCGCGTCATCGTCAAATGGAGAATCGCAACGCATGTTGCTAAAGAAGTCATCCGTGCTTTCGCATTTATGAACGTGCTTGCCGTGCTCGCTTAGGAACCAATGGATGTCTTCATCGCACCAATCAGCTTCATCATCTAGGAAAGTGTAAACCTCGCATTGCCACAGTCTTTCGCCGTCTTCCTCAGCGAGCTCGATGGCAATAATAAGGTCTTTCTCGACTGTCCGGTCTGAGGTCAAATCCACTTGTGCCAAGTACGGGTTTTTATGGTTATTCATAGGACCTTAAGATAGCGCATGATTGCCATCCACGCAAGTGAATTTTTCTAATTGTTTTCATTTTTCTTGGCGTGCCTATGCATGTTACACCATGCACCATGTTACACCATGCACCATATTACACCATGCGGCACGTTTTTCGTCAAGTGAAAAAACACCTGATGCGCTAGTAGAGGAATCCCCTAGGCGACGGGCCCGGCTAGGGGATTCCCTTATGGTCGCTTAGGGTATTTTTTATTTGACACACGAATAGGCAATTCGTGTTATACCATGCGCTATGTTACACCGTGCGGCATGTTACACCATGCCGCACATGTTACACCATATTAGGATATCCAATATAATGTTCCGTTCAATGTCATCGACCCATCCCACCACTCATATCCAAGATACCTATTTTGGACGCGAAGAGAGCAAAAGTCTTGGCCCCTGCGGCCCACAATGCGGGTCACAGGAGAGGCGCCCCACATGGTGGGGATGGTGTATTCGCTCCGGGAAAGGTTAGGTTTCATAGAACCCCACTCTACAGCCGTTCCTTGAATCACGCAAGTGAATTTTTCTAATTGTTTTTATTTTTCTTGGCGTGCCAACGCATGTTACACCATGCACCATGTTACACCATGCACCATGTTACACCATGCGGCACGTTTTTCGTCAAGTGAAAAAACACCTGATGCGCTAGTAGAGGAATCCCCTAGGCGACGGGCCCGGCTAGGGGATTCCCTTATGGTCGCTTAGGGTTGACATTATAAATAATTAAAAGATAGTACACCATGCGGCAAAGTAGCAAAGCGCAAAAGCTAGTACACCTTGCGCAAAAGTAGTCCGCCGTACTTTTTCCGTCACCTTAAAATAAAATAAAAATAAATTCATTAGAACTTGCGTTTTTCAGGATAGGGCTTATAATATAATCGTATGAACACCACTACTCTATCTCACTCCGCTTTCCTTTCCATGCTTCAGGGAAAGCTTGGCGCTCTCATTATTGGGCTTGAAACCATCACTTCTCCTGAAGTGAAAAAGGGCGGTCCAGCCCATGTTCAAAAATACTCCAAAGGGAGGATTGTGGTCGGCGCATCCTACGCCAAAGCCGTCCGCGCACAAGGGGGGGAAGGCTTTGAGTCTTCTTCCCTTCCATGGGGGGAATGGCTGATTTCAAAGAAGGTAGTCACTCACAAGGGGGAATTTTATCTGGCCCATGTTCGCCGGAACAGTCCTCCCCTTAAATCGTTTTTCACCTCACAAGGTGAAATAATAGACAAGGCTGATATCAAGCCTTTCCTAAGAAAAGTGTACGAGAACAAGCGCCAAGCTGAAGCAGGGGTGACGGGAAAAAAGCAGGTTGATTTCAAGCTGATAAAATTCAGTTCTATAAAAACCATAAAATACGGGGGGAGAACTTTTGAACTAGTCTCATAAATTCCCCCTATCCTCCCCCCCCTACTTTCCCCATAAGGAGAGTAGGGGATAAAATTTCCATAACCGTCAGGATTTCCATAATCGCTATTAAGCGCCATAGCTCTTCGAAGTTGTAGAATAACCATAAGAGCCGTAGCGGCTGAAAGCCGCATAATCGCTATTAAGCGCTATAGCTCTTCGAAGTTGTAGAATAACCATAAGAGCCGTAGCGGCTGAAAGCCGCATATTCTCTATTACGCGCCATAGCTCTTCGAAGTTGTAGAATAACCATAAGAGCCGTAGCGGCTGAAAGCCGCATATTCTCTATTACGCGCCATAGCTCTTCGAAGTTGTAGAATAACCATAAGAGCCGTAGCGGCTGAAAGCCGCATATTCTCTATTACGCTCCATAACCCTTGGAACTTTTACAATAAGGATTTCCCCTAGTCACGCTTAAGGTGAATAAGAGAGTGACGCACTATGAACGATTACGCCACTCTCTCATTCTTTTTAACTTGCTTGACGTTTCCTTAGTTCGTCAGCAAATGTCATGCCTTGGTCCCTGTAGTAGTTCTCATTATTGGGGGCTGGCAATGTCGCCATTGCTTCCGCCGCCAAGCGGCAATCCATTACAACCCAATTGAGGCTTTCAATTGAGAGAGTCTTGGCTTTAGCTTTCCAATAAATGAAGTCTAGTGACGTGGCTTGTTTCATGACACCTCATTATAACTCATTCGTTGTAACCTGCAAATGTTTTTTTCAATTACTTTAGTTTTTTTTACCATAGCAAATCTCATGCCAAGTAAAACATTTTTTCTGTCAAGCAAAAAAAATCCCTTACACGCTAGTAGAGGAATCCCCTAGGCGGCGCCCCCGGCTAGGGGATTTCCCTATGATAGCTTAAGGTATTTTTTAGTTGACACGCAAATGAGTAATGCGTGTTACACCATGCGCCATGTTACACCGTGCGACATGTTACACCATGCCGCACATGTTACACCATACTAGGATATCCAATATAATGTGCCGTTTACTGTCATTGAGCCGTCCCACCACTCATATCCTAGATACCTATTGTTAACGCGAAGAGAGCAAAAGTCTTGGCCCCTACGGCCCACAATGCGGGTCACAGGAGAGGCACCCCACATGGTGGGGATGGAGTATTCGTTCCGGAAAAGGTTAGGTTTCATAGAACCCCACTCTACAGCCGTTCCTTGAATCACGCAAGTGAATTTTTCTAATTGTTTTCATTTTTCTTGGCGTGCCAATGCATGTTACACCATGCACTATGTTACACCATACGCTATGTTACACCATGCACCATGTTACACCATACGCCATGTTTTTCGTCAAGTAAAAAAATTCCTTACGAGCTAGTAGAGGAATCCCCTAGCCGGGGCCGCCGCCTAGGGGATTCCCTTATGATTGCTTAGGGTATTTTTTAGTTGACACGCAAATGCGCAATGCGTGTTACACCATGCCGCATGTTACACCATGCCGCATGTTACACCATGCGGCATGTTACACCTTGTTATCTGATGGTGTACATCTGTCCAAATATGGACATGGTGCCATCCCACCATTCCATGGCTATAAATATGCCACCAACATGAAGCTCGCAGTAATCTTGCCCCCGGCGGTTGACTACCCTAGTCACACGGGAAAGAGGACCCCACATGGTGGGGATAGGATGGAGTTGTGATCTGAATAGTCGTGGTATCATAGGACTTCAATATACCACATGCCTTGAGAGACGCAAGCGAATTTTTCTAATTGTTTTCATTTTTCTTGGCGTGCCTATGCATGTTACACCATGCACTATGTTACACCATACGCTATGTTACACCATGCATCATGTTACACCATACGCCATGTTTTTCGTCAAGTAAAAAAATTCCTTACGAGCTAGTAGAGGAATCCCCTAGCCGGGGCCGCCGCCTAGGGGATTACCCTATAATCGCTTAGGGTATTTTTTAGTTGACACGCGAATGCGCAATAACTGTTACACCATGCGCTATGTTACACCGTGCGGCATGTTACACCATGCCGCATGTTACACCATGCTCTTAATAATCCATTTCGACTTCGAATAGTTCGAACATCCATGGGAGACGACTCGCGCCATCATCCCATACGCTATCGCAACGCATGTTGCGAAAAAACTCGTCAGTACTTTCGTACTTGTGTATTATACCATGATGTTCCGTTAGGAACCAGTGAATTTCCTCGTCTCCCCAGTATTCTCCCACTTCGTCATCCAAGAATGTATATACTTCATCCTGAGTGACAGGATCAGAGTCTTCCATTGCCATTTGAAGCGCTATAACTATCTGCGCTTCAATCGTCTTCTCAGACGATAGGTTGATCAAGCTGAGATAAGGATGGTTACTGTTGTTTATCATCGGACCTCACTATACATCCGTTCCTTGAATCACGCAAGTGAATTTTTCTAATTGTTTTCATTTTTCTTGGCGTGCCAACGCATGTTACACCATGCACCATGTTACACCATGCACCATGTTACACCATGCGGCATGTTTTCTGTCAAGCAAAAAAATCCCTTACGCGCTAGTAGAGGAATCCCCTAGCCGAGCCCGCCGCCTAGGGGATTACCCTATAATCGCTTAGGGTATTTTTTAGTTGACACGCAAATGCGCAATGCGTGTTACACCATGCGCCATGTTACACCGTGCGACATGTTACACCATGCCGCACATGTTACACCACCCTAGGACATCCTGTATATTCGACACTCAAAGTTTGACCCTATGGTGTCCCACACCATGTACATTTTCCCGCTTTCCATCAGACCGATAAATCGGCCTTCCGCCGTCCACATGTTCAGATTTACATCTCCCGGTCTTTTGACTCTGAAATGTGGCTGGTCAATTGACCAGCAGGAGACTGTGGACGACCATGTGCGAAAAGAAGGACGGTTGGCAGTAGTTGTGTTGCTCATAGGACTTCACTATACATCCGTTCCTTGAATCACGCAAGCGAATTTTTTTAATTGTTTTCTTTTTTCTTGGCGTGCCAATGCATGTTACACCATGCACCATGTTACACCATACGCTATGTTACACCATGCACCATGTTACACCATACGCCATGTTTTTCGTCAAGTGAAAAAACACCTGATGCGCTAGTAGAGGAATCCACTAGGCGACGGGCCCGGCTAGGGGATTCCCCTATGGCCTCTTAAGGGATTCCCCTAAGTTATAAAAACCAGCATCCCTATAATCTCTATTAAGCGCTATAGCTCTTCGAAGTCGTAGAGTAGCTATAAGAGCCATAGCGGCTGAAAGCCGCATAATCGCTATTAAGCACTATAGCTCTTCGAAGTCGTAGAGTAGCTATAAGAGCCATAGCGGCTGAAAGCCGCATAATCGCTATTAAGCGCCATAGCTCTTCGAAGTCGTAGAGTAGCTATAAGAGCCATAGCGGCTGAAAGCCGCATAATCGCTATTAAGCGCCATAGCTCTTCGAAGTTGTAGAATAACCATAAGAGCCGTAGCGGCTGAAAGCCGCATAATCGCTATTAAGCGCTATAGCTCTTCGAAGTCGTAGAAAATCTATAATGAATGTTACATCATCTTAAGAGTCGTAAAACTCTTTTAGAAATTTCTCCGGAGTTTCTTTGTATTTTTTATAAATCCTGCGGTCGTCTAAGACGCATAAAATTTCCTCGTGACAGATATATTCTCTTATATCCAATAGATAATAAAAGACCTCCCACATTTGGACTTGATCATCGTCCTCATATGCCATTTGCACAACAATCTCCAAATCCGCAAAAGCTTCTTCGAGATTGTTCAAAGAACACTGCTGGAGGTAGGGGTTCTTATTGGTGTTCATCATCAGGTCACAACATACAGCCGACTCTCTAATCACGCAAGAGTTTTTTTCAATCGTTTTTGTTTTTTTTAGCGCAGTAATACATGTTACACCATGCTACATGTTATATCATGGTACCCTAACCGTTAGTAAGGGATTCCCCTACGCGGCGTCCCCGTCTAGGGGATTCCTCTATGGAACGCTAAGGGAATTTTTTAGTTGACACGCAAATGCGCAATCCGTGTTACACCATGTCATATGTTACACCATGCGACGCGCCAAGATAAATGAAATAAATCGAAAATATCCGTTGCGTCTTTCGCGGCCTGTGTTATAGTAAGGACATGAAAGAAACCCACTATCTCCTATCTGGCCTAAAACCCACAGGCGAGCACCTCGCCCTTTGGGCTTTAGAGTCCATAGTTAAGCTGTCCCGCCTCCACGGTCATCCCTTAGAAAGACCGGAAGCCACGGAGTGGCTGTCACAGTCTACAGAAAAGTCTCTTGACCGAGACTGGGTAGAATGGCGATTAGATGGCATCTTTGACTAAGGTGCTATCTCCCTCCCTTAAAAAGTTAAAAATAATCAAAAGGAACTCGACACACCCCGAGTTCTATGGTAAACTCCTATACTATGAAATCTCTACTCTTTATAGCCTTTATCTGTTTCACAGCTTTTGCTTATGGCATCTCTTCACCGAGTGTCAATGGTAAAAGGTTTGTCCCTGACTATTTTCAGATTGCGCTTGACGGCGTAAAGAGTTTTGAGGGTTTCAGAGAGAAGCCATATAAATGTCCGGCGGGAGTGCGGACTATAGGATACGGCTTTACTGGCCCTTTAGCTAAGGTTAAAAATATCAGTAAAGAAGACGCAGATCTTCTCTTGACTAAAGAGCTTCACCAATATGTCTTGACTGTTGAAGATAATGTGAAAGTCCCCTTGACCCGCAATCAGCTTTATGCACTGGCCAGTTTCACATACAACTGCGGAGAAGGAAACCTTCGCCAGCTTGTCAACGGAAAAAATAGGCTAAACTCCGGAAACTATAAATCAGTTGAGAGGTTGTTACCTAAGTATCGTAAAGGCGGCGGGAAGGTTCTGAAAGGATTGCAAAAGAGGCGGGAGTGGGAAGTTAAGCTGTGGAAAGGTGAGCTTTAAAAGTCAAGCGCCGCCTCCCCCTAAGGGGGAGTAGGGGATTCCCCTACGCGGCGTCCCCGGCTAGGGGATTCCCTTATGGTCGCTTAGGGGAATTTTTCGCTTGACCCATAAAAACGCAATAGTTGTTACACCATACGACGCGCAAAAATAAACGAAAACAATTGAAAATATCCGTTGCGTTCCTCACTGCATGTGATATAATGAAATCGTGAAACTTGACTCTCTTATCGCCCAGCTCGAAGCTCTCAAGGCCATGTACGGCCCAGACATAGAGGTCGCCTTCAAGGCGGCGTCAGAAACACAAAGTACGCCAATCACAAGCGCCGCCTTCAATTTCGAGGAGGCAACCAGAGATTGGATTATATCCCTAGCCTCGGAGGTCGAAGAGGATGAATGCGACTATTCCGGCGAATGGGACGAAGCAGAAAACGACTACGAGAGGAGAATGGAGGGATGGATGGACTCCAGAGGGGAGGAGTAGTCAAGGGAAAAAATCTAAGAACCCCCCTAAGAGGGGGTAGGGGATTCCCCTACGCGGCGTCCCCGGCTAGGGGATTCCCCTATGGTACGATAAGGGAATTTTTTAGTTGACTCTCAAATGCGCAATACATGTTACACCATGCGGCGAGCCAAGATATATGAAATAAATCGAAAATATCCGTTGCATTTTTTCCTCCCTGTGATATACTGATTACATGAGTTTACCACATCTTAAGTATATACATTTATCACGATTCGATAAATTGGACTTCTTGATTAACAATTGCGGCGAAGGTTTTGTTAAAGAGTGCACTCTCTTGACCGAATTAGTCGGGTACATGTCTGACTCCGACTTTTCTGATTTCTTTGATAAAATCTGCCGTGAGTGGGGTATTGAGGTATCAGAAGAAATCTGCTGGGATTGGGAGACTGAAGGAGTCTAAGGGGAGACGATTAGAAAGTCAAGAAAACAACTCCCCTAAGGGGGAGTAGGGGATTCCCCTACGCGGCGTCCCCGGCTAGGGGATTCCCCTATGGTACGATAAGGGAATTTTTAGTTGACTCATAAATGCGCAATGCGTGTTACACCATCCCACGACAAAAAAAAGAAAAAGAATTGAAAATATCCGTTGCTTTCCTGAAACGCTGGACTATAGTCAAGACATGACTCTTCAATCACCACCCGCTATCATCAAAGTTCCTTCCAACGTCTTGGCCGATGCCATGATCAACCGCTACTTCATCGCTGGCTTCCTGAACTGTTCAGAAGAGCAAATCTCTGACTGGGATATCAACTGGGAGAAAGGACACCTTTCTGTCACCTTTATCCCTGAATCCGATTTTTGGGGAGACTCTCTCAGGGAGTACCTCAACATAGAGTTCCAGCTTTTCGGAGAGGACATAGAAGGAAACGTCTGGGAGTTTCCCAACTCAGACAGAGTTCTAGAGTGGTTCTCTCTAGAGAAGAAAGGCCCCATGGGATCATGGAACGCGGGAGTAGCGGCTCACAAAGACAGCATGGAATGGGTGTGCTGGATGATAGCAAATAGCAAGGACGGCCTACTGAAAGATATGTAAAGTTGTTACACCAAGCAAGTCAAATAAAAAACTCCCCTAAGGGGGAGTAGGGGATTCCCCTACGCGGCGTCCCCGGCTAGGGGATTCCCCTATGGTCGCTTAGGGGAATTTTTATGTTGACTCATGAAAAAATAATTCATGTTACACCATCGCCTCCAAAGAAAAAGAAAAACAATTCAAAATATCCGTTGACTCTCTCTTGGCTTGTGTTATAGTATGGGACTATGAATACCCTATATGTTGTCGAGGCCGAGTCCGGAGTTCACCACGGGAATTGCGAGCTAGGAGTGGGCCTAAGCCGCGCCGCCGCCATATGTGATGCCTACGGCCCCGGAGGTAAGCTCCCCCGCCATGCGTGGGTCAATATCGTCTCCCGCGAAAAGGAGCCGAAAAGGTTCGAGCGCCTAAAGGCTCAAAATGGCCTTTAGTGTCAAGCGAAAAACACCCCTAGGACACCCTAGGGGATTTCCCTACGCGGGGACGCCGCCTAGGGGATTCCTCTATGATTGCTTAGGGGATTTGCCTAGGGTATAAAAACCATCATTCCTATAATCACTATTAAGGTAAATAGCTCTTCGAAGTTGTATAATCACTATTAAAGGCTATAGCTCTTCGAAGTTGTAGAATATCCATAAGAGCCGTAGCGGCTGAAAGCCGCATATTCTCTATTACGCGCCATAGCTCTTCGAAGTTGTAGAATACCCATAAGAGCCGTAGCGGCTGAAAGCCGCATATTCTCTATTACGCGCCATAGCTCTTCGAAGTTGTATAATAACTATTAAGAGCTATAACCCTTCAAACTTTTCAAATCAATCCCTTCACAATTAACCATGAAGGAGAACCATAACTATCCGTTCCGTCAGGTTCAACCGTTTCACCTAGGATAGACTTGCAATTGCCGTTACTGTCCCATCGTGATAGACTTGACACAGAAGGTTCCTTCTTCCCTAGCATTTTAATAGCCGTACCATTGGAGATTTTAAACTCTGACTCTGAACCGTACACTTTGACACGAGGACGATGACCGATAGCAGTCTCTTCCCATCTAATAGAGAATTTGTTCCCCGCTTTCAGGACACTGCCGTCTTTCATTTTGATTTCAGTTTTATTGATAAATGAGTGAGTTTTCATGTATTCAGTTTACCACACGGTTTTCAGATAGCAAAAAGTATTTTCAATTATTTTGTTTTATTGATAAAAGAAATTTTTGGCCCTCATCACAAGAGAAAGATATTGTGAGATTCTGATATGATGAAAAAGTCCACGATCAGGAGATTTTAAATAACCTTTAATTCCACCGTACTTAGCTATTGACTTATCCGGGTTACGTGGTGGATACAACGGGTTACCCTTGCCTTCTATCTGACCCCAGATATCTACTGTATCGCCCCACACGGCGGCAGTCAGTCGGATAGTTCCACCCTGTAGTGATGGAACCGTTAGGGTGACGTGATATGGGTGAAGGCCGGGTTGCAATTCAGGTTTCATTTTTAGTCGCTGAGAAGTTCATCTCTTTCCTCATTGTAAATAGACAAACATGAAGGCCTTTCAAAATCAATATCGCCTAACGATAAATCGCCTAAAGAGACTTTTTTCCATTCTACGTTGTCAAGCGTATAATGAAAAACGTCCCACTTGACATAGCAATCTTTGACTTGATCCCAGCTATCGACTGGAATATCGACATCTGTTGAAGAGCCAACCGAATAAGACGCATCAATTGTGATTTTCATTTTATAATAAGTTAAGAACTAGTGAAAGCTAAACATCGCTTTCATGTGATTAGTATATCACAGCCATCGAAAAACTCAACGGATATTTTTAATTCTTTTGATTTATTTTAAGAGTGTACTATACTAAAGCATGAGCCTAGACAAAGCAATCGAACACAATAAGGAGAAAAGAGCACCGTTCCGGAAAAGTAAACGCTTTGATAGAACTTGCCGCAATCATGGAAAGTGTCCATACTGTGAAGGGAACAGAACTTTTCAATCAGAAAAAGAACTTCAGAGAATAGAAAGCTTTGGAGAAGAAGAATAGAGAATGTCAAGCACCGCCTCCCCTTAAGTGGGAATAGGGGATTACCCTATGCCTACCCCCCCGCATAGGGGATTCCCTTATAGTGTCTTAGGGTTGACTTGGCACGCCGCCTGCTTGTGTAAAGAAAATTGAAAACAATCGAAAATATCCGTTGCAATCTAATACCCCTGTGACATAATAAAGCATGAAACTATCTAAACTGATTAAGGTTTTGCAAAATGCGAAAAAAGAACTAGGGGACGTTCCTGTTATGGTGATGGATGAAGAAATGGGGAGTTGGGAATATCTCTCTGAGGTTCTCAAACTTCATCCTTATACTGGACCTTACGGGTGTATGGATAGAACCAAACCCGCAGATTCGATTGGCCTTGTTAGAAATAAAGGTTTCTCATCTAAAGACCTGCTACTAGGACAGAGAGATTAAAAAGAATTGAAAATATCCGTTGCATCTATCCTAAAGTGTGATATAGTAAAGTCGTGAAAGATGATCTTCTTTACATACCTCGCCTTGCTGAACTTTACGATTGGTTTCGTATTGAGGAACAGAATGGTGAGATGATTGCTTGCGGTGGAATATTTCCAGCTTATGAGATAAAGGCTGGCCAGCGATGGCAAGGTTCTAGTGGTCACACTGTTCTAGTCGATGAAGTGGATTCCTATTCAGTTCATTACTCATGGGACGAACAGGGAGTAAAGAAAACCCATAAAAAATCCCACTTCGCTTTCCAGTGCCGGTATTGTCTTGTTTTATCCTAATCTAACCTAATAACAAAATGAAAGTTGAAATTGTCACATCATACAGAGTATTCTCATCTGCCTTTATCGACCTCCCTATTGAAAATATAAAGGAAATTAAAGATTACTTTATAATCGACAATGTTTTGCATTACTCATTGAAAGATGAAAAATGGGAAAAAATCACCTTGCCAGAGGGTGAGGATGAATTCGAAAAATCTAGTGAAGTGAAATTCTATAGTGCTGAGTCTCACCAAACAGTAATGAAAATGTCTAAGTCTATCTAAGTCAAGCTCCTCCTCCCCCTAAGGGGGAGTAGGGGATTCCCCTACGCGGCGTCCCCGGCTAGGGGATTCCCCTATAGCGTCTTAGGGTTGACTTGGCACGCCGCCTGCTTATGCAAAGAAAATTGAAAACAATTGAAAATATCCGTTGCTCTTTTCCTTCCCTGTGATATACTAATTACATGAGAACACGATTCGAAAAACTAGACTTCCTGATTGAAAATTGCAACGAGACTTTTGTTAAAGAGTGCGTACTCTTGACCGAGCTCGTAGGCTATATGTCGGATTCCGACTTCTCCGACTTTTTTGACAAAGTTTGTAGGGAGTGGGACATTCGCATAGGACTTTATTGGGACAGTACAGAAGAAACTGAATAAAAGTCAAGCGCCGCCTCCCCGAAAGGGGAGTAGGGGATTCCCCTACGCGGCGTCCCCGGCTAGGGGATTCCCCTAGGATGCTTTAGTAGATTACCCTAGGGTAGCTTAGGGTTGACAAATTTTTAGGCAAAGTTGGCACGCCTTCTGCTATGCAAAGAAAAATGCAATTAATCGAAAGTATTTGTTGATTGATTGCTTAATAGGGTTATTGTGTGGGACTATGAATAAAGAAATTGCATCTTGCTTCTCCTCCGTCGTTGGCCAATCCCAGATTGTCGCCAATCGTATCCTGTCCCATAGCGCCTTCGCTGCGGGCAATAATTCGCCCTATAGCGTTTGTTACACCGGAGCTGCGGGCTTAGGTAAAACTCAATTGCTCCGCGCGGAGTTAGCGGCCCGCGCCATGGCAATCCAGATTCGATTTGGACGTGAAGCCAATGTTTTCATGCTCCGGTCACCTCAGGAAATCCGCCTTGCTGGCGAGGCATTCTTTGAGTTTATCGGCAATGTCTCGGACGGTGACGGCGTTGTTATCGACGAGCTTCATGAGATTGAAATCTCGTCTACCGTTCAACTCCGGAAACTTAAGCTCATCTTGAAGGGCTTGCTTGACAACGGGCAAGGCAAAATCCGTTCCGTGAAGATTGACGATGATACGGTCATCTCCCGGCCTAAAGAGGAAATCTTTTTCGCCGCTGGCACTAACTTCCCAGAGAAAATCAAGGACGGTTCCGCCATCATCTCCCGGTTTGGTGGAGAGACGCCGCTGGACCTTTATACAGAGGATGAATTGACCAAAATTCTTAAACTCATGAGTGAGTCCGCCGGGCTTCGTGTGAACGAGAATACGCTTCTCCTTCTCGCCAAGTGTGGCCGTGGAACTGCCCGCCCACTAGAATCAATCGTTAGCTACCTTAGCAAAGTAGCATCAATCTCAGAGAAGACGACTATCAATCGCGCGGAGGCACTAGAGGCAATGCGGGCTTTGAGTTTGTTTCCCCTTGGCGTTTCAAAGCGGGAAATCTCAATCCTTATCCGCAGCAAGGGCCAAGGCTTAGCGGTCAGAATGTTGCCAGTGATTTTTGCCGTCGAGCCGAAATCAGTCAATCAAAGCGTTAGCTTTCTTTGTGCTTATGGCTTCCTCAGCCTACGGGGCGGAGTTGTCAATCTGTCCCCTCGCGGCGCGGCCTACTTGGACCAGTTAAAGGCTGAAAAGTTCTCTTTAGAATCCTAGGCCTTTTATCCCTCCCTTCTTTCTTACCTTACTTACCTTATGAATGTTTCAATCTCCTACTCGCCATCGTCTCTCTCAGATTTTCTCGCCGCTTTGGAAGCGGTAAAAGGCATGAACGGGAAAAGCGTTTCCGTTTCGCCAGCTTCTCTGAACTGTCCTGTTTCAAAGTACGTAGAAAAAACTGGAGCTTCCCGTTACCGTCGCACTCCGGAAGGTTGCCAATCCGGGCTTTCTAATTTGGACGACCTGAAAAAGCGGGCTTTGCTAGGCGACGCCATAGCGGCAGAATGTCTAGGCGACGAAATCCCGGAAAGTGATTCTGAGTTGTCAAGCGAAGATAATTCGCCGATTGAAGCGATTTTCTAATTGACAGGAAAGGGCGGCTGATTTTCAGCCGCTCTTTTTTTTGCATTGTCAACCCTTAATCTACCCTAGAGGAATCCATTAGAGCACCCTAGGGGAATCCCCTAGCCGGGGACGCCGCGTAGGGGAATCCCCTAGTAAGGCCTAAGGTTTACATCTTAATGAAACATAATACACCTTATTCATCCCCCCCCCATAAGGGGGAGGTATTTTGATATGTTACACCTGCACCACGAAACCAGAGTTGTCTTTTCTGGCTTTGCCTTTATCGACAAGCCCAACCACCACGCCCCTAGTGTCGAGGAAACGAAGGTCATTCTTGTCACCGTTCACAACCGGCGTTCCATGCCAGCTCTCGGGCAGTGAGCGACGGAAAACAACCGCCACGTTTCCACCTCGTGAGCGGATGGCGTGAACGTGCCGCTCGTTTGACTCACTGCGGGAGAATGTCAAACTGTAGTTGGCGGGCATTTTCCCGTCGAGAAAATCCATCATGCGTTTGTACCCCTTGGTGTAATCGTACCAAGTAACCTCAGGGAAAAGCTCGAACAAGTTTTTCCCGTCCTGAACGTCGAGCGATTCCCACGGGATATCGCTGGTAAGGTTAAGCCGGATGGCCAACCGCATCCCATTTTTCTTGGCTTTCTTAATAGCCGCTTGAATTTCCTTAATTAGTTGTTTAGAGAATAGGTCAAAATTCTCCTTCAAGAGTTTAGTCTTGGCGATTCTAGCCGCTTGAACCGTCGAGAATGCACCATGGCCTGAGGTGTTTAAACAGGAGAAGGTGCAACCACGGCTCGCCCAAGTGCATACGTTATAACCCGACAGATTGGCGGGAGCCAAATGGATGCCGAGAGTCGTCCAGCCTTCCTTCGTGCCCTTCATGATTTTTGCGTTCGCCGTAGTGAGTAATTTCATCGTTCACTATAATAGCCCGCTTTCCACCGATTGCAAATTTATTTTCGATTAATTCTACTTTTCTCACATAGCGGATAGCGTGCCAAGTCAACCCTTAATCAACCCTAGGGGAATCCATTAGAGCACCCTAGGGAAATCCCCTAGCCGGGGCCGCCGCATAGGGGAATCCCCTAGTAGTCGTTAAGGTTAAAATTTACTTGACTTTTTAATATGCCTATCACCCCTAATAGGGTTTTATAGTAAATATAAAGTATTGAAAAATGCAATGCTCTCTATGGATATTATAGTGGGCACTGAGATTGCGGAGACTATGGAGAGTATGGCAATAATAGTTATAGCCGCCATAAATAGCGTGCCCGCCTTATTAAGCGCCAAACCTCTTCGAAGTTGCAGCGCCACCTCCGCCCGCCTTATTAAGCGCCAAACCTCTTCGAAGTTGCAGCGCCACCTCCGCCCGCCTTATTAAGCGCTAAACCTCTTCGAAGTTGCAGCGCCACCTCCGCCCGCCTTATTAAGCGCTAAACCTCTTCGAAGTTGCAGCGCCACCTCCGCCCGCCTTATTAAGCACCAAACCTCTTCGAAGTTGCAGCGCCACCTCCGCCCGCCTTATTAAGCGCTAAACCTCTTCGAAGTTGCAGCGCCACCTCCGCCCGCCTTATTAAGCACCAAACCTCTTCGAAGTTGCAGCGCCACCTCCGCCCGCCTTATTAAGCGCTAAACCTCTTCGAAGTTGCTAACGCCCCTTATTAAGGACGTTAGCTCTTCGAACTTACCTCACATTCTTTCGTTACATTTGATACGGCTTACATATTTTGGGCCATCATTGTAATAGACCTGTAAGTCTTCTAATAGCTCCTGTAGAGTCTCATCAATTGATTCGTAGCTTTCTCGCTCAATAAATCCAGATATCAGAAAGCCGACATTACAATGACTCCCAAAAGCAATAAAACTTTTACTTTTATAAATTTCAAAATCATGCCATTCTCCTTCATTATCTTGAAACTCTATAATGCCAACATAACTGTCTTTTTCTTTTTGATAAGCTTCAAATATTTCAGTGATTTCGGTTTGCATAGTATGGTTGTTGTTGGGGTTGCCTTACAATGTCAGTATAGCACAGGAGAAGGGGAGGGTCAAGAAAATATTAGTAATTGTTTTCGTTTACAATACCATCCTTGAAATCTTCGATATGTGAAACTACAGACCTGTCAATCATAGAAGTGATTTTGCTGATCTTTTCTTCTGTGACTACGTTGTCGAAAATAGTCCAAGAAACTAACATGAAGTTAAGTTTGCTAATAAAGGTAATATCGGCGACTTTTCTGCCGTTGTATTCTTCTAGGGTGGAGAAGAAATATCCTTCGTGTCTTTCTGTTTCGGTTGAGCGCCGGACTACTACATCGCCGAAGGTGCGACGATCCCAGTGAGTAGGCGACTGGTTAAGCTTGCGATACTCTGATGCGAACAAAGCCGCATCCGAAAGATTGCTAAAAACAAAGTAGTTAAAAGTCTTTAGGACAGACTCGATACTGTTTATAACCACAACGAAGCCGTCAACTTCGTCGCTGAAGAATGGTGGTCGAATAAAGATTTCGCCGGAGTGATTCATAGTAAATCAATATACCACAGAACAAAAGGAGGGTCAAGAAAAAAACTAAACTATTTTAATCAGGAAGCCAAAATATACTTCTCTCCATTCATCCTGACTTCTTTGATATTGGATAGTTTATAGTTTCTTACCTTTACTTGCTTCTTACCCGTTACCCCTGCTCGTTCCTGTTTGGCGCTGGGCTTGGACTTGGTAAGATATTTATCGACGACTTCTTTGGCGACCTCTTCGCCATCAGCGACGAACTGAATCTTGACCGGCTTAGGTGCATTGCGGAATACTGTGCGCAGCTGCATCTCGCCGTTATATTTAATTACTTTATTTACGACTACATATTCGCCGTAGGGCAATGGATCTGATTCAAAAGATTCTGCTCCTTGTTTCAGGATGGCTTCTCTATATCTAGCCCCTGTGACGACTGTCTGGTGAACAATCTTTTTAATCTGTTTATAAGGATTGCCAGTCTTATTTGCCTTCGGCTCAGTTTCAGTGAGGATGCCTAGAATTGTTGCTCCACGCCGGGCCGATAGCATTTCAACAAATTGTTTATGAGTGATTGTTTTCATTTTATCTATTTGGTTAATAGGGTTAATAGGAAGTGAAAGGAGAGATATGAACTACCTAAAGCTGACAAGTACATTATAAGACCTGCCAGCTCGAATGCAAACAAATTTTTCATTTGATTTATCTTTTCTTCGTCCAGACTTTTAACTGAGCCTCTACTAGATCAGCGTCAGGGGGTGACTTACCTTTATTATCGACAATGGAATAAGTCACACGGGCGTTCACTCCTTCTTTCAGCATAAGTTTTTTAGCGTGCCAATTTTGAGCGGCGACTGCATCCGCCAAAGAACGATGTTGAGAAATTTTAGAATTATCAGTAATGTTGTGAAGAGTGTACATATTCTTGTTTATTTTTAAATTAGATAATAGATTTAATTAGAGGGTGTGGGAGGACACCCCGTTTTTATTGTTTAGCTGATCAAGGCCAGCTCACTACCCCGGCGAACCATTCGCTCAAATTCTCCCGGAGAAGTCAAGGCCGAGAATGCCCGAGTTTTCATTTTGCTACCTGATCCAAATTCTGAACTGACGAACTGAGCTTGCATACCCCGACCCGAATTAGAGTGAGTATAGAAGTCTGTCAAGGCAGAAAAGAGATCCAGTCGATTTTCTCCAGAGTTTCCAGCTCCAGTCTTGAACAGATTAAACACCTCTTCGACATTGTTACGTGAGCGAGTAGAGAAGTCCTGAGCAGTTTCTGGGGCAATGAACCCCGTCAAGAATTGTTCGGCAATACTGTCATTGACAGACTTGTGACCCAGTTCAGCCAGTTCAGCGCAGAACAAAGCCCGATTGCTAATGAGATCCTCGATACCGCTGGAAACATTGACCAACGCAAGGCCGGAATTTTTGGTGTGCTTGACGGCGAACTTGATGCCTTGAGTTTTATTGTTGAAAGCGTTTACGTTAAAGCTAAACGTATTAGCGCAAACTGTGCAAATAGAGCTGTCCAAGAACATCGCCTTACCCGAACCATCGTGAGTGGACAAAGCGTTGAGGTAGAAGTCGAACTGACGATTACCAACCATAAAGGTTTTACCTTCGTTCAATTCGATTGAGATAAAGACTTTAGTGCGGTCGCAAACGGAACCGATAGAAGCGACTTTGAACTTCACGTTGCAATCCTCCAGACCCGAAACCAGAGTGTCAAACAAGTCTTTATTTTGAATGATGCCGTAACTACCGCTGACAGCGTTACCGATAGGGAGACCATCATCAGAAGAAACGATTGCGTCTTGATGGAACTTGACTGAGGTGCCATCCAAAGAAGTATTCAGAAACAAAGGCCGCCGCTCTAGTTCCCAGTTAAGAGGAGACTTTTCAAAAGTGATTTCCTGCTGAACGTCCGTCAGACCATGCCAAGCCTGAAAGGTTCCCATCTGAGCGTCGCGGTTTTCGATTTGGTGAGCCATAATAGTAATTGAGTTTGTTGTTGTTTGTTGCTGCATCGTGCAGCTGAGATCAGTATAAGCGATTAAAAATAATCCGCAAGTTTTTTTTTCGTTTTTTTTACTTTTTTATTTCCACTCTCTATTAGACTATTCTTAATCAGATAGAGAGCGTTAAGGGGATTAGCCCTTCTATTTGCCTTTATTGTTGCGGCGATTAAGCTCGTCCGCGAATGTCAACCCTTGATCGACATAATAGTTTTCCTTATTCGGTTGCGGGTGGGTTGCCATCGCCCTAGCGGCTTCTTGACAATCCTTGATTACATACCGCAGGGAGCATTCGCTCAGAGTCTTGGCTTTTTTAGTCCAGAAGATGAAGTCTTGTGATGTTGCGTTGTTCATGACCTCAGTATAAGCGATTAAAAATAATCTGCAAATTCTTTTTTCGTTTTTTTAATCTTTTTTTTATTCAGCTTAAAGGGAGGGTAAATAGCTAATCATTTAGCCGTACAATGAAAATAATCCCGAATAGGGCTGTCATCATCCGTATGTTTATAGTCGAACGAAACCTCAACACCCTGAGATTGAAAATACTCAACGGCCAATGGTAAATCACAATCCTCCTCCAGAAAAAGAACGTCCCTCTTCCAGTAGGAATATGGAGAAATCTTTCGCCGCACTTCTTTAGGCAGCAGTTCCATGCGGACTTCACCCCAGCTATGGCCGGGGTCGCAATGACGGGTGATTTTGAGACTCTTGATGTTCATAGTATAGTAGGTTTGAATTACCGACACATGATCGGTGTCCCCCTACTATAATCTAATCAGAAAAAGAATCAACACTTTTTTTCAATCTTTTTTCTTTTGTACCTGATCCCCTTAATAGAATCTAATTAGCAAATAGAAAAAGGGGACCCCCAGACACTCATCTGAAGATCCCCAATCCGGCTTTTTTATGAATAATTTTATGCCGAAATTTTTATTCTTCTTCTACATACAGTACCTGATCTTCAAGACCGAGGTTCTCAAGAATCTTCATCCCCACAATATCTGTGGCGAAGAAATCTTCCTCCTCGATTAGTTCTCCGTCCCGAAAGGTTTCCGTTCCTACAAAATTGATCCCCTCATCAGCGAATTGATTAAAGAAAGTTAAGGAGGGAAATAGAGCGCTTACATTCTCAAGAAAAACAGTCGGCGGATTCCAGCAGCTCATAAAAGGAATCACAGCTTTGTCGTCGAAGATTTCCCACGGGGTACTGTCGTCGTTATAAGGATCATATTCAGTTCCCCAGTTCTCCAGCTTCCAATCATTAATCTTTAAAGGCAATTCATTTTTTAATTCTTCCGGTACAGGAAGTAGAGCTTCGAAGGAGAAGATAGCTTCTTCTTTTGCTGATTTAGAAATGAACTCCCGAATATCAAAATCAGGACCATAAACTTGCAAAATATTATAAACGTATTGAGGCATATTGTTATATTATGTTATTAAGGGCTGAAACTCTTGCAACTTTATTTTTTTATTATTAAGTAAAAATCTCTTCGAAGTTAATATTATTGTTATTAAGTTTCAAGCATTTCGAAATCTCCAGTCGGATTCGGAGCCCAAGAAATATATCCACCCCAAAATTTTTTCGCGTTATTAATAAAACTACTTAATTCTTTTGATTTTTTAGATTCTCTAAATCCAGCGTTAGATATATAAGGAGTTCCATTCTCTACCCATTTTTCCCGACTTGCGACGGAATCAAAACGGAAAACTCTCCACAAAGGTTTAACCTCGTCCCATACATCCTTTCCATAAACCCACTGCACTGCATAATGATATTTTTTCATTTTTTATTATTAAGTAAAAATCTCTTCGAAGTTGAATATTAACCCTTCTTACCTCCAAATAAAGCTGCATCTGGACCGTTGTCAAATGAAATTTCATCCCCAGTCCTCAAGGCTTCGTCAAAACTTTGCTGATCAGGAAGAAGTTCCGCTGGCTCAGATTGCATCTGAGGACCCTGTGTTTCATACATCATATTATTATTAATTGTGTTATTAACGATCTCTTTCTCTTGGAAGTTGTAAGAATAAAACAAAGTATATTTCTTATCAGGAAGCCGGGATTCAATACTATAAATCCAAACTAAAGAACAAGACTGAGAAATCAAAAGGAATACTATTGCTGATTGTTTTAATGTAAACATAATTTAAGATTTAAGCCCCCAAATAGCCCCAATTACAAAGCAAAATAAAATAAGGTACATATCCATTCTATATATTTGATTTTTGGTTAATCATAGAGACTCCAGTATACAGCCCCAAGATCAGCCGTCAAGAATTTTTTTTGAAAATTTTTCTTTAAACAAAAAAACCCGCCCCTTTATTAAGAGAGCGGGAAAAAAATGAATTACTTTTTATTAAATGGTTTATTAGAACCCAACAGAAACGCCGACTCGGAAAGTCACATCATCGACTTCCTCACCGAAATTATATACAGCATCACCAAATGCGCTCACTGTAGATGTCAAGTTGTATCGGACCCCACCACCAGCTCCGACATGCCAGTCTTCGCTTTCAAAACCGTATCCAAAGCCGACAAGGCCATAGACATCTAGCTTTTCAGCAACTGGCAAATAAACAATAGCGTTAGTGCCAAGCTTGAATTCCGTCTCACCATCCAAATCAAGAATAGCTGAATTCAATTCAAGGCTTACATTCTTGGCCACTGGAACTTCAATCGCTAGACCGCCGCCCCAAGCAGTATCAACATCATCTAGTTCACTGACAACCGAGGTGCCATAGAACTTAGCTGAGAAGTCAACCTCTTGAACTTGAGGAATACTAATAGTAGGTACTAGAGTGGATACGCCAGCAAATGTCTGGGAGACTGTGGCAATAGCCGCTAGTAGCAATGTAGTTAGTTTAATCATCTTATTATTATTGTTTTTTTTATTCTGGGCTCATCCCAGAAACTCTTATTACGCTTTATACAAAACGAACTTGAAATTATTAATCAGAAGTAAATACAATCAATTCATTAGTTTGTCTCCTGTCTCAGCAAAAAATACTTCTATCTCTAATGGATCAGAAAGAAATGCCCCCACTTCAAATGCGCTTATTAAGGCCTCCTCAGGGCTCAACTCAAAAATAGTATTACCATCCTCATTAGATAAATACAAATCCTTATCAAAAAGATTAACTAAACTATAGGTACATCCTTCTCCCCTTTCTGAAAATGTATCAAAAGGACAATTGTCAAATGTCCAATAAGGATACTGAACATTAGGTAAAGGCATAGTCAAAATAATATTATTAAACATAAAATCTGGTAGCTATTTACTCCTTACACCAAATTAGAAAAATAACGATGACTAATAGTAAGAATATCATTATCTCTTATTAAGTAAAAACAACTCTTGCAACTGAAAATAAAATTTGCCCTATCATTTCTGATTTAAAGGCCGGGCCAGCCTCAACAACAACAACACAACAGGTGCTGCAAATCACTATGAACAAAATTAGTCTACCACACCTTCCCGTCTTGTCAAATCTTCTTTTGATATTTCTTCTTCTTAAATCAGGAGAAAAACCTTTACCTACTTTCCTTTATATTATTAACCCTTCCTTTATATTCCTTTTTGTGTCCAGCCCTATACATATATATACATATATTCACGTAAGCATACATGACGCCCACATAGATGTATTACATAATCCTTTATACAAATAAAGAGTTATATGCCATAACTAGTGTTCGCAATAACCTTTTCATGCCATTTTATATACTTTTCCTAGGGGGTAAATACAAATTATACCATTAGAAGCCGAGTATATACAAAGTATAGCCTATAATACATACAAAACAGCTTCTGATAATGGAAAATTCAAAATATGGGACAAAAAATGGCTGCATTTCTGAAGAAAAAGGATGTTATTATTGTTTTTTTTACGTGGACGACACTATTTTTACATCAAATCTACCCAATTCACCTACATAAAACCTTTTTTATATATATATATCTTTATACTACTCTACTATTATGTTTTAGATTAGGGTTAAATGGGTTTTATTTGGATTTATTGGGTTTGAATGCATTTTATTTAGCGTGCAAGCCGCGAAACAGCATACTCGTCATTCAAACCTGAAAAATGTTTACTATTATCTATAGAGTATTTAAAATTATCTATTATATACTTTATTGTATATTTAGCCTTTTTTATTTTCTATTCTTGTATTATTATGTTTGGTGTAATTTTCCTTCTTGTTCGGTACCGTACCAGTGATGACGGTAGACTAACTGACTAAGCTGCATCTGCTCGCTCTCTAGCAACTTAGCGTCTTCTAATCGACCTTCACGATAAGCGTTGGCTTTGTCCTTTTTAATCTGATGCAGCCGGGCAGCAAGGCCTCTGATCATTGATTTGACCTTTGCTCGACGATCTCTTTCAGCTATTGATATCATATTATTATATCGTATATCAGAGTTCGTTATTTATACCACTCTAGTAGTTCTGAAAAGGTCCATATGGCTTGAAATTTTCAGGTTTTTTAGGCTCTGCACTCTTATAAGGGAATTCAGGGAGATCCATCCACGCTAAAATTACATTATCTTTATTAGGATAAATATTTTCATTTGTACTTTCCCATATATCATCTCCACCTTCATTTGATTTAAGGTATTTAACAATATCGTACCCTTCTGGGCCGTCAGTCGTATTGCCCCATACTATTAAGATTTCTCTATTTTTAGGGATAGTTGTAATAGGTTTCCATTTCATAATATCTATTTATTAATATACTGTTTTGCTATCATTTGATAGTATGCATCTAATAGATCTAATGTATGTTTTAAATTCTTTTCATTTAAATAAAGTGAATGTAGCCTATCAGCTTCGGGTGAAAGCGCGCCATATTGAGACATTACCGCTTTATTAATGTTCTTTTTTATTTCGTCTGTATCATCGCCTCTCAGAATATTATTGATCAACTCCTGAGTACTTCGATTTTCCATCGCCGCGAGTTTGTTCACCACGATCATAATGGCCTCAGATGAATCCGGCGCTGTTGTGTCTATCGGGAAAACCAATTGACGACGCTCGAATTTTGGGTTTGTCATCACGTAAAGCCGATCTTTCTCGGCCTCATTGAGCAAAACCCACCCTTGGTTTTCCGCGTAGTCTCGCAGGTCAGTGGGAGAAATGAGTGTTTCAAGATTCATAATAAGGTTTCAGTAATAGTCTTCTGACAGTATTCTATAGATGTATCGTCAATGTACAAAATATATTTTGCTTCACGTTCTATTGTCAGATCGTTATAATCTATTTTCTTTGGAGGTAATTTTATTAGCATATTTATTATATCAGATTTACTTTAAACTTCAATTCCGCGATTTTTAAGAAATACCTCAACCTCTAATAGATTATGTTGTGGCAAACGATGAGGATCTAATACGTAATCATGCATCTGTTGCATAACTGATAAAACTTGAATATTTACATCTTTCACCTCGTCTTTTAGGCAATCAGGATACTCTTGCAATAATGACTCTACATTAGGAAAGTCCTCCATTGAATTATTATACTTATCAGGTTTAATCCATCTCCCAATGGCGCAATAGTGAACGCCGCACTTATACATCGGTCCCATCTCTGCGATGCGACTAGAATCTGCGCAGTAATACTCAATAGTATCTTTAATAAATTCTTTATTAGTCATAATTTAGCGTATAGTTTAAGAGAAAAATAAATTACACCATCTGATTGCGTCAATTGGATTTTCAAATGATTCATGTGCCAATTGAATCTTATTTGAATCTGCTGGCACGTGCGCAGGATACCATTTGCCATCATTATTTAGTTGAGCCCCATATGATCCGAATGATCCTTCTTTGCTCAAATAATTTCCAACTGATTCTAGATATGTTCCATCATTGGCTTTCCATTGGTAAGTACGACGATCTATCATGGCACCTGAGTGTGAATTTTCAGTTGCATTCCAATCGTAACGATGAGTTTCGATGACAATAGTTTCTTCATTCATACTGCTTTATAATGCTTTAATTTATAGTTTTCTGCTTCAAGCAAAGTAAATCCATAACTAGCTACCGCGTAGCTATCTTCCTGTACAAAACCACTTCCGCCGACAAAGACAGAAACCTCAAGATATGGATTATCTACAGATTCTTCTGTGTGATGAATCGCTATTACACGATACACTTCATTTGAATCGGTGAAAATGTCGCCTATTGATACGTTGTGCATATTATTATATCAGAGTTGCTTTACCAAGCTGGTCGATATTGTGATAGCGACAGCCAGTGAGTTGGAGTGAAAAAACTAAGCTGATCCTCTGGGTTGATCATCCAGCGGCCCGCATCATAATGGATGACTTGTCCACCGTACCGTAACCGCCCTTCTACTAGAAGAGCCACTACGATAGGTGTACCATCTTTTGGAGCTGTATCAATTGGTTGCCAGTTCATAACTTTATTATATCACAGGTCACGAACAAAGCAAAGAATATTTTATTTTTTATCAAATAAACTTTTCATCTTTTTCATAAATGCGACTAAATATTTCCTTTGTAGGACCAATCAAGACTGGATATGTATCGTATACATTATTCTTTGAAAATTCCTCATTAACTTGATACCATCCTAATGGCTCTGTTGCACCTTCGACCCCTAGAGCAGTAATATATCCGCCTGTTGCTACATTAACCCTCTCCCATGTGCCTAAAGGTAGATTAGCCATCTTTTCGGGACCTCCAATCAATTTATAAGGATTAAGCTGATAGAGTTCAGCATCAGCAAAGAAGTAAATGTAATCAGCTTTAATGGGTTTGACTTTCATACTATTATTATATCACACGCTGTGAGAAGCACAACAGATATTTTTGGATTTTTTCTCCTTCTTCCGTTAGCTCCCAGAGACTAGAGGAAGAATGATAACTCATGGTTTCTCTAGTTTTTCAACTAAATCTGACAATTTTCCAATAATTTCAAAGCCTTCCTCTTTTGCGTCATTTTTCCATTCATCGCTAGGCAAAATAAGAATATGCAGATCATTATAACCTTTGACACGAGCCAAATATGTGCTTTGACCCCAAAAATTTAAAACAGCAGCATATCCACTCATGGCACTGCGGATATTTACGCCAGATGAGCCTTTGTTATCTTTTACGATGACTTGAGCGTGTGATGATATGATGTCCATTTTGTTTAATTTTTTATTAACAGTAATAGCCCTCTTTGTCTTTTCCGAGGTTGTCAAGCGCGTCTCGCATCTCCGCTTTAACTTCTTCAATGATTTGCTCTCTCATCTTCTTCCTATCCATTGCTCCGGTACGCTGACCAGCTAAGAAAGCTTCCTGTAAGGCTTTCTCGGTGTAGTATGTGGTGTCTTTGCCATCGACCTTTAGTAATATATCTTTGTGACCACGCTCTTCCATCAGCCTACCGACATAGTAGGTCATGTGGATGTCGTGTTGAGTCTCCTTGTAGGTAGCAAGTGGATCACCATAGCTGGCGAACAAACGGTCTTCAAGATCTTTTATCATTTTAAGTACATCGCTCATATTATTATTATATTAGAGTTCCTTTAGCCTAGACAGATCTGTTCTGTACCCGTTACCGATGACCGGTACGCCATTAACCATTCTCTTGTGTTGTTCGCGACTACAATATTCGGATACTTGGACATGAGCTTATTAAATTCTTTTTTGAATTTTTCTAACTCTTTTATAGCTTCTTCATCTTTTATCATACTATTATTATATCGGAGTCCCTTTAAATCACTTCGTTCTATTAGCCAAAGATTCAATTCCGTCAGCGATGATTCGAGCCAGATCCCTCATGCAAGTTCGACACACTTCTTCAGCAATATAGGTGTTGGCTTGGTGTTGTCCGTTGAATCGACCCATAGGGTTCTGACAACTACAGTGCGTCATAATTGTAAGGCGTTGAGGTACATCTTCCCAGCCGCGTTGAGGCATTTCTTCTTTGCAGATGTCACAAGAGATGATGGTTGTTTTCATGATTCAAAGAGGTGAAGTTTATTCATACTTTTATTATATCGGAGTTACCTTACCTCTAAGCTTACCTTTGCATAGGTAATATTATGACAAGCTAATAAATAACCATCAATGTCCTCTGTTACGTAGAGATTAGGATATTCATTCATTAGCTTATCAAACTTAATTTTGAATTCTTCTAACTCTTTAACAGCTTCTTCTTTAAATGTCATATTATTATTATATTAAAGTTACCTAACCCAAGCATACCTTTGCATATTCAATATTATGATAAGCGATCAAATAACCATCATTGTCCTCTGTTACGGAAACATTAGGATATTCATTTATTAGCTTATCAAATTTGAGTTTGAATTCATCTAACTCTTTAGCAGCTTCTTCTTTTGGTGTCATATTATTATATTAGAGTTACTTTATGTCCAGTAAGAATATGATCGTTTAATGGCAGACTCTAAATCATCGAATGATTCACTCGCCAATTCAAAATCGCAACTTCCGTCGCCCCAGTATGACGGAACCCATTTTCCGTTCACTTCGGTAGCGCCGTGGGTGCCACAAGAAGTCTCTTGGCCGAAATAAGAATTTTCGGTCTCATTCCATTCATATTCATGGTTATCAATTACAATGTTTTCTTTTTTCATAAGATTATATCGCAGGCTTATTAGATTGAAACGGATTTTTTCTATAAAATTCCACATCTGATCCAGCTTTGTCTATATACATAGAGTTAGCTATATCTGAGATTCTCAAGGCTTCAGAGTGGCATCTCTGATATTCAGCCAAGGCAGCCATACGTTGATCATACGCCTCCTTCGCTACCTGATCGCTTTTTCCTAGAGTGTTGATTTCCAAAGCGGCTTTCCAAGCCCTGTGAGCCTCAGCGGCTTTGATATTGGCTTTTGTACGCAGCTCCGAAATTTCGGACCATTCCATTTCTCTGAGTTTGGTTTCGTCGTTCATATTGATTCCTTAGTTTACCACAGGTTTATTAGATTGCAACGGATATTTTTGATTCTTTAAACCTCCTCTTCCGTCAGACTTTCGAAGCGCCAGACTTCCTCATCTGCTTCTGTAGCCTCTTTATATTTAGAATCTCTATCTTCACAGGCTTGTTCATATTTTTTGTAAGTTTGATAGTCTCCACCTTGATTGACTGTTTTACGGTAAGTGATGAAGGCTTTTTTCGTATTATCGTTAGCCGTCGCCCATCTGACCCAAGCTTCGGCGGCTTTCTCTTTCGCTTCTGCGAGTTTGGGTTCATTTTGGATGTCGAACCATACATCATAAGTTTTAGAAACTTGTTGTTTCGCTTCGTCGGTGCTGACAGTTAAGAAGTGGGCCTTGGCTGCTTCAAACTCGGCTCTTGCTTGGTCAATTCTGTTTTGATAGTCGGTCATGTCCTTACTATAGGCGAGCGGTTCAGGAAAGCAACGGATATTTTCGATTCTTTTTATTTATTCTTGCCAGTTCTTAAGAGCTTCACTGCTTAGGCAAAAGCTACCTTTTTTCTTTTCTAGGGTTTCTTCGCTCCATGGCTTAGGACCCCAAGCGTTTTCAAAAGCTTCTTCTCGCGTTTGACCACTACCAAAAACGGTAGGTGCAGCAAATGGTCCAAGTACTCTCACTTCGTGGAATTTGTGTTCATCTGTCATACTATTATTATAAAGTTTATTTTATTTCCAATCTGGAATAGGTAGCCATCCTAAGATCTTGTACCATTTATTTTCTAAGGTCTCTCCGTCCATACCTACATATATATCAGGAGCAATACAAGACAAAACATCATAATAAATAAATTCTCTTCTTTCGTTTCCAATAGCAGCTAAAAACTCCCTATCCTGCGGAGCAGTCTCAAACGGTTGCCATTCTTTATTAGTCATATTAAGATGTTTAATAAGGATCTGTATTGTAATTTTTCCATATAAAAATTTTTTTTTCGCATCGTCTGCAATACTTCCTTTTGCCTCTATCCTGTATAGAAGATCGGCACTTTGTACTGCATGTCAAGCAACGAAATCGACGACTTGGAAGTTTTTCACCTTCGCTGGAAATTTTCGATAAACTAAGAATAAATTTAAAAAATTGTTTTATTATTCTCATTTTTATAAAATTATCTGCAACAAAATACTAAAGCTTTTGGGTATTTCTTGCAAGCCTGTAAATATTCGCAAACAAATGGAACAAAATCTGTATATATTCCCCACCCATTAGGAGCGCTCCATTTTTCAAAATGCTCAGGTCTCATTTCTAAATCTTCTAATCCTTTTTCTAAATAGGGGATAAGCTCTTGAGCTAGTATTACAGCTTTACTCTCGTATTCATACTCTTCATCGAGACCAGACTTAATATAGTCATCTCTTAGCCTGTATGGACGCCAAAGAGTTTCGTAAATACCCGCCTCACTAGCCATTTTACCTAAATTATGGGTAATATTACAACGGTAAACCTCTTCATAGAACTCTTGCCATGTTTTACAGTCATCTTCACTAACATGTTTTTTAATCTTTAATGTAATATCTAAGCTCATATTATTATTGTTTTATTATTGTAATATGTATTCACCTGCGACTTTGATTTAAAAGTCGCGCTTTAATGTACCTTTGTATCTTTAAAAGATACCTTTATGAGCAAATTCCATAATTTCATCGCCATTCAGAATCCACGCTTAAATTTGCATTCAATGGGTTACTATGTTTAAGATAATTAATTGTAGCCGCAATTTCCAAGATTCCATCCATAGGTACATTACTTCCTACAAGATAATTAGCAATCCAAGCGTATTCTTCTCCTAATAGATTAATACATTTTTTATAACGTAATTTTTCATCAGAAAGGCTAGTGACCTCTTGGATAAAATTAAGAAAATAAGTTCCTTCTTTATCGTATATAACAGTCATAAATTCGTTAGTCATATTAAAGTTTGTTTTGTTCTAATTTTTTATTGAGAATATCACTCAACTCCTCCGAGTTTTCGTACATATTACCTATAACTTCCATATCCTCAAATAAAAGATGATTTAAATTGAGGAATCTACATACATTATACCCCATTTCTGACTCATCGTATCTAACTACAATAAAACCATCTTCAGAAAACTTTAAAATGTCTCCTTCCCATATATATACGCCATTCTTATCTTTATTATTAGTACAAACCTGTACTTCATAATGGCCACAAGAATCTATAAATACTTGCCCTTTTATATCCACTGGGATATGCCTTACTTTTTCCAAATCTTCATCACAACATGCTTCAAATACCCCTCCCGAAAAGAACTTTACCCAATTAGGATAAAACATTTTATGTTCATTTTTAGACCAAATACGGAATTTTGGGGCAGATAGCATATATTATATAGAGTAGAGAGAAGACAACCAGCAAAAAAGCAAAATATTAAAGAAAATCAAAAAGAAAAACAAAGATACCTTTAAATACTCATTGTCTCTAAATGGTTTAATAAGTTTTAGTCCTCTCTTTTTCATTTTAAATTAAAGTATAAGAGTAATCCTCCACTAATGAGGATAAAGATCATTAAGATATACCCAGCTAAATAAACCCCCCCATGAGGAGGCTTAGATGGTTCATTGGATTTATTTAGAAACATAATTTTAGTAAGGAAATGCCGGAAAGGCAACCAATTACGAAAAATAATAATAAAATCATGAAAGCTACTAGTTTTGTGCCTCCATCATTATTATTTGGGTCATTATAGAATGTGCTCATAAAGTTATATTAGTAGTCTAAATCGAAAAAGCAAGGTTTAATTTCATTTTCATGGCAAGAATATGCCTTTACTAGGAAATTATAAGCGGATTTCAAGTGGCAGAATGGCACAAGACCTCTTTCCATCTCTAAACTTGTCAAATACCATACTGGCGGAGAGTTTTTATGCAAAGACACTCTTTTAAAACAAATTCTAGTTAAACTTAAGTGGTCATTAGTGAAAATAAAATCTTCTCCTTTCACTTCGAATTTATATCTTACTCCAGATAAAGTGGCGTAACTCATATTATTATTTAGTGTGATCCATTAAAACTGTCAAAACATGATTGTAATCTCCACTCAAACAATCTTTTAATACTGATTCAATTTCTTCTTTTGATCTTCCTTGTTTAATAGCCGCTTTACCAAATGAATCTAAAAGAGAATCTGTGTTGCCAGACCTAAACACAATTTGCATTTTTACTCGTTCGCAGTGTTTTTTCCTATTCATTTTTTAAACTTTAGTAAAATTGGTCCCCCCGCAGAGAATTGAACTCTGTTCACCGGTTTATGAAACCGGGGCTTTAAACCAATAAGCAACAGGGGAATAAAATTCTTTAATACCTTAAGGCATTTTTTTTGATTGTCAAGCTTTTTTTAACTTTTCTAAGTATTTTTTCTTCACAACCTTCTCCACATTCGTTTTTTCCTTGATCTGTGGTAGTAGTACCATCCTAATCCAATTTCGTCTCCTTGTCAAGTCCAAATTTAAAGGATCTTCTGCAATAAATTTTGTTAAATCGTTTCTTTTAAGAAAATTATTGATTTCATCCTTAGAATTCAGAATAAAAGGCCTAATTACTTTAGTTTTGCCAAATGTAGTTTCTAATGGGATAGGCAAATATTCATTTTTACCATTAAAACAGTTCATTAGATAACTCTCAGTTGCCTCACTTAAATTGTGGCAAGTGATTAAGACTCCACCTAAATCTTTAAACCAATCATATCTCTGCTTTCTGCACCAGTCTTCGGTACTACCTTTACTATATTTATCATTAGAATAGCCGATTTCAATATCAAAATTAAACTTTTCTGCGAAAAATCTACACTTTTCTTCAATTTCATCATCTTCTTTGCAGAATTTATGATTAAAATGTTTTAGAAGAGGTTTTTTATGCCTTAAATAAAAAGCTGCCGCAATACTATCAGCGCCTCCAGAAAAAGCAATCTGAAGGTTTTCTGATTTATTTTTATTGAGATAGCTGATCATTTTTTAAAAAAATAAAGATGGAGGCTCATGACAGAATTGAACTGCCCTCTCAGGTTTACAAAACCTGTGCATCACCACAATGCTTATAAGCCATTTTTTTATTTACTAAAATTAACTGGAAAAAATATTAACATAAAGAAAATTGTTTAGATGATTTCTTTGAGTAAAATAACTTTATTTTACTTTTTAAGATTTCTTTTTCCACTTCCGCATGACAATTAGCACACAAAAGAATGCATTTTTTAGCCTCAGCCTTCAGATTTTCTAAGCTATAAGCAGATTCGCTAATTTCAAATTCTTTTTGAGAAGGGTCAATATGATGAAATTGTAAGGCTGAATCACATTTATTATAAAAACAAACAGAACATTTGTTTCCATGTATTTCTAATAACTCCTTTCTATTGTTGTTTTTCCTTAGACTCTTCCTTACAGACTGGCATTTAATACATTTGATTTTATATTTACTAGAATATGTAAATTCTGTATATCCATGCTTTTCACAGTATTCTTCGCTCCTATGGCCTCGTTCATATTCGACCTGTTCGGTTTCCTTACCGATAGAAGAAAAGAAAGAAAAAAACAGTTGCAAACATCTCATTCCGTCGAAAAATTTAAAATTGGCTCCTGAGGTAGGGTTCGAACCTACGACCTAGTGATTAACAGTCACCCGCTCTGCCACTGAGCTACTCAGGATTATAAAAAAATTATTAGAATAAACTATTTTCTTTTCAAGAAAACCATGCCGTTATTATTCGCATTTATTGAATTAATTTCCCAATGAGGATTTTCAATTAGAAATTCTTGAATAGCTGGAATCAAACCGTATTTCTTAGATCCTCCTTCTTCATATCTCAAACCTTGATCTCCATACGCTGAAGAGTCTCTAAAACCGAAAGTTACTGTATCATGAAATGCTAAATATTTTTTAGCTTTATTACCGTGTTTCTTTAATTCTAATTTTAATTGTAAATAGCTATGCTCTGTATCAATGAATATAAAATCCACTTCTGGTATTTCTAGATTTAAAGAAGATCCAATTATATGCTCATATTCAGTTCCTTGTTCAGCACATAATTCTTTCAAGTACTCTGATCCTTCAAAAGGAAGAATATCTATACTAATTAGTATTTTAGGTTTCGCATATGCAAGAGCATAAATAGAAACGCCGTCTTGAGTTCCCATTTCAATGACACTTTCACATTCCTTAGCATATTTAAACAAAAATGGTAAATGTTCATTTATTTCGCTAGGAATATTACATTTTTCCAAATAGTAATTTTGCAAATAACTCATAAAGGATCTTTATTTAAACAATTATTCAGCTTTAGCAGCCAATTTGGCGGCTTTTCGCTCGTTTTTCTCGTCAGCGATTAGTTTGCGACAAATTTTTGCATTTGTAATAATTTCTTGCAAAGCCTTTCGAGCACGAGTGCTAGATGCGCCATTGCCAGATTCAAATTTTGAGTATTCATTTAGAGCGATGACTAAATTTTCGTTAATTAGAGTTAATGAAGTATTTGGATTCATATTGTTTTATGATTGTGTTATTTATATGTTCTAAATGCCATTCCGTTTCTTTAAATTTTCAGTATATCTATCTAAAATATCATTAAATTGAATACGAGCCTCATTGTGATCCTCTTTAATTCGCTTTAATTCTTTGTCAAGATGAGAAAGTATTGTTTGTTTTTCAATATATTCATAAATTAAAGCTTGATGTGTATCAATCCAAAATAAATCGTTATTCATGTTAATGAATACCACTGTATGAGATTTTGTCAAGTTTTTTTTAAAAAACTTCATAATTGTCCATCTCCATTTCCATCTCCGAACCCTTCACCATCTCCGAATCCTTCTCCTCTCCCCCCTCCATTACCATCCCCCTCCGCTCCTCCATACCCTTCCCCGTCACCATTTCCATACCCATCTCCGTCACCATTTGCCTCTCCATACCCATCGTCTAAATCTACAAAATAATTAAACAAATGATTTCCAATTAGTAATTTCTTCATAAATAAAATTTAAAGACCACACAAACTTTCAGTAATTTCTTTATTCTTCTTCATCGTAACCCCCTCCACTACCATGACCGCTCCCATTTGCACATCCAGATCCCGCATGACCAACCCCGTTTCCAGATCCAAATCCGTCTCCAGTGCCAGCACCATACGCAATCCCAACACCATACCCAGCTCCAGATCCGCTGCCAGATCCATAACCAGAACCTTTCGTGAACCTAGGTACACCCGGCGACACGCACATTTGATGAATATTCACTGATTTTCCCATGTTTTTACCCAGTTTCCTTTTCCAAATCCACTTCCATCACCTGACCCATCACCATATCCAGATCCAACATTCACTGGGTATGACTCCCCTTCGTCATTATCATCGTTGCTTTCGTCGCCTCCTCCATCTCCTATTCCGTGACCTTCTCCACAGCCATCTCCCTCTCCATCGCCATCCCCAGATCCATATCCAAACCCCTCGCCCCAGTTGCACCCATGACCATTGCTAAATCCATGTGGATTTTCATAAATAGGCACAGATTCATCTATGATGAAATCCTTAAATTGGTTATTTAGTAAATTATGCATAATTAAGTTAAATTCCATTATTAACATCTATCACAGTATCCTTCTCCAGTCCCAGCTCCATTACCTGTACCTAAACCCCAGCCAGAGCCCTTCCACATCCCTATACCACTCCCATCACCCGAGCCTTTACAATCTGACTCTCCCCACGCATCTCCATCTCCATCTCCCCAGCCATATCCATATCCATCACCATCTTCATATCCACGGCCACTAGAGATTGCAATGGCATCTTCAAAAAGATACGGCGAGTCGCCTGCCATTAAACCTTTAAAATCGTTAATTAGTTGAGTTTTCATAAAAAAAATACATCTAGATCCAATGCCACCCTCCAAAGTCAACAACCCCATCCCCACTTCCTCTACCACTGCCACAACCAAAACCATCACCAACATTATAGCTATCTCCATAACCATTAGAGTGACCGTACCCATAACCAGAACCGTCTTCATTGCCAAATCCTGACCAGTACCCTTCTCCCTGTCCGTCACCACCCTCTTCACCATCTCCATCTCCGCTCCCAGATCCATAGCCAAAACCTATCCCGTTGCCACATCCAGAGCCATTGCTAAATCCAGTTAGGTCTTCAGAAAGATCGAGAGATGCATCTACAACCAAGCTTTTAAATTTGTTAATTAGTAAAGTATTCATAATTTAATTAATTACTACCCCATCTCCATCTCCATAACAAACTCCATTAATTACTACCCCGTCCCCATCCCCATCCCCATAACAATTTCCATTTCCATTTCCGAGTCCATTTCCTGATCCAAATCCATCGCCATCATTGTAGCCATAACTATCCTCACTCTCTTCTCCAACACCATAACAGAAACCTAGACCGAGACCGAACCCACGCCCATTACTCATTACAATCGAATTTTTAAAAAGATAAGCAGAATCGCTATCAGCGATTAAACCTTTAAATTGATTAATTAGTAAAGTATTCATAAATTTCAAGTCCCATACCTCTACCATTACCAGATCCAAACCCAGCTCCATTACCAGATCCAAATCCATGACCTGATCCCGGTCCATACCCAGTTCCATAACAATGTACTGATCGAGAGCCGTCTTCACCAAATCCTGATCCATTTCCAAACCCCTGACCATCTATAGACCCTGAACCGTGTCCATGTTCACATGGTTCAAGTACAGGAGAGCTTGTAAATGCGTGGTGATTACAAAGAGAAAATTTCATAATTTAAATTATCCAGTTAATTGTATACCCAGTACCGTCACCTGTACCATCACCTTTCCCCTTTCCTGATCCTTCATCATATCCAGATGAATAACCAGAACCATCACCAGACCCAGCTCCATCAATAAACCCACAGCCAAACCCATAACCAAGCCCAGATCCATCACCTAACCCATAGCCAGACCCAGATCCATCACCAGATCTACAGATCAAATCAGCAAAATCACCATGATGTCTATAAAATAAATTCATATTATCTATTAAGACTCGTCTCCAGCTCCATCACCTAATCCATTGCAGTATCCTGATCCATCACCTAACCCATCTTCAAACATACTTTTAAGTCCAAATACACCATATCCACAACCAAACCCATAAATAGACCCATAACCACTACCGAATCCATATGCATCACCAGATCCGTCGCCAGTTCCATGACCAGATCCAGATCCAAATCCAGATCCACAAATCAAATCAGCACAATATCCGTTATGTATATAAAGTAAATTCATAAGTTAATCGCTGTTTCTAAAACCAAATCCATTTCCTGTACCATCACCAAAGCCAATACATGTGCTGAACTTGTCTGCTACCCCCATCTCCCTCGCCGTCCCCATCTCCAGCACCATCGCCCTCTCCATATCCATCTCCAGATCCATCTCCAGATCCCTCTCCAGACCCAAAACCACAAGAAGATCCCCACCCGTCACCATAGCCATCACCTTCACCATAACCATCTCCAGACCCAGAGCCTCCGCCTGAACCATAACTAAATCCGCATCCATCACCAAAGCCAGCCGCGAAGCCACATCCATCACCATCACCATATCCAGATCTACCTCCATCGCCAAATCCATGGATTACATTAGGAGAGAATCCTTGATGTGCGTGAAGTAAATTCATAAAATAAAAAAAGCGGAGCAGGGATATTCCTGCCCCGCAATTTTTCGTATTACTATTCGACGAATTTAATGTAAGTAGCCTCGGCTTCTGGAGTAGTTGGGATATATTCAATAGCATTCGTCAGATAAACCTCTCCGGTTGCATTCAAACGGCCTCCTTTAATGCCGTCTTTAGCTACAGCAGATAGACTTAGACCGCCGCCTTCCCATTTCCATAGTCGCAAGGCATTTTTTAGTTTCACTTCCATCGAATTAGTTGGGTTTACATATTCTACGTCTCCGATATGAACACCAGCCGAGTATGTTCGAATGATACAGCGGCGACCTAGCATTGGATGAGGAGGGGAAACAGATGAGTTAAGCCCTGAAAACATAGAAGCTAACTGTTTGGCTTCGCCAATTGTCATATTGTCAATCATATTATTATTTTGTTTTTGTTTTTTAACTAAGAAAAAATGGTAGGCCATGATGGAATCGAACCATCGACACAAGGATTATGAGTCCTCTGCTCTAACCGCTGAGCTAATGGCCTGTAAATTGGTAGGTACTGAGGAATTCGAATCCTCACTGGAACGATTTTAAGTCGTTTGTCTCTGCCGTTGGACTAAGTACCCATTTGTTGAGAAAGATTGGTAGCCCCACCAAGAATCGAACTTGGATCATCTAATTAGAAGTCAGATGCTTTATCCGTTAAGCTATGGGGCCTTTTGTCTTTCTTTTACTATTCTAGCACAACCAAACCGAAAGTCAAGGGATTTTAGTAAAATCTTTTAGCAAAATCTTCATCAAATGGTCGAATTTCTTCAATATTTAAGCAAATACATTTGATTCCGTTGTAATTTGACTGATGAGATTTATGAAAATGGCCATAATGCCAAGTCTTTATTTTCTTTTCCTGATTTTCTATTAGAGAGTCTACCCAATCTTTAATAGACTGAGATTCTTTTTCTAGATCGGAAATTAAATCTTGATCATATTTAGCGAAAGCGACCACCATTTCCCCCTTAATTGGAAAGCTTGTGACCTCAGGAAAAGAAGAATGAGTCACTAAATGATTAATTTCAGTCTCTATTTTCTTAAAAGGCTTAAATGCCTCATCTTCCCAAATATCAATTTCATTTATTCTTTGAGATCTGTCAATGGAAATCGCTCCACCATTGAAAAGTATTTTTTCTCCATTCCAAGTAGCAATCGTTCCATCTCTTAGAAAATGTATACCTCCGTAATAACCGCCATACATTCTACCATCGAAAAAAGATGGGTCATCGTGATTCCCTCTAACAACATAAACATTTTTGCTAAAGTTATTTAATTCTTGCCCTAATTGTGAAATTTTAGGCATAGAACCTTTAAAACCGACTCCAAAATCACCTACATGGATCAAGTTTTGAGTATCTCCGAGTTCAGCCCATCTTGAGATAGACCGATTACTCCCATGGGTATCACCAATAATATCTATATTGCCTATAATATTCATTTAAATTTAATTTCGTTTGGTAATGACATCTCTAAATATTCTAAGTACTCAGCATTATCTTCTTCTTTACTCTTATCGTCAAAATCTATTTTTACTATTTTTAATGGTTTCGAGCTTAAAATTCTAGAGATTTTATCGTTTTCAAAGATTAGAGCCACATTTACAGGTCGATTTGATTCATTATAATTCATTTAATTCTGCTCCATTTAATTTTTTAGATTACAATGGATATACTTACGAAAAGGCAGAATGTTATTACAGATATTTTATATCAGGAATCTTAAGTATTTTTATTAAAAAGCCAATTTAAATCAACTGTACTTCCATTTTCTTTCCACCAATCAGATATTATGCTAGACGACTCTTTCTGGCTATTTTTATGTTCGGATTTAATAAAATCTGGATAGAAAGAAGATTTTACATTAATATTTTCAACAAATAAAGGGAATGTATAAATATTTTCTTTATTAGAGACGTTGTATAAAACATTTTCAATGAAAGGGGTACTTTTAGGGAAAAATGGTAAATTTAAATCATAACTATTGTCGCCCTTAACATAACAATCTATAATTATTTTAGCATATTTTCTTGAAATTAAATAAGAACATGCAGACCAATTATCCCAATCATACTGATGGAGTCTTACATAATCTTCTAATCTTTCTTTTACAAAAGGATCTTTAATTAAAGATAATTGAACTGCCAACCAGCCATTTGGTAAATTTTTAATTACATAATCCCAATCAAAAGACCAATACTCATTCATGCTTAAAAGCAAATCGTCTTCACAAAAAAAACCATATTCATCATCAGAATTAAAAAACCAATCCTTGATAGCTTTTAAGTGAGAAAGGACAGCAGATATTTCTCCTGCGTTCATAAAACCCAGTAAATGACTTTCAACTTTTACATCTTCGCCTAATGGATTTTTTAGATTTTCGTAACCATAAGTGAAATTATAACTTAAATTATACTTTTCGCATTGTTTTATAAATAAAGATTGCCTTTCTTCTAATCTTTTTAAAGTTATGCAATTTATAGTAGGTAAATTAATTAAATTATTCATTTTTATTTAAATTTTTAGGATACTTTTCTCCTAACATTTTTCTTAAATATTGCAAGCAATTATCTGCCCATTCTTTTTTAGAAATTTCCCCTGCTTTTAATTTTTTATATAAATCGGAATGAAAAGAAGAATTATATTCAGGATTTTTCATTTTTTACTATAAAGATGCTCTCTAATTTCGTTAATATAACGACTTACAGACATTAAATTTTCAGATTGATCTCTCCTTTCTGAAAGAGCCTCTATCCAAGCTTCCTGTCCCTGAACATAATAATCTCTAGCATGGAAATCTATTTCTTCCCATTTTTTGACAAAAGTGTTAAAAGCTTTAGACAATTCATCGTATTGCTTGATCAAGCTATCTCTTCCTGTCCCATTAGAATGTATACTAGGTAGTCTCATACTTCAATATATCATATTAATTTTAGTTGTCAAACTTTTAATTACAATTTAAAGCCAAGAGGGTTTTTCTCTTTTGCTCCATTTAAACAAATGAGTTTTGCCTACCCTGTAATAATCTTGATAGTCTGTCACTATGCACGAGGTTTTACATGCCTCAATAGCGCCAAAGCAACGAGGAGGATCAATAAATCCAGTGTCAGGCAGATTAGGCAAATTATCAGCGAACCAATCTGCAACATTTTGGCTTTTATGTTTTTTACCATATCTGTATGTATACTCGCCACACAAAGCGTAACAATAATCTAAAGTCCAAATAAAGTTGTCGAGGCTAGATCTAACCCAGACAGCCATGGGATGATTAGCATGAGTGTGTTTGTAAGGAGCGCCTCCCTTAGGATAAGCTGTCGCCATCATCTGGCAAGCTTCAAGGATGATTTTTACCACATGGCGGTCCACATGGTACTCTGCGCATTTTTTTGGTTCAAGGTCAAGGAAGAAGATGTTCACAGAATGAATATACTACTTTTCACAAGAAAATCAATAGCTTTTTTTCACAGAAAGCTAAAAAACTGTCAAATGGTGGACCTAGTGGGTAATGCTCCCACGTCTTTAATTCTTCCTCACCGATTAGTTACATGTTTTTCTTTTTTTTCGATAAAAGACAATCTATTTTCTTTTACTGTAAAACAACAGTCATTTTGAGAAAATGATAAACAAACTTATTTTCTTTAAATAAGCAAACTAGCTATTTTCTGTTTAAAGGAATAACTTCCCACCCTGCTAGACAGATGCCATTTCTGGACTGTATTTTGCAAGTACCTCGTCTGCTGAATTGAAGATGGCTTCAGCTTCGGCAATCAAGGCGTCGAACTCATTGGTTTCGGCATTTATTTGTTTTTTCCCGTTTTTTAAAGTGGCCAACGAGAATCCACTACATGCTAACCAGTAACTCGAAATTAAATCGAATCTATTTAGGCCCAAAAATTTCAAAGAACAGACTTAAGGTTGTAAATTAAACCCAAAGTAAATAGGATTACCTTCCACAGGCAAATAAAGATCATCCACCGATTCTCCTAAACCTTTCTCAATCTTAGCTAAATCGTATAAAGTTTCAGATAAGGCATTGCCCTCTTCTTTCAATCTCAAAGCCTTTACATTAAAATAATCATCAGAAGAAGACAAAAATAATTCGATCTGATAACCAATATCAGAAGCTTGGCTTACTCTTTCTGGTAAAAACCTTTTCACCAAAGGCAAATAACAGTTTTCAATTTCTTGAATAATTTTCATTTTAGTCGTTTTTACAAATAATTAATTTAATTTCTGATTCTTCAAACAATTCGCTAAGCATAGAGATAATAACCTTCCAACTACCTCCAGATGTTTTACACCCCAGATCAAAAGGTATCGCGATTCTATATCCGGGTTTTAGATAAATTTTTAATTCTTCAAAAGCTAGATAAAAAGCTTCATAGTTTGTTTTTCTTCCTATTCCCTGAATTTTTTCAAAGCATAGGTTAAAAATCTCACCGTTTTTAGTTTTGATAAAACTGACCGAGCCTAGGCCTTGAGCCCTTAATAGACTTTGGTGGCAAGATTTTAATAGTTCTGGATATTGAGAGAACAGAATCTTAGATGTAGAAGAATGGCCAGACCAATTGCTATTAACTCCATGAGCAATACCATCAATCTTTTTTTCCTCGAACAATTCTATCAAGTTTGTTTTTTCTAATAGTTCTATCATTTTAAATTTAGGTTTACCGAAAATAAATTCTTAACTTGATATACTCTTGATTGCCTCCCAGCACCGACATTAGTTCTCTGAGAGATCTTATTGGCGAAACCAGTTTTCTCCATAATTTTAATTAAAATATAAAACTCTTGCAGGGTCAAATTTATATTTTCCAAAACAATAGATTCGTGTAATTCCTTAACTGTGCCAGTATGCATTTCTTGTGGTTTGTTTTAATTTTATACAAATTATCAATCATCTACTAGTAGTTCTCAAGGGAATCTTACGCAAATTGTTATGCAATATTTTATACACTAGTATTTAATTGAAGATCTTATCTAAATTTATATATTTAGCGTAATTTTACTAAATCTTCAACATTAAATCCAGTTGAATTGTAAGTGTAAATAAAATCATCAGGAAGAGGAGTATGGAACCCATCGAACTCTTTTCTAGAAGAAATATGATTCACAAACTCTCTAAATTCAGGTTCAATTTTCTTTGGGATCAAAGAATAAGGACTATTTAAAGCTCTAGCCATAGCAATTTCAACACCTTTTTTCTTACTAGCATTTTCTCCCTTCATTGGCATAGAAAATCCTACGTGAACGACTCCTTTTGCTTCGTTTTTAACAGCAACAATAGTCCCTACTAGTTTTTTATCCCGTCGAATATGTTGTATTTTCATTTTTATTTTTGTTTAATCTAAATCACTCATTTCTTTAATAATATTCAAAAGGTCATCCCTGCTTACTATAGTAGCTGGGACCTCAGCAGGAGGAACTAATTTAGAAGAATTTAAATGATCAATTAAATACGAACACTGACCCTTTCGATTCTCAAGTGACGTTTTTTCAACAGAAAAGATATTTTTACCGTTACGATAAGTTTTGACTAAAACAGTAGATAGTAATTCCATAAGTATTTTTTATTAACTAAATTTATTAATCTCTGACATTTCTCATGCTTTCAGAGAAATAATCATACTCTTGCTGGAAGTCGATTTCCCATGTGCCGGGAGACAATTTAATATCATTATGCCTATCAGCTATAGCGCAACGAACAGTGGTCTCAACTGAATTTTTTATAAAGCGCCTGTCCCCTTTTTTATAAACATTCACTCCGGGTTTTAGATCTACGACGTGATGGTTGCCCGTTACTTCGCTGTCAGCAATTACAACATATTTACTTTCGATTTTCTCTTGTTCAGCTTCAGCAGGGAGACGAGACGAAAACAAAACACATTCACCGTGAACGATAGCTTTTTTTAATTTTTTCATATAAAGTAATAAGATGACTATTTGAGTATACACATTTTAGTGTTTTAGTCAAGACCTTTTTCAAAAAATCTTTATTTGTTTAAGTTTTTTATTAATGAATTACTGGAATTTATAACACCTTCTTTGATTGAAGTCCTAATCGTATTTCTCAAAGGTATTCTTAAAGAAGAAGTTACCGAATAAGAAAGAGAATTATCAATTAAATGACTCATGGGATTAAAAAAAGAAGAGTTTAGTAAATCCCAAGGTTCACGCCGAGTTTTTGCCAAAAGAGACATTTCTGTTAAATATCTTGTTTTTGCAATTACTTTTTGTTTATCAATATCCGCATTCATCTCTCTGATTTTAGATTTTATTAATGGATACGCTTTAATACCATTAATATTTTCTGACATAGGATTTATGAAGGACAACATTATACCTGATGCATTTTCAATCTCGCAGGATGACAGTAGAGAGACCCAAAACTCTTTTAAGATAGGATCTCTCAATGAAGCCCGAGCAGATTCGCCTAAAATAGAATTTTTAATCATTATTTAAATATTCTTTAAAATAAATACTGTTTAATTCTTCGACTACATTCCTACAACATGTTGGGTCCATAGAATTAGGGATCAATAAAGATCTCCAATGAAAATCTACTATATTTTTCCTAAGACTACTTTCAAGTGAAGAATTAATAGAGTCCAAAATAGGCCTACGAATACTGGAATTATATTCCCTTGGTAAAAACCTAATTTTATTTTTCAGTCTATATGACATATAAGAAATATATCAAGAAATCGAAAGGACATTTAACTCTCTGCCCCGGAATCTTTCTTTAATAGCGTCTTGCAGGGACCTGCAACGAGGAGAGACAGCTTCAACATGCCAAACTCCAGTAGTCTGATTAAGCATTTTCAAATGCGGAGCGAATTTCACCCCTACAAATAATTTCTTCATATCCCAAAGTTCATACTCAGATTTTGTCCACCACTCCTCATCGTAATTTTCATAAGTGTCTATTTTAGTGCCCAACTCTAACATTCTCTCTACGCCGTATTTTTTGACAAAAGCCATTTTTACATCAGCATTTTTAATAGAATTATAATACTGAATATTTAATTCATGAGATGGAGTTTCAGCCAATTCTTGAGGAACTGTTATTCCATCCAGTGACCATACATTGGGAGCGAAAGCTCCTGCATACTCAATAGCTGGACCATCGCTATCTGCATGGACTTTCCCTTCTTCATTGATTTTAATCTTCAATGGCTTTTGAGAGACAATACATACATGATCAAGAGGGAAAATCATTCCAAGTTTAGTAGAGTCTTCCCAAATTTTATATTTAGCTAAAATATCATCTTGAACTTTAATTTTCAATTCATTAAAGACATAATCATAAAAAGAAAATAATGATGCACCGAAAGATCCATCTAGAAACGGATTAACAAAATCAGCAAGTTTCATTCTCGTTTTACCACTTACGTAGTCCTCAACTCTCCCTAGGATCTCATTGACAGGAGTTCCCTCTAAAGCAATGTGACAGGCAATCCATGCAAGAATAGGATTATCTACAATGATAACCGGTGTTTTTTTTCGATTCAGTAGTTCCGTTTGAATCTTATTAACAATATCTAGAGTCTCGTCATAGTCAAGACGGTCTGTATTATGACCGATAGCAATCCATTTTTTAATGTAATCCGCTTTAGCAGCTTCGTTTTCAGGAGTCAAAGATTTAATTTTCATATGTTTAAATATTTTTATATTGTTTATTTTCTACTTCTTTATATTCTAAAACTTTTTCGACATCTATACAGTTTAAAGCTTTTCTTTTTAACGAATGAGGACAATTAGCTCTATAAGCCTTCCAGACAATTTTACCATCATAATTTTGCAATTTAATGTGCCAATTTTTGATTAATCTAATTTGATTTCTTTTTTTATTTTGAACAGTCATTTTATGAGGTTCATAATTTTATATTTCAACGGATCTATAATGCTCGCCGAGATCTCTCCGTCAAAAAAAGCATTGTCTATTATAAAGTCAACACTTTCTTTTTTAGAAATATTTGTGTACTCATGATCATCTTCAAATTTTTGTTTACACAGATCTAAATATTGATTAATCGTTTTCATTTAATTTATCAATTATATCATTTATTGAAAGATCTTTAACCATATTATTATCTGGATAGTTTATTAAATCATAAATTGAGCGTCGAATAGAAAATGCATTAAACGAAGAATGAAAAATTAAATCATTAATTAAAAACAGAAAAGAACCCTGTATTCCAAGGCACACTTTATGACCAATTATATCATTGACTTTATACTCGTTAATATTAGAAATTTTCATTTAATTTGTTAATCATTTTTTGTGTTAATCTTCCAATTGAATTCCCGAATGGATTTTCAACTAAATGATAAATTGAATCATCTGTTAAATCCTCAATTGAATGAAGAAATGGGTTTTGTATTAAATTCAAAATTTTCCATTTAACTGAATCATAAACTAAATTATAAGTTCCGTAACAGTACAAACTAAAACTTTTCATTCAATTGATCTATTAAATATTCTGTTGAATTACAGATTGAAATGAAATAACTATCAGAAAAATCTACGATTGAGTTCTCAATAGAAGGAATTAATGGATTACTGATAGCGTATAAGATTGAATCCCAGACTGGAATTTTTACAGAACGCGAAACTCTACCATGAAGCGGATTAAAATCAATCATTTAATTTGTTAATTGAATTTATAGATTGACGCAAGATTTTATTGCCAGTCGAAACTTGTACAACATTAGAAACAGTATTTTTAACTAAATAATAATTTGAATTTCTGAATGAACTGTATATAGAATCTATAGATGAAGAATCACTAATAGAATGGAATATACGTTCACTGATTGTAATTTTTATGTTATAAAGATTTCTCATTTAGCTTTTTAATTAAATTTAGTTCTTTAATCGAATTTATAAATGAATCCTCTACTGAATTTTCACTTGAACCTCTCACTTTCGAAAATGTTGACTCCGAGAGAGAACAGAATAGTGAATAGTCAATCGAATTATAAATTATTAAACAAATTTGATTGTAAACAGATTCATTTATTAATTTTTGAACTTTATTAATACTTTTCATTCATTTTTTTAACTAAATTTTTAGCAGAATCTTTTACTGAATATTTGACAGGATCTCGACCCATAAAATATATAGGAGAAAAAAGATAATTCTTTAAAGAAAAAAGGGAATCTAATCCGCTAATTGAATTATAAACTGATGTCCAAATTTTATTTTTCATTCAATTCTTTAATTAATTTTTGAGCAGAACTTTGAATTAAATTTTCAGAGGAATCTCTAACTGGAATTTCAATTAGAGTATAAATTAAATTTTGGACTGAATAATCAACAGAGTGACGTAGAGAATTATAAAGTAGATTTGTTATTTTATTCCTTACTTCCCATCGTATATGAACACTTTGCATTTAAATTATCTATAAGAATTTTTGATGAATTTTGAATAGCTCGCCATATAAAATTATTAACTGCATGTCCAACAGAATCCTGAAAAGAATAAAGAGTTGGATTTAGCATTGAAGTCGAAATTGATTTCCACATTAAATCAGAAATTAAATTACTTGTTTTAATAAGTTTTTCATTTACTTGATCATTATAAATGCGAATTTTATAAGAAGGTTTCATTCTTTGTTTACTTTAGTTAGACTCCCAATCTCCTTCGCCATTTGTGAAATAAACATTTTTAAAATTTAATTGATTCAACATATTAGAACAGCATTCGCAAGGCTTACTCTGATTGAACTCTCCATTCCTGTCAATCCTTAATACAGCCAAAGAATATTTTCTGCAATCAGTCTTACCAAATTTAATGGCCGCAGCAAGTTCTGCATGGAGACGAGAGAAATCTTGATACCCATATTTTTTAATTTGAGGATGAGTCTTTTTTGAATTCACCCCTATTGATAATATATTATTACCTTTAAAAATAAACGCAATATGGAAACACCTGCTCTCACGAGATAAGTTATCCCAAGCTAAAGTTTTAATTCTTTCTAAAACTTTTCTTTTTTTAATTATCACTTTTTGTCCTTTAAGAATGAGGAATCTATAGACTTGAGTATACTTGCCAATGCTTCGATTTCTGAACCTTTAGTCTCTTCTACTAAAACCACTTTTTCATTTGAATTGTCAACGACTTCTAATAGCCAAGACTTTTCTCCAAAATCTATACGTTTTAGGAAATTTACACTATAACCATAATAGTTTATAATACTAAAGGGAATGCTCATTTCTCATGACTGTACTGTCATTTTATCTTACTGTCAATAGGTTTTCTTACTTCTATATAATATTTACTATTATTATTATCATAGCAGATTAAAGAAGATTCCCCCTTTGGTAAAGAATCTTGGAAATACTCATCAACAATTTCCCATGCTTTTTCTGGTAGTTTATTTAACAAATTCTTATGAATTTCCAAATTGATCTCTGGGTCTTCGATGTAAAATTCTTTAGTTTTCTTAAAGCCTAGAATCTCAGGTAAAGGCTCATCAGAAACTTTACAAGGATCATCAAATTGACGGAAGAAAGGATTAAAGAAACCATTATTAAAGTGAACAGCTAAAAACTGCTCAAAGGTTTTTTGAATTTCATATGCTATATTACCCCTTCCTATTTCTTTACTTGAAACAGAAAAAAATTGTGTCCCTTCTAAAGCAGGCCTCTTAATAGCTAAATTTATTGGGTACGAGTTTTTATCAAGCTCTGAAATATTTTCAAATTTGCGTTTAGATGGGAAAACCGTATCCATAACAATAGAACTAATCAATTGTTTTTCTTCTGCGCAAAGAAATTTATCTTGATAAACAATGTCTAGAGCTATATCAACCTGACCGGATCGAAGCCTTGAATACATTTCAACAGCATCTTGAATTAGCTTAAGATGTTTAAGAGTCAGTTTTACGGTATAGAATTCTGGGTTCATCTTATTTTATTCTTCTTCAGAGTTTTGTTTTTTCTTTTTAAAGGAATTTATTTTTTTTGATTTCTTCTTTGAGAATATCAAATCCCAGTTTTCATTATATTTTTTATAATCTGAAATACGATTTCTGTCACCTTTTCCGTTTTGCATATTTACTAATTTACTTTTTTGAAAATTTCGTAGTCGCTTTTGTGCTCAACATATTTGTTCCATATAGGTTTATGGATTTCCCTATTACTGACTGCATACTCTCCTTTATATAGAGAATATGAACATTTGCCTACACTATCAAGGTAAATATAAAGAAGTTTTGCCTTCTCCATACTCTCGTTGTCCTTTTGTCTTTTTTCGATTAAATTTGAAATAAATTTAGAAAATAGGTTTTTCATTGGATCTTTAATATATAGAGAAAAAAAAGGTTGTCAAGTTTTTTATTTTTTATAAATTAATATTTTTTCTTCTTATAAAATTTAAATCGAAGGTTGTATAATTAATAGGATATTTATTAAATGGCAAAAGTGTAGGGCTAGTATATCTCCAACCTGCCCCCCATTTTTCATTCAAATATTCAAAGTTAATTAAATTAATTTCATTCAATCTTTTTGCTAAATCAGGATTAGATTTTTTAGTTTGACTCCCATGAATATAATATTCTGTACAGAATCCTGTCCCATGCAAATAAGGCTTGCTCAAATTACACACTCTTTTAATATTTCCATTATGCAATCTCAATATATAATCAGCATCTTCACTATAAGCAGGAGTAAGATTCTCATCGAATAAACCATATTGCTGAATTACAAAATCTTTAATCAAGAAAAGATCCCATGCTCCTTGGCCGAAATCTCCTCCATAAGGATGCACCATACCCACCTCTGGGTCTTTAGCATTTTCGAAGATTTCTTCTAGCAGTCCCTCTGTGAATGCTATATCGTCGTTTACTATGATCCAATACGGAGAATTTATATAAGATTTTATAATCAAATTCCAAGCTGCCGAAACTCCTAAATTAGCAGGTAAATGACATATAAATAATTTATCAATAAATTTATTCTCTATTAATCTTAACTTTTCAAGTTCGTTTGTTATTTCGTCTTTTCCATTATTATTAAATATAATAAAATTCTCCAATGGGTAATCTATACTTTCATATAAACGCTTTACCCAATGGGGATTTTTCATTACAGCTGTTCCTATAACAGGTATTTTATTCATTTATTATTTTTTTGTATGTATTTAAAATTCAACTTTAGATACAATATTATATGAAAAATAAATCATAAATTGTCCAAGATGGGTATTTTTCCAATAATCTCTAAAATCATATAAATACTGATCATTGAAAATATCTACAGTTATATCTTTTCCTGTCCTTTCGTATACATGTATATCTAAGCAGTCTCTTAAATATAAATCTCGGAATTCAATGAACCTTTCTACTGCATTTTCATGATCGTTAATATGCCATTCTCCAGCGAAATTTTTAATATTATTTCTAATAAAATTGTAGTTCTCTTTTGTAAAGATTGAATATTCCCCACCTTCGCAATCAAATTTTAAAAAATCAATTTTAGAAATATTATAATCTTTAATAATTTTTTCAAATGTAGTGGTAGAATATAAATCTCCTTCATGTTCATATATATAAACTCCGTTTTCTGGTATAGATTTTATATCTTCTTCATCAGAAATTGCCTTATTTATAAAAACAACAGGACCATGGGAAACATTTTTTCGCAAATAATTTATAACATTATTTGATGGCTCAATACAATAAACCTGTTTCGGTTTTTTATCCAAAATTGAAAAAGTAAATGACCCATAGTTTGCCCCAATATCAAATACTATATCATCAGTTTTTACTTCTTGATGTTTTTCGTATGTTCTATAAATAAAATTTTCATTTTTAAATAAATTCACGTACTCTTGGTCTAAAGTCCCCCAATCGAAATTTGATATATTACTTACCCATTCTTGATTTTTTTTCGTGTTATCAATATAAATAATAATTGTTCCATAATATTCGATAAACCAATCATCCCAAAGACTCCATTTGATATCCATGTCATCCATAGAAAAAATTTGATGATTTTGCATTTCTTTTAAATACAAATCTCGAAATTCTTTAAATTTATCTTTTAATTCTCTATTATGTAAATGCCATTCTCCACTTATTTTTTTTACATTATTTTTTATCCATTCAAAATTTTCTAAATTAAATACATCGTATTCTCCACCTTCGCAATCTATTTTTAAAAAATCTATTTTCTCAATATTATATAAATCTATAAATGTTTTAAAGGTTAAAGAACAAGCCTCTGATTGGATAGACCACATATCAGGAAAGTTTTTATTATATAACCCATTAAAGATAATTTTACCATTTTTATCAGAGATGCCTTTGTTCAATAAAACAACATTGCTTTTATCTAATAAATTAGAACTTAAATTTTGAAATAATTCTGGATGAGGTTCTAAACAAAAAACTTTTTTAGGGTTTTTCTCTAGTATATTATAAGAGAATGGGCCTACACTAGCACCTATATCTACGACGATATCATTCTCTTCTACGGAAAAAAATTTCTGATAATCATCTTTATCTATTATTTCATGTTTTAATATATTTAAAAACCAATCATCTTCGGCTATGAGACCCCAATCAAAATTTTTGTCAATCATATTTAAATTAAGTTTTTTTCAACTTCAAAATGGGCACTATCAGGAGGAGCAGCATTCTCGCAAAATTTACACAAATCAAAAGTTGAAAATGGGGCAGGCAATATATCATCATACTCTTGATTAAATAGATTGCCTATTATATGATCTAATCCATAATCCATACAACACAAAGAGACATCTCCATTAGGAAGCAAAACATTATGATATAATCTTTCATAACAGTTGCAAGTCATTTTTTTATCTCCATGATAAATTGTTTTATATTTATCTTTTAAATTTAATAACTCAGGCTTTAAAATAGACTCATGCCTTAGGTTACCTGCTCTGGACCACATTTCGCTAGGTTGTATACCATCAAATACATGTTTTACTTTTTCGTGGACTGATCCCATAGACATTATATAAAAATTATTAATTTCATTTCGGATTGAGCCGATATACTCTATTAACTCTATATATTTATTGCTTATAGGATGCTTTGCTAAAAGTTCATTATCGGGGAGATGCAGAACAAAACCTCCGTTAGGATGACCAGCGAATGGTATATGTTTTATTCTCTCCATATCTGATATACTCATACCTATACCAGTCGTAAATACAGCTATACCATGGCCTCTCTCATATGCATAGAGAACCATATCAGTGCAATTTTTGTTTAACCAAGGTTCTACAAAACCTGCAAATGTAATTCTTATTTCTTTAGGTAGTTTATCTATAATTTTTTTATAATCTTCAAAAGATAATACTTTATTTCCTTTATATTTTTGAACCAATAATCTTTGAGGACAAAAAGAGCAGTCAACAATACATCCATTTAAAGGAATAGATGTCGTGATCTCTAAACAAGCATAAGGGGTTGATTTCCAGTAATTTTTTAACATTTTTTATTAACTTAAGTTTTTTAGATTATAAAGGACAGATTGTTTATGATTCTCATCTAAGGGCTCATGAATAGAAAGATATTTGAATATATCTCTAGATTCTTCGCATAATCCTGTCCACCATGCGCTTACAGCTTTTTCGAAAATTATACCATAAAATCCCGGATAGTCAATATCTGTTTTCAACTTTATACAATCATCTGAAGAAACTTTTTCTCCAATAGAAGATATTAAATATGCATTAAACCATTTTTGAGTTCTTTCATAGAATCTACTTAAATAAAAATACCCTTCAGGTCTTTTAGGCATTAAAGCTACTGAATGTTGAAGCATTCCTTCTACAGAATTATTCCTACAACCTTGAGACTCAAAGCACATAGATGCCCTTAATAAACATTCGTAAGACAATAAACTATCATAAGCTCTTTCAGCACACCTTAAATAATAAGAAACAGCAGAAGCCATTTGGCCTATATTATGATAGAAGTAGCCCATACAAAAATTAATTTCAGCAGAATTAGGAAATTCTATATAGTGATTTAATAAACATTTTAATACATCTTCTTCACCCATTATTTTATAGAAATCTGTAATAGAATGGATATTCATCCAATCTTTTTTATTCTTAATAAAATTTTCATAATTTATCTCTACGTTTATGTCAATTATATTTTGACTGCCTTTCCTTATGATTCCTAAGCCGTTATCCATATCAATAGTAATCATTTCCAGATCACTCCTATCTCTTCTTAAATTAACAAATGCTTTCCAGCAATCTCCTGTCCATATACCTCCTGAATATGGTATCGTTTGCATCTTTTCGTCGTAAGGCAACATATCATGACATATTATAACGCCTTCTTCACTAAGACAATTTAAACTGTTTACAATATCTTTATATACTTGATCAGAGTGATGTAAGCCATCAATCAATATAATATCGAATTTTTCTGTATTCTCTTTGAAAAAAGTATCAGAATCTTTTTTTAAAATATCACTTAAAGATGTATTCGGGTCAACCCCGATTTTATAATCTATTTTTACTTCTTTAAATGTTATAGCATTATCAATACCTATCTCAAGGTATTTTTTATAATTATTTTTTTTAATTAAATAATTTATTATATGTATTTTATCCATTTATATTTTAAATTTATTTTCTACTATTTCATAGCTATAATTATGAACGAAATCTTTCCCATTAAAATCTCTACTAAATTCTTCTTCTATCAAATCATCCCAATTTCTATCATTTTTATGACTCCAATTTTTAACTTTTCTAAGCATCTCTTTTTTATTTTTAACCCATGAATAATGATGCAGAAGAACATTCCCATCCAATCCTAAAATAGGAGTTAAATCACCATGTATTAGTCTTTGTTCATCCCATAATTTTTGATAGAATTGTTTTAATTCTAAGGGACTATTTAAGTCCCAATCTTTACAATCTTTTTTTTGTATAAGAACTCCAGCGCTTTCTGTTTGAGTAGCTTTATAGAAAGGCTCTCTAAAATACCAATTACAAGTAAAATTAAAACATAAATCTTTAGAACTATTATGTTGGAACCATTCTTTAAAATTGTCATCGACTATTTCATCAGAATCTAAAAATAAAACCCAATCATTCTTAGCTGAATCAAGACCCGTTTTTCTACTGAGGTTATTATAATAAGTAGGGATTTCTGTAACTCCTTCCCACCGTATATTTAATATTTTACATTTATTAAAACTATTTATTATATCTATTGATTTAGATAATAAATCATCATTTTCCTTTTCGCCATTGTAAAAATGATCGCATATAGTAACTATAATTTCATCACTAAACTTGTCACATTGTAATAGATTTATTTTTAAAAATTTTAAATCATTAGAGTTGTATTGTAAAACTGTTGATATCATATTAAGAATAAACGAATTTTTCAATAAAGCTTTTAGGGCATTTTAATAAATAAGCTGCATTGTCTTGAAAACCGAAAGAGATTAAATAATTATCTTCGTATTCAGCTAATCCTATACAGAACTCAACATCTGCATCCATAAAATGGAATTCAGGAGTAACTTTAACTATATCAAAATTTTTGTCCCACACTATAAAACGATGATAATAAACAGCATCTTTTCTTCCAGCTTCACTTTTAAATAAATCTACTTCGTGAGTTATAGCAAAGTAACCATCTTTAAAAGGTAAAATTTGAGATCCACCTCTTAAATCTCTAGGAAGATTTACAGATTTTCCAAATTTAAGAGTTTCAGAAAATCCAGTTTCAGTATCAAATTTAACTAACTCTGTTGGATTTGCCCACTTTACATAATGGAATGGCATATCCAAAATTGGCATCCAATTTTTTTCACAATAAGAATCAGGATTGGTTAATAATTCTATCCTTTTTCTACTTATTTCTTTAACTCCGTTTTCAAAAATTTCTATTTCAGATAATTCCATTCTCCCTTGACCGTTAGTGGTTGTATCTCTTCTAACTCCACTAATAAATAATTTATTATCCCATTCTATTAAACGAGCATCTTCTAATCCTACAAAGTCCCACAGAGGTTCGTATATATCGAATTCGCTTGTATCTATTTTAAAGAATTTTTCTATTTTAAATTTATTTGATAATTCACAATACCAATTCCAAGTTCTTAAGTGTACATCATTCTCAGGATGAATATAAGTCAATGGTCCATAAGGATGTTGAAATAATTTTTTCTCAGAATGATAGAACGTATAATTAACATGTCTAATTATAACTGTTATTTTTCCATCTTTTACCATTACAGATGGATTCATTAATCCTGTGCCATTTGTAAATTCTGAAGGTAAAATGAGAGGATATATATCTCCCCCATTATTCAAAATACATTTTACCAAATTTTTTTCCATAATTTAATATATTCAGATTTTATTTTCTTATTGTATTGTAATTACTTTTCACAAAGTCAACTGTTTCTTTAAGACCATCTCTTAAAGAAGTAAACTGAAAATTAGGCAAATATTTTTTAATTTTAGAATTATCACTAGGTTTTCTATATTGTCCATTAGGTTTAGATTCGTCCCATATAACTTTTCCATCGAATTCCATTAATTCAACTACTAAATTTACGACTTCTCTAATAGAAATTTCTTGGCTAGAAGATAAAATGATAGGTTCTTCTTCACTGTAATTTTCCAAAATCCATTCTGAAAGAAAAGCCACATCTCTACTAAATATAAATTCTCTTAATGGTTCACCGTTTCCCCAAATAGTTAATGGAGTATTGGTATTTTTAGCTATATAGCATTTATGAACTATACATGGGATCACATGGCCATTTATTAAATTAAAATTATCATTTGGGCCATAGATATTGCATGGGATTACACATTTATAATTAGTTCCGTATTGCTCTTTGTATGATTTAATTTGAATATCCAACATCCTTTTAGAATAGGCATAAGAGTCATTAGAAAAATGAGGAGGACCTAAATGTATTTTTTTTTCAGTCAAAGGATAAGATGTATCGTCTGGAAAAATGCAAGTTGATAAAAATGCTACTAAATTTTTGACTCCATGTTTAAAAGAAGAATTGATAACATTTGTATTCATCATAATATTCTCATAAAAAAAATCTCCTTTACTTGACATATTACTTAAAACTCCCCCAACTTTTGCTGCACAATGAATTAAATTATCTGGCTTCTCTTTTTCAAAAAACAAATCAACATCTTTTTGATTTATTAAATTTACATCTTTAGATGAAAGCTTAATGCATTTATCAGAAAACTCTGATCCAACTAGACCTGATCCACCTGTTATTACGGTTTTCATTTATTTTATTAATTTGTATTTTTTAAATTCTTCTAATATTAAAGGCATAGCTTTCTGATTTAAATGGATATGACAGCTATCCCAATCATCTAAATAATCAGGATTAGTTTTGCCATCCATGACCATATTATCAAAAATAGAAAGGATTCCAATCCCAGTCCCTATACTTAAAGATTTTAAGTATTTGTAAAAAATCTGTGTCCATTCATTTCTTTCTATACTTGTTCCAAAAGATGGTCCAGAAGTATAAGGTTTATAATCACTCCAAGATGCAATAGGAGACCAAACTAATAATTTGTATCCTAAATTATGATAATGCATTATCACATCCCAGTATCTATCAACACACTCTTTTATTACATCTTCTATAGAACGATTTTGAATTTCAGATTGTTTCTTAATATGAGCTCTGATATCTACCTCACCAAAACAAAAAGCAATCATATCTTCATTCTTATTTACTCTACTAAAAAGTATTTCATTAATAATTGAAATTTTATTTGATAAATTATAAGCTAAAGCTGGACCTATACGATATGAACGAAAAAAATCCAAAGCATCATCAGAAAGCTGAGGCCATATCGGCTGCATCTCTTCTCTTCCACTAAAAACAGATGAATGACTATCCCCTATACAATGTATCATATTTTTCCTTTAATCTTTTACAGAAATTTTTCTCATAGGTCCATCCATCTTCTCCACCTATGCCCCATTTATTTTTGTTACCATAAACAGTATTAAACATAATATGTACGCCAAATCCATTTTTAACAAAAACTATTTTTTTATCATTTTCCCTAATAAAGTTATTGAGAGATATCTCATCGTAACTATCGTTATTTATTAATGTCAAACTATTTTTCCAGTCTGAAGTCTTAATAAAAAAGAAACTATTTGTAAAATATGGGAGAGAAGATTCAAAAGAAGAGAAACTATATTCTTGTTTATTGAATAAAAGTTCTATATTATTTATTATATAATCATTAATTAAAACTTGAGCGTCATAATTTATTCTCAAAGGATGTATACCTTTTGTTTTCGTATCGAGATCTAACACTGCTTGATTGAAGAGTTTGAAATCCCATTTATCCGCAAGAATTGTAAACGAATTTAAAGGAGAGTAGTCCACCCCCCAAAGACCATTAGGCATTTCTTGTTTTAGAAAAAGATTAAAAATATTATCTTTAACAGATTCCTCTTTAATAAAATCATTTATAAAAAAATCACAAGGAATATTATTACTAAGAGTCGGAGATATTAAGAATTCAGAATCTAGTATTCCAATATTTTCTATTATAAAATTCCAAGTATGATCACTAATAAAACAATCTTCATCTAACTTGCAACTGTATTTAGTAGAGGCTTCCGTAGCTATATTTATTTTACACAAATAATTATCATTTCTATTCTCATCTATTTTATAAAGAGAAGTAGATATACCTAAATCTTCGATAGCTGAATCCCAGTCATAATCTCTAGAATAAAGAATATTAAGATGTATTTTTGATTTATTTTCATCTGAAATATTTTTTAATATATTTTTACTCAAATTGAAATACTCAGGTCTACTATGAGACAGATAATTAATAGTTAAAATTTTCATTTCATTAAATTAGATCTAACAAATTCTTTCATAGGGCAATGTTTAGAATACCCAACTCTTTTTATACTAAAGTACTTATCTGAATGCTTCTGAATAATTTGAGAAATATTTATTATCCAATTCCTTGGCATAGGATTTGATGGATCATATGTTCCAAAATGACTAGGAAATTGCCATTTTTGACCGGACATTAAAATTGAATAACCCGGATAAAAACTAATACAATCAGAGTTTGGGTACTTGTCTAGACATAAATCTATATTTTTTTTACTATTTAGCATAGATTTATTAGTTAAAATCATACATTCCCAATTAGATACCATAGGTTGTTCTAATTTTAAATCTAAATACAAATTCTTCCCATCCCATCTTCCGTAAGGTTGCGAAAGAGGAAATCCTACTACATCTTTCGAAGAATCTTTTCCCTGATATGACTGTTCCCAATTTTCTGTATTAAGAAATTGAGCATAATTACAGTCTTTTTCCAAAACAATTGGATTTATAAAATACTGATTAGCTGAAACTAAGCAGAAGTGATCGAAAGAATTGATTTCCTCTTCAGATAACGAATTTAAAACTTCAGTGAATGCTCCAAAAATAAAACTCGAATGATCGACTGGTCCAAGTTTATGCCTAGTTCTTATTTTCGGATGATTTAAAGTAGGGTGATTTACTATAAAATCGGAATTTTTATGAAAGAATAAAATGTTGTTTATTAAATCATCAATATCTTCATTTGTTTGCAAATCATTATGCGCAAAAATAATAAAACAGCATCTCATTGTCTGTAAGCAATAACTCTACAAATTTTTCCCTCTTCGTTAAAAGATATTGAATCTAAAACTTTTAACATATTTCCGTCTACATTAATTAGAATAGGACAAAAAAAGGTATCGAAGTTTTTATTAGTACTTTCTATTTGTTGAAAAATTTCGCCATAAAAAAATGTATTCCTATAAATTATAATTTTTTCACATTTACTAAATATTTCTTTATTAGCATTTAAGAAAGCTTCTTTCCCCTCTACTTCAATTTCCCAATCAATTAAACAAGCATCATCTGATAATAGTTCAGATAAAGCAGATAAGTCTTTATCAGAAAAAGCTGAAAAATAGTCATTTAGTTTTTTAAAATAGAATTGTTTTTCGAATTTCATATTAAGATTTGTTCTATTCTTTTTTGGATTGCTTGTTTGATATCTATGTATACATCCGGACCTAAGATTTGTTTTAATTTCTTAAAAGAAGGGTAAGAAAAAACATAATGACCGCATATTGAAATAGTTTCTAGTACATTATTATCTGGCTTAAAATCTTTGTCTACCCACTTTACCCATTTATTAGAATCTTTACAAATCTTAAAAAATTCGAATATATATAAATCGCCTCTTTCTTGTAACTTTTTAGCAATAATATCACTTTCTATTTTTCCAAATTCTGGAGCTATATTAATACAATCTAGACCAAGTTCAAATTTTTCCTTTATTAAATCAGAAGACAAATAATCTCCATTATGTTCTTTTGATATAAAATTAAATTTTTGACTAATTTTAATCATATCTTTTAATTGATCAGAAGAATATGAACCTATATTTTTATTAGCTTTTAAAGCTGTTCCAGATTGTATAACTAAATATTTTATATTACTAAAAACTTCTGGATTCAAATTATTTTTTAGATCCGAAACAAATTTATCTAATTCATCTACAGAAAATTTTCTAATAGCCTCTTCTGTACCTACTTCAAACTCAATATAGGGATTCCATATATAAGCTTGGTTGATCAAAGATATAGTTTCTTTAAGTCCTAAGTCGTAATCTGAATATTTTTTCCAAGGATCAATATGAATTAAATCTAAACTTAAGCAATCATTTTTTAAAGAATCTATTCCATCATCATCTACTTGACCTTGATATGGCCCCCCATGATCTCTAACTAAAGTAACTAATGATGTTTTACCTTTAACATAAGATGAAAAAGATTCTGTTGTATTCGCTAAACCATTATCTAAGAAGTCAACGTAGCCACCCGAAAAGTCAATTTGCCTTCTTGAAGGAATTAAACCTAAAGGAGTATTGTAGATATTAGCATAATCAATAACTGAATCAATAACGCTTTTGCTAACTGGACCTATAAACAATTTCGGTTGCATAAAAATAGAGATTTGTGTAAATTATAAATACCAAAATAGTATAAAAATTCTCCCATCTTAAATTCATGCAAAGGAGACATGTTTAACCAAATTATAGCAGTCAATACATTTATTTTTTTTAAATCAAAACCATTAGATATTACCCATTCATTAAAGAACTCTTTGCAATTTATTAAACGCTCACTTCTTAAAATATCGCATTCAATTACATCGTCTCGAACATTTACATGAAACAACTCTTTAAAAAGAATATCGTGATTTAATATAAGATTATGATTTAATTTTGCTAAATCGTAATATATATCACCATTTAATATAGAACCTCCGAAATCTTGTCTCCAATCAAGCAGAACAAATTCACCATTGTCATAAATAATATTATCAAGAATAAAATCCCCGTGGAATCTAAATACAGAATCTGTACATAACCAATCTATATCTATACTTTCTAAGATAGATTTTAAACTAGGGATTTCTCTACCATTAATGATTAATTTTTTATCGAATATTTTATTATTAGATTGGAAAGTCGAAACTCTTTTTTGAGTTTTATCGAAATAAAAATCATAACAAATCTTTTTAAAATCTTGATCTACGCCTTTACTTTTCCATAAATTGTTTTTACTCCATTTCAAAAAGTCAGAAAAAATATTAGTATTAACACAAGATGCTAACAACTCACCTTTAGCGTATTCATATTTATAAAAATTCTTTGAACTAGATATAATTGAAGGCGTTACATCTTTCAACTCAAGCGCTCTAGCCACTCTATTAGCACAAATATTTTCATTATTAAAGAATTTTATAACGAAATCTTGAAATATAAAAATAGATTCATCATCTTTGTCAAGTAAATGAAATTTATCTGATATTACTTCTCTTGATTTTTTTAACTCAAAAGAATTACCTGTGTCTAACCATTCTGGAAAAATAATATTATTCCAGTTTACATTCATTCTATTAATAGCATGACAGTCGCTTAAAGAAGAATCTAAAGGATTTTCATTGTATATATCCTCTAAATTTTTCCAAAACAATTCATAAGATGAAATACCAGCTAATCCTATGTAAGCAAGATTAGAAACTAAACTACCCTTATCATATATAAATCCATTTTTCCCAATAGTTCTATACTCAGAACAATTTTCTTTCTCACAAATACCTAACCAATCACTTTTAAATTTTTCATCAGAAAAATCAAAAGAATCTTTACTGACTATAGTATCAGAAGAATGGAATATAAACTTGCATTGCAAATGCTCTTTAGCTTTTAATAAAGAATAAGCTAAACTAGATCCATCTCCATAGTATTTATCAACTTCAACGAATGTTATTTTTCTTTTAGGATACGCCAATTCTACAAATTGTTTTACATAATCACCGAAATAACCAAGAGTTATAACTATTTCAGTATCTTCAGGATAACTTTCTATAATGTAAGAGAGAGTAGGTTTTTTGCCTACCCTAATAAGAGACTTATTAGTATATTTAGTTAAATTGCCAAGACGAGATCCTATACCACTCGTAGTGATTAATACTTTAAACTCTTCCATAACTATCTTCGAGTCTGATTACATCGTCCAAATGATTTGTAGAACATTCGATATATAAAGAATTTTCTATACCTTCGCATCTATGAATCATAAAAGGAGGTAGAACAAAGAAAGCTCCGGGCTTTAAAACTATATCTTTCAAAGATTCTTGAGTCTCTCCATACGAAAATTTAAGCAAACCATTTACCACAAAAAAAGTTTCATGTTTATGTTCATGATACTGTAAGCTACAACTATGCCCGGCCTTCATAAAAAGCTCTTTGACAACATAATTATCATTTACTTCTAGCCATCTTTCATAACCCCAAGGTTTTTGAATGTAAGAAATCTCAGTCATACTATATGTACACTTCAGATATTCCCTCGTTTCGTTTCAAACTTAACGAAATTGCAGTTTCATCATCGCTATCTGGTTTTTTATCATTTATTAAAATTCTTGTACCTCCTCCTATACCCATAATCAACTGGTCATAATAAATCCCCTTTTCTGTCAACTGTTCTTCTGTTCTTTTTCGAGTGCTCTCTCTTCTACCTGTCGTCAGAATAATATTATAGCCCTTCCTATCCCATTCTGAGAGCTTTTCGAGAGTTCCGGGTAGTAATTGAAGGCTTTCAGTAAACTGTTTCTCTATCGAGCCTAGATGAGAAACTAGCGTTCCATCAATATCAAGGAAAATTGTTTTAGGTCTTGTCATATTATTAGTTTGTATAAATTTTTTTAAGATTCTCGGATCTATATTTTGGCCAATATACACTTACATCTTTATCGTAAAAAATACCCTCTTGACTCTTAATATTAAAATTTATAGATTTTTTTTGATTTTTATAAAATGTATAAATTAAAGCTTCTGGGATTAAATTTTGTTTCAAATAATCTTCTTTAACTAAAAAATTATAATATTTCGAAAGTAACTTCATTAAAGAATAATCTCCTTGTATGAATCTGTCTTCAGCTACAGGAGGATCATAATCGTAAGATCTAACTAAAATAATTTCATTCAATTGCGGAATTAATAATTTTTTAATATTTAAAAATTTAACTAAGTCTAATCTTGTTAATATAATCATATCATATTTTTCAGATTTTTTTACTAAATTTATTGATTTAGAAATATTATCTGCCATAGAAAGAATTCTAGCAGAAATTAAATCGTGAGAATTAGTTATAGGATAATTATATTTTTTACAAATTTTTTTATATTTTTCTAAGTTATATTTGTGAATAATGAATTTAATTTTACACTCTGGCAAATCAAAATTAATATTTGCATTAATAGGTATAGTTTGTAAAGATATTTCATCTATTAAATTAGGAATGCTATAATAGAAGTCAACAGTTTGAATATTATGCTCTTTCATTTTTTCATAAAAGATATGAACATTTTGTAAATTGTCCAAAGATCTCAATAAACCATAAAAACATACCGCTACTTTCATTTAAATATAATCTGTTTATTTGATCTTTTTTTTAAAAACCGCATTTTGTCTGCCGTCTGCCCTTTTGATATAATAATCAATGTAATATTGTTCTAAATTTGTATGAAAACTTTGACTCGGTAGCTTATCAGATATTCCAAGTTCCGTCATTGCTTCTAGAGAAAAACAAAATCCTCCATTCAACAAATGTAAAACTAAAAGGGCGTGAGGGTCTGGATTATAGTTATTAAAAATTCCATTAGCTCTAATTTCCGTTTCTAGGTCAGGTATATTATTATACAAGTCTGCATAATGATCCATTAACTCGGAATTAGATATGCAAACCCAATCTCCAAACCAGCCATCATCGTGTGTTAAAGTATATGTATTAACATTTATATCGTCTAAATTAAATTTTGAATTTATTATTAAATCTGGTCTAGTAGATAAAACTATATCAAACTTTATATTATTCTTTTCTTCAAAAATAGACTTGCTCACATTGGAGCAGTATATTATCTTGTACTGAGAGTGAGTTCTATCTAAAAAAATATCAAACTCATTAATGCCAACAATAATATCCTCTTTTACTTCTTTAATTAATTGAGCGTCTGTCCTGACATTTTTGTAAGGAGTGTTATCATGGTCCCAATCTAAAAAAGACCAAGTTTGCAAGAAAAAGTAAAAATCGTAATTATGATTTTTATTTACTAAAAAGTTTTCTAAATTTTTAATACATAAATTTAAAACTTCATAATTTCTTATATGTCCTCTTAGCAGTATAGCTACTTTTTTTTTCATTGTTTAATCTCTTTGTTAAACCATTCTTGTTCTAAATTATATACCTCTTCAGAAGAAAGATACCCGGTTTCGTGAGACGTATTTATAATACCAGTTTTGTACAAGGGAAAACTTCTTTTGACTAAAACCGTGAGACCATATCTTAAACACCCTCCACCATAGGGCAAATTAATAATATCAAAAGTACCATCATTTAATTCTGTATATAAATCAATTACGAACTTTCTACAACCAACATGAGAATAAGTATCATGAAAAACAATAATACCTTCCTCTGTTAAGTATTTATAAACTTTATTAAAATCATTTTTGATCCCATTATAAGAATGGTCTCCATCAATAAAAGCAAAGTCTATCTTACCCCCAGTATCTTTAAATAGAATATCTTCAAATTCTTGAGATGTAGTATCTATTTTAGTTAATTTAAAATTTTTATCATCATGTCCTGATTCTATAAGCTTCCTATCTATATTTTCTTTAGTTGTATTGACTTTATTCGGACCTATGTAAGCTCCTATTTCATCCCAAAAATCATATCCATAAAAAAAACCAGAATTTACCTTAGCAACAGAAGCTAAATGAATAGATGTATTTCCATATTGCACTCCTATTTCTACTATAGTTTTAGAATTTGATAACAGAGCTAATTGTTCTATAAATATAGAATAATTGTAATCATTATTAATTGTTTTTAACATATTATTTTCTTTTAGCTAAAAGTTTTTCTATAGGAGACATCCAACTTGAATCATAATTTTCAATAAACTGTGGATAACCTCTACTTAAATAATCGCCAATCAACGAATTATCAACTATACTATACCCTTCGTTTTCAAAAAAAATTCCATAAGCTCCCTCCATTGAATAAGCTGCAATTCCGACTTTAGATAAAGAATATTCACTATAAGTTGGTATTATTTTATCAACACCTTTCTCTTTAAAAATTTTCATTATCTTATTTTTTACAAAGAATATTGGACCTTGAATTGCAAATCCAGAGTATGGAATTTTATAAGGTGTTTCTGATAAAATTGCATCAGTACTTAAACTATTATTGTCGCCATTAGAAAAAGGGAAGTAAGCGAAATTTGTAAAATCTTTTTCTTTCAAAAAATCTAAATTATTTTTCACTCTCATTGAGTCATGCAGGAAATAATAAAAATCTTCATCTGGAAATGCATTGTAAGCTATCCAATATGCTCCTACATGGTAATTTTCATTTTTAACATCTAAAATTTGAATATTTTTATACAGACTTTGAAGTTCAAAATATGATTTATCTTCACTATTACTATCAATTATTACTATTTTTTCATCCTCATGAAATTTTCTAATATCATCGACTAATTGATAAATAAAATTTTTTTCTTTTTGAAATTTGCAAGGTATAACAAACATTTATTTAAGAATTTTTACTATTTTTTGCTCGTCTCTGTCCGTAAGATAATGATCAATAAATTCATATTGTCTATTAAAATCTTTTACCCATTCATAAAAACACTTCTGTTCATGATTCCCATGTTGAGATCCACTTCCATTAAAAACCCACTCATCAAAAACAATTATAGTATTCGGAACTATGAAGTCATTGAGTTTATATAAAACAGTTTTTGTAGACGAATATAAATCACAATCAACATGCAGAATCCCTATAGGTTTTGCAATTTTAATATAATTACCTATGGTCTCTTCAAACCAACCCTTAAAGAAGGTAATTCCTTCTATTTTAGGAACATCACCTTTTGTAGAAAAATAACCCTTACGACAAACTCCATGTCCAGCTATACTCCCATCTTCACAAGCCCAATCCTCTGGTAAGCCTTCGAAAGAATCAAAACCAAAAATTTTAAAGGATTCGTCAAGATTTTTTCTTAATATAGAAATTGTTCTCCCTTTAAAAACTCCAAATTCTAACACATCTTTTAAATTATTATCTATTAATTTTAATGCTTTTTCTAAATGAGTCATATTATAATTTTTCTAAGATTGATGTTATATGTTTTTTATCTTCGTTCAGGTCAAATATTCTTATACTTTTTAAGTTATCTTTGATATATTTTATATCTCCTTCATTTATAAAAGGAGTAATAAGCTCTCCATTGACTTCCATTTTCTTTAGAACATTGTAGGCTGTTTCAGGGGAATCCTCGCAGAGACCTAACGGAGATAGCCAGTCTTTCATAAAAGATGTGTGCAAATCTTCAACAATATAAATTCCTTTATTTTTTAAGAATTTAAAAAGATAGCCGAGAGTTATCTGTTGATGAGTAGGAACATGTCCTCCATCATCTATAATTAGATCAAAATCACCTCCAACATCCTTGATAAGATTGTTAAGATCATTATCAATAGCTTGATTACCAAGTCTTGTTACTATCCTCTGCTCAGAGAACAATTGACGAGCTTGAACATCCATACCATATACAGTAGCATTTGGGAAGAAATCTCTCCACATTCTTAACGAGAATCCATCATCTATCCCTATTTCTAAAACTTTTTTAATATCAAATCTTTTATAATTTAAAAAATCATCATATATCTCACTGAATCCATGATGAGGGTATTTTGTAGTACCCTTGTCTGTTCCATAAGAATTAGCTATTTGCGTAAGTAATTTCATATTTTAATAAGTCAAAGAAATTCCTGTATCCTGAACCATCGTCAAATTATTGTCATTCCACTCTTCGAAATCCCATTTAATAGTATTTAAGTCATTAAAAAAACGTCTTACTTCTCTAAGTCTATAATCCCAAACATTATCTACTACAATTAATGTTTCTGAATGTGAAATTTTCAAAGCGTGTTGCCAATCTTTCATAGCTCCTTCATAAGAATGATCTCCATCAATAAAAATTAAATCAAATCCCCCATCTGGGGCAATACTCTTTAAGATCTCTGAATTTTTATTAAAAAGTTCTTCATTAGAATAATTTACGAAGTTTTTGTACACTATTCCGGGATCAGTCATTTTCCATTCATCGTAGTCAGTTTTATATGGGTACCAATAATTAGGCTTAATTCTTTTAGGTAAGTTATTTGTAGTTCCATATCCGTCATACCCTCCTTTCTTAATATCAAAAGAATGAATTACACCTTCATCTTCCGATAAGTAAGTATCCATTGCCTCTGACATGGCCTTTGTGCTATCAAAATGATATGAACCTATCTCTAAAATATTTTTAGGCTTAATCATTCTAACCAATGTATTCATACAAGCCCTACAATGAGTTGAACAACCATGATATTTTGTTCCCTGTAAAATTCCGTTCTCTGGACCTCTATCTATATAGAAATCTTTGAAATTATTTTTTATATATTCTATTTTATTCATGCTCATTGTTTCTTATAATTTTCTAAAAAATAATTAAGATCTTCAGGAGTTCCAAGGCCCCACATATTTTCAGCATGGAATGTCATTACTTTCTTTTTGTCTTCAATTGCTTGATTAAAAACAGGGCAAACATAAAATTCTTTATTAACACGAATATCTTTTTTAATCATTCGTTCTGCATATTTTACAAAATCTGAACCATTTTTCCAAAAATAATAACCTATCGTAGCTTTATCCGAAATTGGATTTTTTTCAGCTACTTCTGTAACTAATCCATTCTCATCGACTTTAGCATAACTCCATTTTGGATGAGTACTACTAAATGTAACGATACCCCCATCAGAATTGGTTTCCTGCATCTTATACATAAATTCGCTAGAATTCCAATCTACATATTGATCAGAATTAGCAAAAAATAATGGATTATCATTATTGATTAATTCTTTAGCTATTAAAGCTGTACATGCGGCCCCTTCTGTTAAACCATCCACTTCTAATACTCGACAGTTTGGTGTGATTAAATTTAATAATGAATCTAGATTATACTTTTCTCTATGAGACTTTTGAACAATATAAATATAATTAGCTTCTATATTCAAAGCTTCTATAACAACTTGAATCATGGGTTTTCCGTTTACCTCGACTAAAGGTTTTGGGAAAGTATACCCCGCTTTTTCAAAGCGAGAACCTGCTCCAGCCATTGGAATTAAAACATTTAGCTTATTATCTACCCATTTAGGAATCATAGGTTTAGAGTTTGTATTAATAGATTTTATTTTAGAGAAAACATTTTCAGATACCACTTCTGAAGAATCCCTTACTCTAAGTACATGAGATTGACTTCTTTGTGCCGCTAATAATCCATAAGGAGAGTCTTCTACAATCAATGTTTCTTCACTTAGACATTCGGCTTCCGAAATAGCTTTCCAATACATTTCTGGATGAGGTTTACTATTTTTTACATCCTCATTAGATAATACAAAATCAAAATAATTAATAATTTGCAATCTTTTTAATACAGTCAAAATTGTTTTTTTAATAGAATTTGAACAACAAGCTATTTTATATTTATTATCCGATAATTTTTTTATAAGATTTAAAATATTTTCATTCACTTCTATTCTCTGTAAATGCTCTATAGTATATCTTTGCTTATTTTCCCATATACTATGATGAGAACTCTCTGGCAATCCTTTGTACTGGGTTAGCATAGAAAGTTTTTGACTTGTTTTTAAACCATCATATAAACTTATATGCTCAGATTCTAGTATAACAAATTCTTCTCCAACTTCTCGAAGAGCACGATTTAAAGATTCAAAATGAATTTTTTTTATATCTACTAAAACTCCATCTAAATCAAATATTACTAATTTTATCATTTTAACGAATCTTTCATATCCAAATAATTGCCGAGTTATTGACCATTAAATTAAAGATATAGTTTCTATACATTAAGAAAGTGCAATAATTTTATTTAGAGTTTCCTTTGAAGTTTCTTCAAATACCCTATCTTTTCCGGCTTTTGTAATAATAACCTCGGAATGAGGATTCATTGAAAATTTATATTTTTCTCTAACCTGTTTAGACCAAATCACATCTTCGCCTTCTCCCCAACTAAGCCTTTCATCTAAAGGAAATTCTAACATAATATTTTTTTTGACTATAAAATATCCTCCAGAAATATACATGAATTTTGTTAAATGAGAAATATTGTAAGGAATCAAACATTCTCTTCCCACAACACCGTCCATCCAGTTTCCATTATGAGGCCAAATACACCAGTCTCTAAATCGAGAGCCATCTGTATTAATTATTTTATCCATTCTAATTTCAAAGTCATTACCTCGACATAGTTGGCCTTGATACCATTTTTCACCTAAAATAAAATAATCATGCATAAATACAAGATTATCATACTGAGCAGTTTTGACTATTAAATTTTTCTTTCTAGTTATCCAAGCCGATTTTCTACTTTCATCAAAAATAATAGATTTTACATTTTTTCGATTATACTCATGAGGTCCAACTACAATTATTTCATATCCTTTTATACCCTGAGATTCAATAGAATCAAAAATCATTTCCATTCTGTCGTCTGAATGGCCATCTGTAATAATCCCAAAAGTAAAATTCATATATATTTAGATAAAAATTCTGAAAATATGTAGTCGTCTATTAATTTATACCCGGCAATAAGCTCGAAGTTTCTTTTAACGCTTTCAATTTTTGAAAAATATAAATCAGGATTTAAATCTTCTATATCTATATCATCTAAAAATAAAATACCATTCGAATCAAAATGATCGCTGATTTCCCTTGTGCCTTTGTAAATAGGAATGGTTCCAGTAGCAAAACAATCTAAAATTTTTTCTGTAAAGTATGTATCATATGTAGCATTTTCTATAGCAATTGAAAACATATAATCTTTAAGCCCCTCCTCTTTTTCTTCTATCTCTCTAAATCCTCTTCCATATACATCTATTTTATCTTTATTTTTCTCGGCGAAATTTACCCTATATTTCTGTTGTTCTGTCCAGACTTTATTAGATGTAATCATAGAAATTAATCTAGATTTATCATAAATTTTAGGATTTTTTATCCATGAATTTGTAGTGTAAACTTTATGGAATTTATTGCTTAAAGAAGATATTTCATCACTATAAGTAAATACATCTTCAAAAGTATCTTCTATAAGTTTTATATTATTTTTAACTATTTCTATAGCTCCTCCATTAAATTCGGGAGACTCTAATAACCACAGGAATTTAATTTTATCACAATTTTCATTTACAGCTATAGATAAATCAGAGTCTACATAAACAGAAACTTTAGAATTTTTTGTTTCATAATCCCATTCAAATAATTCGGGAGTGCAATTATGACAAGATGAATTCCCATGAGAAAAACATTTTGATATCATATTAATCTTATTCATATTTTTATTCATCTGAAGCTTTTAAAAAACCATTACTATAAAAAACAGGGACTTTTATAAAACTATCTAAATATATTTCATCCATATCTGGTCCTTTAGGTCCAGTCCATAAACTAGGAACTATAACTTTTTTACTTACATTTCTATTTAAAAAAGAGCCCCACCAAGAAAATGTAGAGTTTGATATAATATTATTCCCACATAGACTCATCATCCATAACTCCTCATAATCTTCTAAATCTTCAACTACTGTAAAATTGCTATTATTAAAATTTTCTTTAGCCCAAGCTTTATCATCTGAGAAAACGAAAACTTTACTGTAATCTCCTATTGTCTCAATAGCTTTATTTATATAAGAAATATCTACGATAGGAAGGATATCTGATATAGTTAGATAGTCTCCTCTTCTTATATGAATAGATAGAGTCCCATTACAAGATAAATCTGGATAGCTTTGATATACTTTATTAAAGAAATCAGAAGAAGGTGAAAACATTCTCTTTATATCACTTTCAATTTCTTTAAAATACTTAACACTTTGAAAATATCCATTCAGTACTAAAGAATTAGCGTATTCATCTTCAGTCATTGAAAAATCAATATTCCTAAAAATATTATTAGTATACTTAGAAGGCTGAAATGCTTGCATAGGGGTGTATGCTTGTGGCATAAATTTGTATTCAATCCCATATTTTCTAGATTCAGATATTACATTTGAAATCTGAAACATTTGATTTCCCAAACCACCTTGAAGAAAAGAAGTTATCATTTTAATATATTAAGAATATAAATTATTAATTGCAGTTTTATGTCTGTTTTCCAAATCTGAATAATCAGTTATACGATTTTCAATAGAAGAAAAACCCGGACTTTGACTACATAACATTTCTTTACTAATAAAACATGAATTATTAAAACAAAAATATTTAGCTAAAAAAATATCAAATATTTTATAAGAATGCATCTCTTCAATAAAAATAGACTCATTCGGAAAAATTTCTAATATTTTCAAAATACCTTTTCTTGAAAAAGAGATAGCATGACAACAGTAAGCACTGTTCAACTTAAAAAGATTATCAGAAAACTTTTCTATAGGATAGATTGTGTAGTCATACATTATATTAGCACCTAAATAAAATATATCCCAGTCTAAAGGCAGACTATCTATAGATTGCTTTAAAAATAAATTTGTACTCTCTTTATCATAAATAAATTCAAAATCATCTTCAAAAATTAAAACTGAATTAAAGTTTTTCGCATAAGCATCTTTAATTACTCTATAAAAAGATAACGAACACCCCAATTGAGATTTATCTTTTTCTGATAAAAAAGTATAATCATTATCATTTATTTTTACGCCATTAAATTTTTCGAAATTATCAATCCCATAATTATTAAAATTTATTAAAGAATTTTCAAATCTATCTTTTCTTTCTTCAAGATTTATAAGATATATTTTTTCAAAGAAAGAGAATGCATTCATAAAATAGATTTAAAATATTCAAATCGGTTGGACATTAAATTTGTATAATCGAAAAATGCATTTTCTATAGATGAAAAAGCAGGCTCTTGCAAACATAAAATATCTTTCCATACAAAACATTTGTTAGAAACTTGAAAATCTTTTGCAAAAAAAACATCTATGGCTTCATAATTTTTCATTAAATTTTCTAACCAATCTCCTTTACCTTCAAAAAAATTTAAAATTTTATTTAATGCTTCTTTAGAAAAACAAACGCTATGTAAAGCATACCCACTATTTAATTTAAGTAAATTTTCAGAATATTTTTCGATAGGGTTTGACATTATCTCATTCATTACATTCGCGCCTAAATAAAACATATCCCAATTCTCTGGCATTTCCTTAAAAGCTCTATCTAAATTATTTATAATTTCATCTTTAGATACAGTAAAATCAAAATCATCTTCTAAAACTAAAATTTTTTCATAACTATTTTTAGAAGCATCTTTAAATACATTATAAAAAGAAGCCGCGCAACCTATTTGACCTAATTTTTTAGAACTTAAATTGCCATTTACTTTAACACCATCAAATCTTACATAATTAGTAATCCCATACTCTTTAAATTTTTCCTCGCACAGATCCCATCTATCTTTTCTCTCTTCAAGATTAATACAATAGACCTTATCAAAAAAACTACATATACTTCTCATTTAGTTTTCAAATATTGAAACAGTTTTATCTTTTGATTCTCTAAGGAAATTTATTAATTCCAATCCTCTTAAACTGCACCAGCTTTCTAAAAGATATGCTATGTTTTGATTTCCTATTACATCTGTATTAAGACAATTAGCTTCAATACAAACCCTAGAAAGAGTTTCAAAAACTTTAGGGAAAAATACAAAATTTCTAGAGGAAGCTAAAATTTCACAGAATTTTTTATGCTCTGTATTATGATTTATTCCTATATAATTATAATTATTCTTTAAACAAAAATCTTTTGCTCCTTTTGCATTTTTTTGTTCATATAAATGATCCATAAAACATGCATCATATTTTTTATCTATATTTTGCAAAGACTCTAGATTAATCAAATTTTCTTCTGACCAAAGATTGACACTAGATTCCACATTGCTTAATTCTAAATTTAGCTCAATTATTTTTTTGTGAGTTGAGCTTTGTGCTACTATTTTGTAGGAATTCTTATATAAATTATAATTAGCAATTTCGCTTTTAGGAGCTATGAAGTTTTCATATATACTTGGATCTCGACTCTTTAAAAATTTATGATCATGCTCATATATAATATATTTTTTATTTTTTAGAGCATTTACAGACCCAGAAGGTAATCCTCCAAAATTACCAATAATAAAAATATCAGAATCGCAATTAGAAATATAATCAGGAGAACAAAAAAATGAGTAAACTCTTTCTACTGAATGACCTTTTTTTGAAAGACATTCAATAAGTTCTTTATTACAAGTTTCTCCTCCTCCTGAAAAACCATCTTCATAAAATTCATCTGATATAAATGTATATTTCATATTTACAGTTTAAATATTTTACTCTGCATTGTCTAATAATTGAGTTTCTAATCCTAAGAATTTAAGATCCTTGAGCTTGTAAGCCTCCCATTTAAAAGGAACTTGTCGAGAAACAACTACGCCTTCCATTGGGAGCTCAGTAGAACATAAAGGATCTACTTTATCTAGATACTCAAATTCTAATCTCTTTAAGAAAGTTTTACCCCATTCAGAAGAGTCAAAAGGAATATCAAATAAATCCTTGGCTTTTCCATAGTAGTAAGTTTCTGGAGTTTTTAACTGCTTCTTCTTACAATAAGCTTGAATTTGTTCATGAGAAAAAGAAATAACTTCTCCATCCTGATTAGTATAATCAATTCTAAATACTAGGAAATCTCTTTGCCCTTTAAGAATCCCATAATCATATGGAGTTTGAATCATTGACTGCCCATTTACCCAGCCAATTACCTCTCCATAAACAGAGATGCCCTTGTCCAGCTTTGGATAAACTTCATCAGCAACAGACTTCCAAATGTCCTCTTTGTAAAAACCTTTTGAAACTCCAATTGCAATATCTTTATTTTTGATTACATTTCTAGAAGCATACAGCATCCCATATTCTTCTTCTGGAACTTTGAATCCCAGAAGTTTAACAAGCTTTTCTAAGAGAGAAAGACGGCGCTTGATTAAAACATTAGCTACGACACCATTGCTTCCATGATATTTATTTGTAATAGAAATATAATCTTCAGGATTAATCTTATAGATTTCTTTTCTCAAATTTTCTGTATCAGAATGGAGTCTAAATTGATTTTCTACTAATCTTTCAAATTTTTTAACTTTTGTTTTCGTAGATGGCGAACTGCTTTCTTGAATAGGCGGCTCATATTTAGAAATAAATAATTCACCACAAATGGTATCAAAAGAAATATTCTCTTCAATATCTTTTAAGAACACTCCGTATTCACTAGAAACAAATTCAGAAAATCTTTGGAAAGAGATAATATAACCATTAGAATATTCCCCTCTCAATTTTATCATTTTGACTCTGCCTTTAGCATCAAAAAATCCTTTGACAGTTTTGTCCTGATTTAAAAGAGGATCTCTAAAAGAATTACTCCAAGATAAAAACTTGGAAGAAATTTGACTTTCGACAGGGCAATATACATAAATATCACCGACTTTAGAAGTTAAGTCAGTAACGACTATTGAATTCTGTATCTCTGCCAATTGCAATTTATCAGCATTTGGGTGAGGGTAAACAGAATCCAATTTTAAAATTTGAGCTAAATAATTTGAATTATAATCTTTAGAAGTAGAGAGTGTCATAATTAAATATACAAAAATTTTTTAATCTGTCAACTAAATTTGAACCATTTTTATGTCGAACTTGTGAGCTATTTCAAAAGACTTTTCACCTTTTTCATAAAAATCTCTAAAAAATACTTGTTTTATTCCATACATTGCAATGTCCATAATACAGTTTTCACAAGGAGACAATGTAACCGCTATCAGTTTCCCTTCTCCCGGCTTACAATATCTCAATGCTGACCTCTCAGCATGAGAAACGAATGGTCTGCGACCGTCCCTACAAGACCAATCTATATCGTGTCCCGGTATAGAGCCATTGTAACCTAATCCAGCTACACTATTGTCATGTCTTAAAATACAAGCTCCACATTTTACATATGGGTCTTCAGATCTTGAAGATGCTGTTTCGGCTAATTTTAAAGCATATTCTTCCCAAAGTATTCTACTCATTTTTTTTATTCAAAAAGGTTTTCATCTTCTTCTTCTTCCCCATCTTCATCTGAGTCCTCTTGAAGAAAAGTAATTGTATCTTCGAAAGAAACTTCTTTAAGAGAATCAGATATATCACTTATCTCTTTACATTTTTCAGAGAAATGAAGGGATGCTAAAGATAGAATTAAATTACAGCTGAATAAAGTTTCTTTTTCATCCATCCCTTCTAAAGCTGAATGATTAAGAATATTATGCCAATTAACAAATGCTATTGTAGATATTTTTTCCGCAGTATTAGGGAAAACTTTCTCTATAAGCTCTAAGACATTTTCTACTGCATTTTTATTTTCAGACATATATTAATCTATTATACCGTTTATAAGTTTTCTTTTTGCTCTGAACTTCATAGATCTAGAACCTTCTCCTTTTGTTAAACAATTAAAATGGTTCTTGCTTAAGCTTTTCAAGGAATTTAAAATATCTAAACCTTCTAAATCAGAAAAGGATTGATCTTTAGAATTTGAAACATATTTATAAGATACTTTTTTTCTTTTTATGAAGTTTTGTATTCTATTATTAATGCAGACAGAACAGAATGTTAAAAATTTAGTTTTATTATCAGGATTAAAAGCGTAGATAGCCGAAATTATAGCATCATGAGATTCAGACAATAGATCCTCTGTATATCCAAAATTTTTATACTTATTGCAGACTATAGTATTAGCAAGTTTATAAGACTGCTCAAGTATATCCTTACCCATAGAGTAATCTCCTGTTAAACAAAAGTTTTTTACCTTTTCTTCTAGAATCATTTTACTGAAAATTGAGAGTTAAATATAGGAATACATCCACAAAAAATTTGGTTTTTGAAAGACTCTCTAATAATAGAGAATTGACTTAACCCTTCAATTAGTTTATTTTTGCTACCTCTTAAAATTTTAGGGAGAATCAATAAAGGATTTTCAGAGAAAAGTCTATCTACTCCGGGCAATTTAAGATCATAACAAATCTTTAAAAGATTACCCATGTAAGGATGAAGTCTAAAATCTTGAACAGAAACATTCTCTTGAACTATCTCGAATCCTTCTTTAGTCATTTTTAATTTAGACATTTCAGCTTCCAAAGAGGAGTACATATTAATAATTTCCCAATCTATTAATGTGAAATTTTCACTTTCAATTTTATCAGAAGATAATACAGAAAGAAAAACATTCAAAGAATCATCTTGAGGAGGCATATTACCGAAATTAACTAAGCCATGAGAGATATCTTTTAGAGGCTTATGAGATAAAACTACTATTTCAGTATTGCTTTTTTGAATAAATTCTCTTAAATTTTCTTCTTTTTGATGTGGGTAAAAAGTAGTAAGAATCATTATTTATTATATTTAGATTTTAATATAGCAATGAAACTCATAGCCGCTGCTGGGTCAACTCTATCGACTGTAGTCCATTTAGGGTTCCAATCAAAACCTTCTACAGTAGCTAATTCTTTCAAAGAGTGTACATCCATGGAATACTTGTCTAAATGTTGAGACAATAGAGATTGTATTTTTACAGTCTGAGCTTCAGCTCTTACGTCTTCTTGCTTCATCTCGTCTTGGCCCAAGGATATAATACCTAAAGAATGCCTCACAGCTCTGATAAAAGCTCTATTTTCAGCAATTGTTTCTAAAAATTTAGAAAACTTTTCATCAGTATTTGAAGTGGAAGCATTTGCTGTAGCACCGACTGTCATTTCCAAAGGGCTTTCTATATTCGGTATCCACTTAATCACAACCTTCATTGTAACACTATCACCAGAAGAAGAGACTGGGATAGGATCAATCATAGAATATCCTCTAATCGAAGCCAACTCTCTGAACCCTGCCAATTTAATCACAAGATCTTCCTCTGGGGATTCATCTATTAATCTATCAAGATCTTCTTGACTTAAATCTTCCAATGGAATTGCTCTAGCAGCAAAATTATACTTGTTCAATACAATGTGCTCTCTTGGAATAAGTTTCCTCCAATCTATAAGTCCATTAGACTTTAGTGGATAATTAACATTATTTAAAAGACCTGCTTCGTTTCTCAATGGTTTAAAAACACCGTCTTCCGGTTGAACAAATAAAAGAGGAGAATCTAAACCTGTTTTTGCAGGTGCAATAACTCTTTTCTTAGAAGACTTTTTTACAGTTTCCTCTTGAGAATCTTTAATATCAGAATGATTACTAGACTTAAGCATAAATTCTACTGTAGTTTGTTGTAAATTTTTATAACATTCAAGATATCTTCGAAAGAAGTATCTGGACTGTCGTTGAACTCAGCAACAAAAAAACTTTTACCAGTATATAATCCGATAGCTTTTGATAATTTAGACATTACCTTTGAACGAGATTGAGATTCAGGTTCTGAAAAATAAGTAACTGCTCCATGGAGAGAGAAACAAATAGGTTCTTTTGTATCCTCTTTCCATTTCCTAGTAAATGAGAAATTAGAGCCATCTTTATTTAGAGCTCTACCATTTTGCAGCCACTTGTTTTTATTAGTGAATATTTTATTTAGATTCATTTTTAAATATTAAAGTATAATCTTTGTTCTCCAAGAAATCTTCATCATTCATAAAGCTTTCTTTTAGTTCTATAGGAAAAGATTTAAAGTCTAAATCATTTTTGTAATGATAAATAGATGCATATGTTTTTCCGTGAGCTATGTAAACTCTATTTGATTTAAATAACATAGCATCTTTTTCTAGTATGTCAAGAGGTTTTTCTTTTGATTTCTTATATATAGTACATATGCCTAGAGTCTCAAGCCTTAACTGATTTAATAAATCATCGTTGCAACAGATAACAAGTAAATTTATAAGATTCGAAACACAGCTTTTAATAAAATCTACATCAAAACTTTCGTCACAAAAATAAACAATAGATTTTATATTTTTAATGTTTAAAGAATTTAAATCTAAAGGCTTTTTAGTGCTTATATCCGCTTTTGTTATATTTAAGATAGGAACAAGACACTCTTGATTATCAAAAATATCAAGACGTATATTAAAAGCTGTATTAACTAACTCTCTAGGAAAAAATCCGTCAGGAATAAAATTTAAAAATCTAGGACCATATTTTTCTCCAATATATAATGTTTTATAATTTACAGAATCTTGTATACCTATTTTATTTAAAATTGCATTAGCTATTATTTCCGGCTTTATAGTATTTATAGTCTTTGGCCATTCATCTTTTTTATAATTCCATCTCGCAGTTTTTAATTCTGGCTCAATATAAAGAACCTTATCAAAAGAAGGAACCACTACTTTGCTAGGATAATTACTTCCGAGAAGGATTAAATCTTTATTATAAACTCTACATAATTTAGCAGTAAGCTGGTTAGATGTAACACAAAGTCTACTATTTTTAATTACATAAGCCAATTGTCTTACAGTTAAAGCTGATCTCAAATCCAAGGAACTTAAGACAGTGGGGTCTTCTTTATCTCCAACTTGAATGACTTCAATACCTGTGATCCTTAAAAAATCAAGAATCATAGGAATGACTTCTGAACTGTAATCGTAAATTTGAGATTTCTTTTCAGAACCTGTTTGATATACTATATAATCAGAAGGTACAGGATAGAAGTTTTCAGGGAAATCCTCTTCAGAAGTATAATCTTCTACTCCACAATGTTGAAATATTTTATTAAGCATATTAAAAATTATTTTTCATGAAATCTACGCAATTCCTTGTTATTTTTGGATGGAAAGCCATATCGAAAAAACCTTTATGATTCTCTATCCCCTCCATACCTAGGACATCATCTAATGCTGGACTACAAGGCATTGTTTTTTTAATAAAATCCAAGTGCTCAAACATTTGAGGAAATAATGTAGATACATAGTAATCCCATTCTGATTTAGGGAACTTTTTATGTAGCCTCTCTAGAACAGCAATAGAATCCACGCAATCTCCTAAATTGCCATCTTCTACATATAGAATTCTTTTTTTATCACTTTTATAATCTATTATATCATCTATAGAAAGAGTTTTATTTTCTGGCTTCTCTTCTATTTTTTGATTAAAAGAAAAATCGTAATCAGTAAAAGGAAGATCATCTATAAACTTCTCAATTTTAGCGCAAATTTTATTACCATCAAAATTTTCTAAAGCCCATTGTCTTAGATTATATCCTTTTCGCTCTATTTCTTCTTTAGAAAGAGAAGTTATCTTCTCCATAAATTCGACTATTGAAGATGGCAAGACTTGAGCTTTATCAAACTGAGAGCCGTGTTCTCTATACAAAGTAAAGTCGAGAGGGAAGACTTCAGGATTTACTGTAAAATTAGTACCATAAGAATAATTAGTAGTAGCAACAGGCAAACCACAGAACAAAGCTTCTAAAACAGGCATCTCAAATCCTCCACTTGTAGCTGGATGAATATAAGCATCGCACATATTGTACAATTCGCACAAATCTTCTTCTTCCACTCCTACAGAAACATTTGAAGTATTAACTTTTTTCTCTGATTGACAATTTTGACAGTTCAATTCTTGACCAAAGAAAGGTTTAACAGATACATCCTTACAAGCAGAGCATACATAAGTAGTTAGAACATCCTCTCTTCTGACATTGAATCTCTCTAAGAATTCAGGAATACGCCATCCCTCTGACCAATTTGTATGTAAAAATAATTTACAATCAATTTCTGGATGAGCTTTCTTAAAAATAGAAAAAGCTTCGATAAGTGTACCTACAAGCTTTCTTAACTGATTTCTAAAAACAAAACCAAATACAAAAGTATTATCTGCTACTCCGAATTTTCTTCGAACAGCTTTCTTTTCTTCTTTTGATAGAATTTTAAAATTCTTATCCTCAATAAGAGCTGGCATATACTCAGAATCTACTCCCTGCTCTGCCAAAGCATCTTTCGCAAATTGAGCTTTAACCCAGAGGTTTCCAAATTTATCTTTTTGATCTTTAAAAACTCTTAGCAAAGGAAGAGAATCAATAGGAGTCCAAAAAACATGTGGGAACTTATTGATCCACGGTTTATCAAAATAAGGCATACCCCATATATCTTCTAACATTATTAAAGCATCTGGCTTTTCTGTTTCAAGAACTCGATTTATATTATATTCCCCATACTGAATAGCTTGCATTTTAGATGCATCACCTCGAAACTGATCTAGCTCTCTAGGATTGTCTGGTAGACACCCGTAACATTTCCAAGGCATTGACTTGCAAATATTATCACTCCAAGTAAAAGATCCTCCTGCGTACTCTACTAATTCATATTTACCTGTCTTAAAAAGATAAGACAATAAAAATTTCATATGTCTACCAAAACCTGTATTGGCTAAACATGAATTAGAGTGTAATACTACTTTTTTCTTTCTTTGCATTTGATTGTATTGTTTAAATATTTATAAAAAAAGGCCGCTCACTTAAAAAGTGAGAAGCCTTGAATATTTTACTTAACTAAACATTAAAAAGGGATTTCTTCTTCAGCTTCCCAACTTTCAGATTCATCAGAAGCAAAAGATTTAGTTTCTGTTTCTTCAGAGGCTTTAGTAGGATTTAATTTAATCCGTTCATTAAGGATTTTAATTTGATCTACGAAAAACAAATCAATCTTAGTAAAATCTCTAATAATTTTTCCCTTGAAAGAAATTTCTTCTGGAGAAGGAAGCTCTGAAGATTCAAACTTCCAAGTCACCTTCTCATCATTTTGAGTAACATAATACGAGTCATACCCAGCTTTGGACAAGTAGTATCGAATAGAGATATTTTCAAAAGATTCTAAATTAAAAAATGAATTAAGAAGGCTTCGAGTCGCAATATTCATTCGGAAAGGAACAAGATAAGCTTCATCTTTATCTTTAATTATAGCCTTGACTCTAAAGTACTTGTCTCCCTTATACTCCTCTTCTACAGCTTCAATCTTAAATATAGAGCCAGATATAGAATTTATAGAGTTATCTGTGGATGGAACCCATTTATTTGTAACTGCATCTTTAGATGAGACTTCAAAGAAAGGTTTAACACTTTCGCCATTTATTTTAGAAACTGGCTTAAGAATTAAAAGCGTTCCAGTTTTTTCGTTTTTATTGCCTAACATTCGAGTATTTTTTTATTTGTTTGGTTTGTTTTTGGAAAGAGACTTTCGTCTCAAAATTTTTGTATATTAATATTACATTCTAAAATGAAAAATGTTTCTTAAGCTTTAAAAATATGTTCCATTCCATTTTCAAGAATGAAATCAAAAAGCTCTAGTACTTCTTCTGAAAAGTTATTTTGATTTTCATCATCTATAGAAGAAATATATTTATCATATATTAAGTACATCAAGGAGGCTACCCATAAAGCATCAAAATTATGACTTTTTTCGTCTTTTATAAAAGGTAACCATGTTTCATTTTTTTTAGAAAGAATTTGACCTATGGAAAGTAAAACTTCTAAAGAATTTTTATCTACACTCATAGGTATATTTATTCCTTAATTACCGTCAGATTCTGGCTGATCAGTAGCGATATCTTCTTCGTCAAGAGTTTCTTCTCCTTTCAAAGACTCAATAAATTTTTGCACAACATCTATAGCAAAACTTTCACGTTCATCTTCAGGAACCATAGAACAATAAGAATTTAAAATTAAATGTATTAGTGCAACTACAATTTCCGAATTAAACGAATGAGGGTCTACATAGTCAAAAAAAGCAGATGAAGCGTCTTCTCCAGAAGCCTTGAATAATACTCTAAATAGAGTTTTAGTATCAGTGGTAATGGTCGGCTCCGATGTTTCAGTGTTCAACTCTTCGTTGATAATTTCAGCGTCTAAGATTTCTTCATTCATATTATTATTCATTTTCTTCTATATTTTTTAATTCCGAGAGTTTCGTGTAAGCTTTATGGTTTTGGATTTCCATATGATTTATCCAAAGTATATCTTCCCCTTTCTCTCCTGTTATATACAATATATCTTCCTCTTTTGGTGCTTCAGCTTGTTTTAAATATTTCGCTAATTTATCACCTAGTAACATAGCATAGTTTGAACCAGTCTCATCAAAAATTTTCATTTTTAGATAAATATTACCACTTTTACTTTTACCTTGAAGAATATCTTTTACAATACAAGTAAGCTCAAAAGAACCTTTAAGGCGAACGTATTTATCAATTTCATCTAAATTCCTAATCATAGGATTCAAGTCTCCAAAAACCATTTTCATGGTAGTCGAATAAGAGAATCCGAGAAGCATTCTTTCATAAAAGAATGAAGCTAATAATTCATTTCGACTATTAAGATTATATATTTTAAAATATCCTATAGAATTTTTTCTGATAGTACTTAAACGAGAATCTTTTGTAAACTTTTTGCCATTAGAATCTATCCAATTCAGATAATCTTTAAGCATAATAACAAGATCAGAATTATATTTATGCTCATTATTTATACAAAAGATTTTCTCTTTAGGAGTTAAGAGATTCCACAGTTGAGCTTCTAAAACTTTTTTAGATCTATCTTTAATAGAATGTCCTAGAGCACCGCTTTGAATGAGAGAAGAAAGAATCCCAATACCTAACCTTGCATCCTTTGCAGAATTATAAAGTTTAAAATCAGAATCTATATCAGAAGATATGAAACTTTTAAGCTTTTCTATACTCTTGTCTGAGATACCTTTAATCTCTCCCAATCCGAATCTGATATTTTTACCCTCAATAGAAAAAGCTAATCCACTTTTAGCAACATTCGGAGGTAGAAGTTCAATTCCGAAATGAGGAAGTTCATGCTGAATAAGCTGAAACTGTTCTAGGAAATCGCCTCTAGTAGCAGCTATCTTTAGACAGGCCAGAAAAAACTGTTGAGGATATTTATGTTTTAGATAAACCGTTGAGGCTGCGATAGTTGCATAAGAAAAGCTGTGGCTTTTGTTGAACGAATAATTTGCAGAATCTTCAAGAATCTTCCACAACAACTCTGGAATCTCTTTATTTAAACCATTCTTCTCGCAGGTTTCAAAGATGACATCTTTCCACTTGGCCATGTCTTTTATCTTCTTCTTACCAATGCATTTTCTGATGACCTCCCCGTCAGCTTTTGTTAAGCCAATCTTCTCACACATCTGCATCGTACTTTCTTGATACAAAGCTAAAGAGGCAGTGGACTTCAATAATTCGTCGAAAAATGGATGAATAGATTCATTTTTCCCTTCATTGACGAATTGAGCATATCTGTCCACAAACTGCAATGCTCCGGGTCTAGCGAGTGCTGTAACAGCAGCTAGATGATCCATATTCTTTGGCTTTACCTTATTTACTACTCCTAAGTTACAATCTCCACTAATTTGGAAAAGACCATAAGGATACTTCACATCTTGAAGATTCTTAAAAACATTATCATAATTTATTTCAAAATCTTTTGGATCTAAATCTAAATTAGAACAAACTTCATTGATAATACCAACAGCTTTCAATCCCAACAAATCAAGTTTGATATTATCAAGCTGAGCATAATCCATATCATAAGTCGTAACCATTTCTCCTTCGCCCATTTCGCATGGGATAGAATCAATCAACTTATTATAAGACACTATATAAGCACTCGCATGAGAGCCTTTAGAACAATTTAGTTCTGCAAGTTTCAGAGCTATCTTATAAGCCTTTGGATTATCTTTGACAAATTGAGCAAAAGAAGGAACCTCTTCTACAGCTTTCTTCAAGGAATGAACCTTCCCAAATAGAGAAGGGATCTGTGCAGAAATCTCAAGACTTTGCTGTTCAGAATATCCCAAAACAATTTTACAAACTTCCTTAATACATTTTCTACTTTGTAATGTGCTATGAGTAGATATTTTGCAAAAGTATCCATTATATTTTTCTTTTAGAATTTCAATTAATTTTTCACGTTTCGAATCTTCGATATCTAGATCAATGTCGGCAGCATCAGAATAATATTTAACGCCATCAACAATATTTGGAGTTGTTCTAGATGGAGAAAGAAACCTTTCGAAGAAAAGCCCGTTCTCTACAGGGTCTACATCTGTCACCTCTAGACAGTAGAGAACTAAGCTTGATGCGGCGCTGCCTCTTCCCGGCCCTACAGCGATCTTATTCTTCTTGGCTATATTGACTACATCCCATACCATTAATAAATAATCTACAAAATCTGTGGGTGAAATTACCCCCATCTCATAAGACAATCTATCTCTATAGGATTTTTCCTTTTTAGGATCAATGTCATTTTTTAATCTTTTCTCAAATCCTCTTTCGACTAACAAATTAAAAAGCTCTAGACTTGTTAGGTCTGATCCATTTAAATTAAAAGGAAGATCTAGGGCAGAATAATCCTCCTTACTTAAACAGAATTTAGGCAATCTAATACCGTGGATATTAAGATCTATATTTTCGAATTGATCTAAAAAGAATAACATAAATTAAGATTCCTGAAAATTGTAAGCAAGTTTTTTAAATATCTGAGCAGTCAAATAACAATCATAGTCACCTTGGTGAGTTCTAGATGCATCTATTTCGATTCCCCATTCATTACACAAATAAGTGACATTACTTTTCAATCCTCTTTTAATAAAATTAGCCCAACGAGTTTGCCATGCATCAAAATTATCATAATCAGGCTTTGCCCCTGAAAGATAAGCTTTAGCTAAAGCATTCGTATCGACAACTCTTTTTACCCATTCGAAATCAATAGGCTTGCCAATTTCCCTAAACCAGTTTCGAATTTGATAAGCGTCGAAATTTAGTCCATTATGAAAACCTAGCAAGTCTTCTCCAAAAAACCAAGGGGATATTTCTTCATAAACCTTCTTCGGACATAGAGCTTTCTTTTCATACTCTTTAAAATTAAAACCTGTAATTTCAGCTGCCCTAGGATTAACATTCAAATCTTCCCACCACAGATATCTAGATTGACTATCTAGAATCTTTCCATTCTCCATGATAACCCAAGCAAACTCCCATGGCCGAGAAGTGTTAAGATTAAGTCCTTCTGTTTCTGTATCAGCAAAATAAATGCGCTGATTGATATCTAGTTTATTCATATTTGGTTTAAAAAATCTATTTTCTTTTCAAGTTTTTTGATAATAGCTTTAGCTTCTTTTCTTTCTATTAGAAGAGGATCACAGAATGAAATTTCCCCATCCTCAGTTATACAATCGTAAATAGGCGTTCCATCTTGATAAACGATTTCAACGACTTTTCCAACTCTACAGCTATCTCCAAAAAAGATTTTGGTTTTAACAAAGTCACCTTCTTTTATTGTTTGCATATTTATTTTTTATTTTCTAGAAATGATTCCCAACAAAACTCCCTAGAAGACATATGATCAAATCCGGGATTGTCAAGTGTTCTTCCTGATCCAAATTGTTTTCTATTCAAGCACTTCAAAGTAAGAAAGGCTTCGTAATCACTTCTATTTTTATAATAAATACTTTTAACCTCTTCTGTCTTAAAGTTATTCATCTTAGCAAAAAGAAGAGCAGCTTCTCTAATTAGATAATCAAAAGGTAGATTATTATCCTCAAGAAAAACTGTAGGGTTAATCTTTTTTAATTCAGGAATACAAAGAGATCCTTGTAATAGATTTTTATGGAGGAAAGAATCATAAAAAGGAATAGCTAATGCTAAATCTTCGCTCCAAAGAGAATGCAAGTCAGAATAAGAAAGTCTTGCCTCCTTGTTGAAATTATTATAAGCCGCCATAGTAGAAAGCTTAATCAAAGCCTTATAACCATTAAAATTCTTTGGAAAAATAATATTTTTGTGAGAAGATAAAGAGGTTTCTTCCGAAGAGCTGTTAATGAAGGAAACTCTTAAGCCAAAAATAAGTTTAATTTTTGAATCTTTACAGGCTTGTAACGCAGCTACGAATCCAGCCATTGTATCCTCTACAAGACATAATTCTTTTAGATTATTCTCAACAGCAATATTTATAATACTATCTGATAGATCAGTATCTTTATTCTTCTCGTAAGGATCGAGAGTTAATATACTACGTAAAATAGAGTAGTGACTCTTAAAAAGAGGAATCATTTGTAAGTAATTTAAATAAAAAGCTTAATTAAATTTAGGACAGCCGGAGTGCTTTCTCTGAACTATAGTATAGCCCAAAGCTACATAACTATCAAGTTCTTTTTTAAAATAAGCAGATTTAGAAGGTAAGCCTTCTTTAACAGCTTCAAAATACAAGAAGGGAGCTTTATATTCACAAACCCAAACAGGTGATCCGTCTTCCTTATAAGTAAAAGGTTCTTTACCACAAAGCCATTTGCGTTTAAAATCTCCAGCAGCTGTATTAGCTAAAGCTTTCTCTAATCCAAAATCTTGCAAATATCCTGATATATATTCAAGGTAATGCTCGAAAGCTTCTATCTGACTCAAAGAAAACTCCATCTTAATATATGGATTCTTTCGGAATTTAAGGAAAAGAAATTCTACAGTTATTTTTTTTCCGGGATAAAGTTTAGAAGCCACTAATGCATAAATTAATGCTTGGATATTAAAATCCATATCTTCTGAACCTTTTGAAAATTTAGATTTAGAAGATTTAAAATCTAAAATTCTAATATGATCTTCATAAATAAATAATCTATCTATAAAACCATAAATCCAATATTTACCATTATTTATATTGAATTCATATTCTGTCTCGTATTTCTCACAGCCTTTTCCGTGGAAATCATTTTCTAAACCGGTTACCAAAAACCCGTTTATTTTTTCATAATTTTCAGAAGAATCTACCTCTTCTTTTTTAAGCCACTTAGAAGCAAGTCTATGAAGACATGGCAACGATAATGGCCTTCCGCAAGTAAGAGCTTGACTCACCTTTTCTTTCCTTTTCGGATGAGCCAAACATTCTAAAATAATGTGAGTTATTCCTCCCAGTTTTGAACCAGTGTTCCCCTTTGAAGGTAAGCCACAGTTATATTTTAAATATGCAAGATAAGAACAACTACTATAAGATTTTATTTTGCTTGCGGAAAGCCTAGGAAGTGACATTTTAATTTTCGATTAGATTCCAGAGAGTGTCATCAAACAATGATGATTTTACTAGAGTCTTTATATCAGAGTCTTTGGGTTTGTCTCCTGAATATTTCACTTTTCCGCCTCTTTTTTTGTATTCCTTCAAAACAAATAGATTTTTTACATAAGAATTTTTTTCTCCAAATTTTCTATCTGCGACTTCCTTTACTTGGGAATACTTTTCCTTGTCCAAATACTCAACTTCAGCGAATGAGAACTCAATAGGTTCTTCTTTGGCATTTTCAAGATCTCTATCTAGAGCGATTATTTCTTCTTGAGATGGAAGATTATCAAAATCAAAATGATCTTCTTCCGATCCTACAATTTGACTAACTGGCTTATCTGACCACATTTTACATGACCAATAATTAGCTTTGTATTTAGGTCCGGGATTATCACAATTATGTCTGGCTCTATAATTGCTTCTACGCTCAGGATCATCTCTTTTGATTGACATATTCGGATCACCGAATTTTACAATGACAACACTACCTTTGTCATTTTTTACGTACACACCAAATTTTTTAGCACTTCCACCCGGAAGTCTGAATGGTTTATTTAAGGTTTTATTTTCGTTTTTCATATTTAATGCTAATTATACTGTATACACCAAAAGGATGAACTAAAAAACTTGTAGATTTTTTTATAATGATTTGTACCATTCAATAATCTCTTGTTTTTCCATATCTCCAAAATCTTTTTTATAAGGAAGTTTTACAAAAATAGAATCACTGCTAAAGAATTTAGATAGTTTATATTTGATTCCCAATGCAGCTTCCATTCCTCTATTAGTTTCAGAATCTATATCATTGTTAGTCGCAATAATAATTTTATCTACATTGCTTTTTATCAGAGTAAGTATTACAGGCTTTGAAACACTTAATCCGAAAAGAACTAAAAAGTTTTTTATACCAGCCTCATAAAGAGAAAGAGCATCTCCAATACTTTCCACTAAAATTACACATCTTGAAGATTCGATATCAGAGTGTGTGAGTTTATAAGGGTAAACAAAATTAGCCTTTCTACCTAATATTTTCCATTTAGGCCTTTGAGAGTTAGTATATAAATCTCTCCCAGCAAGACCTATGATTTTTTCTCCTTGATAGATAGGGAAAACGAATCTGTTGTTAAGTTTCCCATAAGTTTTTACTCCTCCACCAAAATCTTTTACAGTTTGTTCTGAAATGCCTCTATTTTTATAAAATGTATACCAAGGCATTAAATCTTTTACGAAATCAGAATCAAAGAATTTATCTTGAACTATTTTAGTTTCCTCTTCTTCTTCCTGAGCATTAGCCGAACTATCGAAATACTCATCCCTTAAGAAGTTTTTAGCATCCTTTTCATTTATGTTCAAGGTTATCATGGCCAACTTTACAAGAGGACCCGATTGACCAGTAACGAAATCTGTAAACCATCCACTTTTAGTGTTCACACTTAAAGATGAACTAGCACTATTTCTATAAATAGCTTTCATTCTTAGATAATCAGATCCAGACTTCTCTGGCATATATCCCATTTTCTTGAGTAAATCTACGATCATATGAAATCTCCTTTAGTGTATTTTTTATTATTTGCAACTTCTATTTGCCCTAATCTTTTATTGAATACATCTTCTGCACTACCGCATTCACTAACCTTAAAGTTTTCGACTTTAAAATTAATATAATTTTCTACAAAAACATCTCCGTCTTGAGTAGATCTCTTTACATAGTTGTCTGCCCCCATAGCCTCTTCGCCTTGAACACGGGCTCGAACTTCGATAAGTTTATGAGTTCCGAATTCTTTGCCTCCTTCTCCAATCTCCTCTGGGCTTTTCTTCTCTAGTCTATACATGTTGGAACAATGCCATTCGATCTGAGAAGACATTGCTGTGCCTCCGCTACGATTAGTCTGAACGGCTGTCAATCCTGCGGTTCTAGGTAATAAAGACACGAGCTTTTTTAGTTTATCAGTCTTTTGACCAAGAAGCTCATATCCCTCGAATGCATTAGTAATATTTTCTTGAGTAGATTTCAGATAATCATAAATAAGTAATACATTCTCCCCATTTTTGACATTTTGAACATACCATCTTTTAGCAATTGATATTACTTCATCAATAGATTTGTTAGCAACATATTTATGGTGAACTCTCCCCTTGTATTTCTCTAGAGAATTTAAAGCTGCATATACTTTATTTTTATCAATTGGATTATTTAAGAATTTGCCAGTTTTAATTTTGTATTCATTGACACCCGAAATAGCAGAAAGATTTCTAGCAATAATACGATCTGTTTCAAGTTCTGTATCCAAAACCAATGCTAAACAATTATTCTCTTCTAGACCAGCTACTTCATAAGCTAGAAAGTTTACGAAAGTACTCTTGCCAACCTTTGGCCCAGCGGCAATAACAAACAAGTCACCGAAGCTAGGACCTCCATACATTTTTGTAAAAATTGGAAATGGGGTTTTGAGACATACTGGCCTTGGATTATTAGCCCAGTCTAGAACGGTCTCCTGCATCGTAGAAAAAACATCAATAGGCTTTTCCTCATCAGCTACGTTTTCTGTGCCTGCACTCTTTAATGTGTTCTCAATAACATTGGCAAGCTCTGGCAAAGATTTATCAATATTACTCCTGATTTCATTCTTACCTTCTTCTAAAGATTTATCTGCTTTTCTAGCAAAATCATATTTAATTACGTTACTAATAAAGCTAGGAAGAGACTGCTCTCTGATTTGCATCTGAGACAAACAATCAAGATAATCTATAATGTTTAAATCTTCAAATAGCTTTAGACCAATAGACGTTAGCTTTTCAGAGACAAGCAATTTATCAACAGTAGCATTCTGATTGTAAACAGCCAAGATAGCTGAAAAAATGGCTGAGTGAACTTTGTTATCAAAATGAGTGGCTTTTAAAATAGAACCGTAATCGGCTACATTGTCTGGCCACTTTATAAAGCCAGCTAGACATGCACGTTCTTGTTCTTGAGGAGTTGAAATTCTGCTATGATTCATTTAAATAGAAAATCTTTTAGAGATTTAGGTTTTTTCACTGATAGTTCTAAGTCTAACTGTACATCTTGAACAAACATATCTTCCGATTTTTCTTGTTTTTGTTCTTGTTTTATTTCTATACTAGGTAAATACGCTCTAATATATTTTCGACCTTCTTCACATAGATAGAAAAGAAGAGTAGAAGCTTTTTTGTTTGGAACTACAGAGAGAAGAGTTTTTAAATCAAACAAAGCTAAAAGCTTATTTGCCGCCAGCATTTCCTTAGGCCAAAAAATATTATCTCTTTTTCCAAGGAAATGGAAGATAAGCATTCTTGCCTCTTTAGGATTAGAAATTTTCTTTTCCTTTGGTTTAAGTTTTAAAATCAAACCAAATTTTCCATGCAAATATTCTCTGATTTCCATGACCCCTTTTGACCCCATGCCCTCTAGAGACTTAATATCTTCTAAAAATTTACCATTGAAATCAACTTCAGAAAGGAAACCGTTTTGCAATAATACATTTTTTGTCCTATTAGAAATAGGGAATTCAGAAACAAGCATAATTATTTAATAATATGAGAACCAAAAACACTCTCTATCCATTTTTCTTTTAAGGGCATATTCTTTTCATAGATTTCGATTACTTCAAATCCATTCTTTTCAAGAAGATGCTCTTTCAGAACATCTCTATAAACCTGTTTCTCAAAATCTTCAACTGAATTTTGAAAATAAGGAGTATATTCTACATGAAATAATCCGTTTACTTCTACAGCTATTTTTCTTGAGAAATTCATCAGATCAACTCTCAAGCGAGTCTGAGGCAACAGGACCTCCTCTCCAACCACATCATCCTTCCAATATTTTTTAAAGAATTGTTTTACATTAAACTGGAAAAAACTAAGACTATCGCCATTCCATTTTATTGCATATTTTTTCTCAGATAATGGTCGGATATTATCCTTTGCCGTTATCCATTTCATTTAAAAATTATAGAGATAATTTTTGGATTTCCGCAATTATAAGACTACAAGCCTGTACTAGATTGTCTTGAACAGATTCACTAGGAGAAAAATTTTTAAATGGCCAAAGTTCTTTAGCTTCTTTAAAATTATTATCGCCAGAAGTTTGACCATGAGCAAAACCAACAAGAGTTAAAGCAGCCAATAGAAGCTGACCATTTTTATATTGTAGATCATGATCTACAGTATAGCCTTTTTCGATCTGCTTTTCTCTTTGAGCCTTAATTGAATCTAGTATTTCTTGAATGTCTTTCATATTTTATAAAGATATATTGTATTGCTTTAGAAAAAAATCAAATGATAAATTATCAATGTTCTCATTAAAAAGTTCTACTAATGTAATATTATTTCTAATGCACCATTCTCTTTTGATATCGTCACTTTTAACTTTGTTTAAGAAATTTTGTCGATTCTTATGCAACCATGGATTAAAATTTACATGGTATTCGTCGGGACTAACTTCTATAGCTATTTTTTTAGAGAAATTGAAAAGATCAATTCTGAATTTGCTGCCCGGAATAACAAACTCTTCTTTGACTACATCATTTTTCCAGAATGGGTAAAGGAAATTTTTTACTTTAAACTGGGGAATAGAAATTTTCTTATCCCAATCTATACAAGATTTAGCAACAACATTTACTTTTGTATTGCCTCTTAATTTCGTTAATTCCATTAAGCTATAATCTCATTAACCTTTCTAAGAAGCCATTCGAAAACATTTCGATTGCTTTCTATATAATCATAAAGAGAAGACATTCCTTGATGCTGTATTTGTATTTCTACCCCATCATCTTTAGCCATTGAAACAATACTTTCAGAAAAAGAATACCAAGCTCCTTTTTTGGTAACGAGTTCAAAGGATATAATCATATCCACTACTTCTTTCTCAACCCAAATAGCACAACCACTTCTTCCCTTTTTAATAGGGATTTTTACTTTAGATCCGGTTACATCTGTAGATGACTTTTTGATTTCAATAGTAGCATAAACTCCAAGAACTTTATTCTTTACAGGATCTGGTTTCTCATTAGGTTTTTCAAGAATGTAATCTCCACCATAACGAGGCTGATAGGAAAGGGTAATATCACTTTGGTGATTGATTGCTGATCCTCCTGCCCCATCACTTTGCCTTGGAGGAGTCTTACTATAAGGATCGAGTTTGATCTCAGCTGTGTACTGACTTGTAATCAAAAACAAAGCATCAAAGTGAACTACCTTCAAAGCCAATCTTTTAAATAAAATTTTTGTAAGAAGAGGAACCCCAGCTACTTTAACATTCTCATCTCCATTCCATAGATTCTTCTCTTTATCTGATTTAAGGATCACACCATCTAGAGAGTCAAGAATAATACATAGTTTCTCTCCTGCCTCATGCATTTTAGGTAGAATGCTTTCAATTAAAGATGCTATAGTTTCAAAAACATTACAACTAAAAACAAAAACAGTACCGTATTCCCAATTACTTGGATCAGTAACAAATTTCATTCCTGTTCTTTTCTGCATTTCAGGGGTTAAGCGAGCTTCAGCTTTAATAAAAATGGTTTTAGATTTTTCAATCTTATCCATATAATTTTGAGAGAAAACAAAACATTGTGAAGTTTTACCTAACTCACTCCCCTTACCACAAACTCTGACAAAGGAGCCAGAGCGCACCTTAATTAAGGTATCTAGGCCTAAAGATCCAGAAGAAATCGTTACCTCCTCAGGTTGAAGGTAATTAAAATGATTTTCCTCATTGTTCTTCAAAAATGAATTAAGCATATCTTTTGAATCTGCTTCATTTGAGGAGTCTTCTTTCTTTTTAGATGCCATATTATTATAATTTTTCTATTCTACTTGCTCTAATCCCTGAGTTTTCGAAGAATACAACTCGCAAGAGTTACAAACTTCATCTGTTAGACCGTGGATTCCACGTTCTAAACAATAATAACCAACAGATCTTTTGGATGAGCAGCATGAAGGGCCATACTCTGCAACTGTATCTGATCTGAATTTACATGTTTCCATTTTATTTTCCATAGATAAAAGAATACACTTTAAAAAATAATCCCGCGCCTAATTAAAGGCGCGGGAGAAACATCAATCTACTAAACAATAGATGTTTTTGCAACTTTCAGAACTTCTCCATTATTAACATTTATGAATGTAACATAATTATTAGAGATGCTCAAGATCTTTGCGCAGAACTTTTGTTGCCCTTTCTTTGATCGAGTATGAAGAGTTATAAATCGACCTCGATGATTTGCGTAAGGATGGTCCGCAGGAGTTTGAGCTTCGATCTTTACTTTTTCAGTTTTTATTTTATTTTGCTTATTCATATAGAGATATTGTGTCAAACAAACATATTTTTGTATGCTTTATAATTAAAGCTTTTAGTCTATCTGACTGCTCTTTTGTTAAGAGCTCTTCTTTAGTGTAATCTATTATAGATTGCAATGCAATTTCATTTGCGATTGCTTTCACATCTGACTCTAGCACATTCATATTATTTGTCAATTAAAATTTTTAAAGATTGAAAGATTTTAGAGAAAATTCAAAGGGATTACCTTCGATACTCTTTACTAAGTTTAACATTTTAAGAGCTATGATTCGAGTTTCTTCTTGAGTGTCAGGCTTTAGTCTTAAATTCCAAAAATTAAGAAAAGAAAGTAACGATCCTGTCCAGATAAATTGAGTTTCTAGACACAAAGGTAAAATTGCTCTAGCTTGTTCCTTAGCAACTCCGGCCTCACAAAGTTCCTTATAAAGTAAAGAGGATTGCTTGACAAAGTTAGAAATTTTTTCTAATAATTCTGGGTTATCAATTTCACCTTCACTGCCCTGTTTAGATGACTTAGACTGTTTTCTCAGTTTCTCTATTGTAAAATAATTATCACTGAAATCAACATATCTACCACTTATACTATTTGCAGACATTCCAACCTGATGTTTGAAAAGCTGTCTCTCTACAAAAATAGGACACTCTATTCTAAATTGTAATTGAGGATGTCTGAAAGGAGCGACATGTTTATGTTCAACAAGAAAATTTATTAGTTTTCCATCTTTTTCATCAAAGACATTTTTATATTTTCCATAGCTAACTCTAGCAGCATTGGCGATCATTAGGTCGTTTCCAAAATAATTTAATAATTCAGCTTTCATTTTGTAAATTTATTTTTTTTCTGTTTTCTATATGAGATAAGATTATATCTTCTTTTGATTTTCCAAAATATTCGACTCCATGGAAGTTTTTAATTATTTCTACATTAAGACATTTGTTTGCAGAGGTATCAAAAACATAAGCTAATATCCTACCAAATTTTTCTTTACCTTCTAATGACACATTATGTATATGAGTCTTAATCACAACTTCATTTTTATTATTTTTAAAAAATGTTTCTGCAAATTTTTTACTTAACTCTCCGAACTTCTTTTCTTCGGAATCTTTAGTTTTTATCTCAGGGGTATCTACCCCCATTAATCTTATAAATTTCTCCTTTAAGGAAAAACCGAATCCAAGATCAATGTCAGCTAAAAAAGTATCTCCATCATAGACTCTTAAGACTTTAGCTTTATATTCGTAAGGCATTTAATTATTTTTTTTTATTTGACTTTCTAAAATAGGAGAAAGATTAGCAGGACTGTAATTTGGACCCTTTTGCCATTTACCATCCTCTCTACGAAATCCATTTGTAATTTTGGAATCATTAGATCTGCACACTTCATTCTCAAATGGCTCAATGTCAAGTCCATAAGAACATGCCGCTCCTATAGAAACATAGTTAATATCGGCTAGAGCATCAGCCACTTCTATTAAATTGACTTCTCCTTCTATATCGTAATTAAAATCATCAATACTTATAGATTCTTCTTTATCTGACAAAGAAACTTTAACACCGCTTGCTTCAGCTAGTTCCAAAACTTCTTCTAAAAGAAGACTTATCCTTAGAACTCTAGTTAAATTGTCAGGTATAGAAGGAGAATCTGGGCAGTTTTGCCCAATAGCTTTCATAAAATTTAATACGCTTTTTTGGAAATTCGTCATAACAACGAAAATACTATAACATATTTTAAAAAAGTCAAGCTTTTTCTACTGATAGCTTTTCGATGTCAGACTTTAACATTTTATTCACAAGCTGATCAAAGTTACATTTTGGAAACCAACCCAAATCTTTTCTAGCTAATGAGCTGTCTCCTAATAAAGTTTCTACTTCAGCTGGTCTATAAAACTTTTTATTGATAATTACTAAAGTTTTTTTAATGCCATTTATACAAGCTACTAATTTTTCATCTTCAGGATTATTTGTTTCATTTTCCCATGAGCAATCTAATTTAATATAATTGAAAGATTTTTCTACAAACTCTCTAATAGAATGTGTTTCATTAGAAGAGAAAACATATTCATTGGGAATACCTGAATAATCTTTATTATAAATATCTTGATTTAACATTCTCCATACCCCATCCATGAAATCTTCAGCATCGCTCCAGTCTCTTTTGGCATCTATATTTCCTAATTCTAAAGGAGAAAAGTCTAAAGAGTTATCTATACAATATTTTATAGAAGAAACTTTTTTAGATATTTTTCTAGTGACAAATTCTTCACCTCTTCTCGTTCCTTCATGATTAAATAGCCAGCCTTGAATAGCATAAAGATTATAAGATTCTCTATAAACTTTTACAAGCTGTCTAGAAGCTGCCTTACTTGCTCCGTAAGGACTTCTAGGGCGTAAGGGATGAACCTCATCTTGAGGAAAATATAAAACATTACCGAATTCTTCAGAAGATCCAGCTTGATATAAACGACAAGTAGGTTTATATAATCTGATAGCTTCCAATATATCAAGAACAGCTGTAGAATTAGTCTGCCATGTTTGCCTAGCAAAATCCCAACTACTAGCAACAAAACTTTGAGCAGCAAAATTGATAAAATAATCAGGAAGTAGTTTTTCTACAATCCTAGAAATAGCATGAGGATCAGTCAAATCAAAATTAATGAGATGAAATCTATCTGATTTTACATGTTTAATATTTTCATGATTATAAACACTTAATCTTCTCACTCCTCCAAAAATTAAAAAATCTGTATTGTCAAGTAAATAGTCAACCATATGACTTCCATCTTGACCAGTAACGCCTGTTATTATTACACAGGGCTTACCATTGCGTATATTAACAGCTTCATCTATATTTAATATATTAGATGTGTCTATCTTTTTGCCATAATAAGTTTCTTGTAAATTCTCACTCATTTTAATAAATTTTAAGATTCGCAACTAGTACAGGTCATTAGATTCCTAGACAATTCCTGAGCAGGATTAGCTGATCTTTGGTAATACAATGTTTTAATTCCCATCTTCCAAGCTTCGATTAGTAAGTCACTTACTTCTTTCGGCTTTATATCTGGAGGAATCATAATATTCAAGCTCTGACTTTGATCAATAAATTTTTGTCTTTGAGCAGCTTGAATAATAATTTCTTTTTGACTGATTTCTCCAAAAGTTTTGAATACATCTTTTTCATCAGAAGAAAGAAAATCTAAATGTTGAACTGATCCACCTCTAATCAAAATGGATTTCCAAACTTCATCTGTATCATTCTTATACTTCTTTAGAACTTCTTTGAGGAATGGATTCTTGAAAGTGAAAGATCCCTTAGCGAGTTTCTTTACAAAGTAATTACTATTTAAAGGTTCTATACTCGGAGATACTTGCCCCAAAATGAATGATGAAGAAGTGGTAGGAGCAACAGCAATTGTTGTTACGTTTCTTCTCCCATAACCCTTGAGGAGTTCTGGCTCTCCGAATAAATCTGCGAGCTTTTTAGAAGCTTCATCTGCTCTCTTTCTGATAGTATCCCATATATGAGAATTAAGCATCTTAGCCTCTAAAGATTCAAAAGCAATCATTTGTGATTGTAGAAAAGAGTGCCATCCCAAAACTCCCATTCCTAAAGCTCTTTGATTTTTCGCAAATTCATGAGGAGCTTCCATAAATTTCATTCCTTGAGTTTTCTCAACAAACTCTTGATTTACAGTATCAAGGAAATAGATTAATGTCTCAATAGCATCAGTATTTCTAATCTCATCCCAATAAAGAAGATTCAAAGAAGATAAAACGCAAACAAAACTTTCATTACTGTTCGATTGAAGAGTTATTTCTGAACAAAGATTGCTTGAATTTATTTTGTATCCTTTATCTTTGTAAACTTGAGGAGCATTATTATTTACAGTATCAGTAAAGAAAATATATGGATACCCTGTTTCGAATCTTTTCTTTATAATCTTACCCCATATTCCTCTCTTATCTTTGTCCCCCTCTATCATCTTATTCATCCAGTCGTCTGTTATTGTTACACCAATGCTCATATTCTGAATAGCATGACCTTCAGAACGAATCATAAGGAACTCTTCAATATCTGGATGTTCGACGGGAAGATAGGCTGCAAAGCTACCTCTACGAGCCGATCCCTGACTAACTACATCTGAAACTTTATCAAAAAGCTCCATAAAATGTGCAGCTCCACTGGATTCTCCCCCAGAACTTATTTTAGAACCTCTTTTGCGAAGGTCTCCAAAATAACCTGAAGTACCTCCTCCCATTTTAGACATGATACCTACTTCGCCGACCTTCCAAAGAATATCGGTCATTGTATCATCCATATGGGAATTGAAACAAGAAACAGGAAGACCTCTCTTATTCCCATAGTTAATCCACACTGGTGTACTTAAACTATAATATCCAAGAGAAGTGTACTTTTCAAACTTATCAGCAAACCCTTCAATGCCTAGAATATTCTCTGCATTTTTAGCTATTTCTTTTACCCTCTCCTCTGGAGATACACCTTCTTCTAAATAGCCTCTCTCTAAAAAGAGACGGCTGTGGCTATTTAGCCATTTATAAGCTTTTTCCATAATCTAAAACAGTATATGTACTACAATTAAAAAGTCAAGGTGTATCTGTATTAAAACAAATCTTCTTCTCCAAAACTTTTATTTGATCTTGCGTACTCAGTCGGACGAGAATGAAAAAAATCAGTCATATTATTTCCATGCAGCTGCTCATCAAACCAATCTGTTTTAGAAATTAAATCTTGATCAACCTCGAATATCTTTTTATATCCGATACTAACCAATGATTCATTCATTCGATTTTTAATAAAATTCTTCAAAAGAGGAGAATTTAATTTTTCCGATTCGAGTCCATTTAAAATCCAGTCAATAATTTCACATTCATATTTAACAGCTTGCTCAGATTCGTAAATTACTTTTGCTTCAAGCTCTTCGTCAAAAAACTCTGGATATTCAGAACGAATAGTATTGATTATTTTAATTCCAACTATAGCATGGAGATTTTCTTCTCTAGAAGTATACTCTACTTGCTTGTTCGTATCCTTAAGGAGATTCTTGTAACGACCAAACCAATTGATAATGTAAAATTGAGAAAACAATGCAATATTTTCAACAAATAAAGTGAAAAGAATTATAGAATATACGAACTGTTTTTTATTATCAGAATGAAACTTATGAAGATGTTTCCGAAGATAATTAACTCTACCTTTTACAATATCCAATTTTAAAGCATCATCAAAAGCAGTTTCCAACCCTAGAACTTCTAAGAGTCTTTCATATGCGTCCCCGTGTATAACCTCTGTATTCGCCATAACGAAGCCTAGATCGCTCATGGAAGGGTGAGGTAGGTTATCACCCAACTTAGACCAAAACTTTTTTACAGAAATTTCTAGCTGGCCAATCGTAGTTAAAGCTTTTACAATTATTTCTTTTTCCTTCTCAGAAAGCTTAACTTTAAAATCTTGTAAGTCACTTTGGAAATTGAATTCTTTATTAGTCCAAAATCCATCATGCATTGCCGAAATAAATTCTTGGCTCCAAGGATAGTGATCTGGCTTCCTTGAGATTTGTTCTTCGAAAATCATAATTAATTCTTTTTTATTTCTGAGGGATGAGCGACATTATACTTCTTTTTGTACTTTGCAACTTCTTTTTCAAGAATAGGGTCTTTACCTAGTTTATCTTTCCTCATATGGGAAAGTTCTTGAGCTCTATCCTGCAAATCTCCAATAGTTCCTTTTTTATTTGTTTTATTTAAAAAGTCCCTAGAGGAAAAAGGATCAATTTTAGTATCTATACTCGTGTGAGGAATAGTCCAAACTCTATTCCATTGAACACCATTCTGTGCATATACGTGTTCATCATTCATACCTTGAACGACTTCGATTCTCTCTTCGGAATCTGGATTTTCATAAATATATATCATAGGAATTGTATTTACACTTTTCTAAATATTTACAGAAATTTCTGGAGTTAATTTTAAAGAAAAAATTGGCAATCCTATATGGCTAGTAATACCTAAATCCAAAGCTTCTTTAGCATTTAAATACCAATCTAAATCTTTTCTTTTATTTAATTCTTTTTTAAGCCATTCTTTATTTTTAGGGCCTTTTAAATGAGAAGAGATTACTTTAAGTATTTCTTCCTCCTCTTTCATTAAAGCATTAAAAAATTCTTTTTGCTCACTAGCTCTTCCATCTGGGATAGAAGAAACCTGAATACCATGCAGCATTAAACCTGCATATTCTCCCATGAAACGAAAACCTTCATCCCCGAAACAGAAGACAAAAGCTCCAGCAGAGGAAGCTTCACCAGCCGTCATTGTAGCAATCTTTAAACCTTTTTTCCTAGCAGAATAAAGGATAGAAAGAATAGCTTTTAAAGATGAGATATCTCCTCCGGGAGACTCAATATGGATAGGAAAAAGTATTTGCTCCAGTTCTATGGCTTCATTGATTCTATTACTTAAAGCTTTTACAGTTGTTGAAGAAAATTCTGTTAAGTAAAAACTTCTAGGCCCGTTTATTCCTTGAACAAAGTTTGGAGCATTTATATCCCATTTCATATTTTTGATAATAGTGTATCTACAGTATTTTGTACACTGAATACACTAGGAAGAGTTGATATAGTTTTTTCGCCAGAATTAAAAAATTCAACGGCTTCCAAAATTTTATCTTCTACTTCTTTATCATCAAAATCAAACATGTTCCCTTGATTAACTATATTACCTAATTTGAAAAAGGCATCATCATAAATAGGAATTTTCTGAGAAGGTTTTACAATAATAGCATTACCATTGTTAATAAAATCAGAATGAGCATGAGCATCCATTGCTACACAAACCTTGTTAAGAGAAAGCATATTAAACAAAGGAAGATTAAATCCTTCTGCGCCGGAAAGACCGGAAAGATCAATATCACAAGAATTCATTAGTTTGTTTACTTCTGAATTTTTATCTTGACGAGATATTAGATTAACATTCCAAGGAATAGATCCCTCAAAGATTTGATTCAAAATTTGTTCCCATTTTTCTCTCTCTATAAAAGGGTTATCTATTAAGCAATTTAATCTATATCTTTTATCATTACCGAAAAGCTTCTTCCATATTCTGATTATCTTTTCTGTATGTTTTCTTTTTTCAAATTTTCCAATAAGCAAAAAGTTAATAGCATCAACTCTTGGAACAAGAGGATCAGCTTTTACATGAATAGAATCAAAATAAGGATGGCAGACTCCTACATTTTCTAGACCTTCAGATTTAGCAACCTCATAAGAATAATTACTAGAAAACAATACCAAGTCATTATTTTTAATAATATTTTTTTCAACTTTAGTTAAAGTATCCGTTTCATGGAATGTCCATAAAATAGTTTTATCAGACAAACGTCTTTCAGATTCAATTAAATGCCAAAGTCTAATCGTAGGAAATTTACGAGAAAAATTGGCATGAGCTTTTTGACAACAGAATTGGAGCCAATCAAAAAATGGTTTATCAATATCGTAGGCTTTTAAATCTACTTGCCCGATAGGAAATATATTAGGAAGGAATTTTCTATCGAAAAACTCTTTCAATAATCCAAATGATACTTGACCAAAAGATAATCCATTAATTGGAACTTCTAAATTTATATTCATTCTAAATCTTTTTTTAAATTATACTGATCAATCTTTTCTTGTAAATTTGTTTCTCCCCTTAGAAAGCTTTCAATAATACAATAAGAAAGTCCGAGATCGTAAGCTTTATCTATATACAATATTTCTGGAGTAAATGGTTTGTATTTTTTTAAAATATTTTTAATAACAAAAGAAAATTCATTATCATCTTTGCAGTTAAAGAATTTTTTTTCATTAGCTTCAATATAAGTTACAGATCTTTTATTAGAATCTGTAGATGAAATTATCTGAATACAAAAATATAAAAATTCACCACCTAAAGTTTCTGCAAACCCATTGGAGCTTTTTATTATATGAGATAAATAAAAATTGGTATTCAATATTAATTTTCCCTATGCTGGAAAGAAGTCAAAAAAAGATTATTTATGATAGTAGCAACTATAGGACAATAAATAAAATTATTAATATCAAAACAAAGACAATACCAAAAAGTTAAACAAAAAATACAACCCATCAAATATCTAACTTTTCTGCATAGATATCCTAGAATATTTTTACTCCCACCTTTTATATCTAAATATCTATACGCTATTGATCTTGGATAATCAAATATAGGAGCGAAGTTTAATAGAAAAAATATGAATACACAAGCTGTAGCCGTTTTTAAAATTTCGATTATTTCCATTTCTTTAAATCATTTAAGTCTTCTCTTCCTATTTCTTCAAAGTGAATAATTGCCATCAAGTTAAATATTACAGCTGCAAGATGGTCTTCGTCTCTATCTCCTTTCCAATATTGCATTAAATGTCTAAATGCACTGGCAAAGAATCTTGAGAATGGCATCCCTTTTTCCCAATTCCATTCACCATATTTAACAGCTCCTCTTTCCATCAAAGAAGCTAATCTTGTCATCATAAAAGGAGAGATTAAATCGAATCTTGGTTTTCCTTCTTGAGTATCTCTTTTAGCTCCAGATTCAAAACTTTGTCTAGCTCCACTATCTTTTGTTTTAAAATTCATACTCATAAATTAATCTCTATTTTTATAAAGTCAATCTTATAATATGTCTCTTATATAAATATACTATATACATAAATACATAAAGAAAGAAGAGTAAGAAGCTTTCCTTCTAGTCAGGGGACTTCTTACCTACCTGTTTTTGAAAAAAAACAGAAGTATTTGTATGCCTGAACAAGTTTAAATCGCTTGCTTAAAAAAGTTTCCTTTAGTCAGTTTGGACTCGCCTTTCAGCGACCCATGAGGTTTTTATTGACGTATCAAAATTGGATAGAAGCCCTTTACCCAACCGACTTGCTCATCTGCCCACTAGATTTATTAGATCGTAGCTGTAGAAACTACTGAACAAGTACTCAAATTCTCAACTTCGGTGCACCCTTTCGGATGTTGGTGTTGACAAGTCCCGAGTCAGAGCACCATGCGATTTTCTTGAATGACATCCGGCTTTGGGAGTCCCGGACCCATTGCGGCAAATGAGGCCGCTATGTAAAATTAACTTTCTTTATATAATGCCAAAATTTTCTTTTGTCAAGTACTTTTATGCAAAACCTTGCAAATCTACAATTTTATTTATACCCGCTAAATCATCTGTGCTAATCCCAAGAATACTGTAAGCTTCTTCTTCTGTCATTTCTTTTTTTAGAGTTATATCAGGAGGACTTCCATCAATTGTTGGTAGAGCTGTTTCCACTAAAATACTATTATAAAGTGAAATATTCTCATATACATTTTTCATTATTAATTTATCTCCTAGTGTTTCCTTATATATTAAAATTACTTGATAAACGGATAAATTTTCTTTTCTGAAATAAACTATCTCTGTAGCATTTTTAAAAAGACCATCGTAAATATAAGATTGATTTAAATAATTGATTCTTTTTTCTATTTCTTCTCTAGCTGACTCTGCTATATAATCTATTGATTTATTTATAAATAAAGGGCTAGAAAAATAACTTGAATTTTCAACTAATAAACGATTAGGCCCAGCTCTTCTACTAAAAGAGTAAGGAATTGTAACCTTTTCATCTTCTGTTTTTTCGCTCCACTCGGTCAAAGGATCGTCTTCAAATCCCTTTATAGTTTCTACTTCATAATAACCTGCTAGTCCATTAAAAAGACCAGCTTGATAATCTCCTGCATCTATAGGAAAGCCTATTGTTTTAGCTACACTTTTAAAATATATTTTTATATTTCTAGCTGATAAATCTCCTAACCTTAAATACCTATGAGGACTTAAAACATTTGATCTCAAGAACGGTGTAATTTTTACTTCATTACCTTTAATTATTATACTTGCTATTTTTATATATATTTTACCTGCGTATTCAGAATCTTTTAAAATTTGAGTTCCTCCTAATTTTATAAAATTATCTTTTTGTTGAGTGTAAAGTATATTATTATCATAATACTCTACGAAATTTTCATCTGTAGATGTTATTATTGAAAATTGATTTATAAAATCCGAATGATTATTTTTGTCATCTAGCCACCAATTTATTTTACCGCCTAAAATTCCATCGCTAAAACCTGCTGGAACTTTAGGTATAGTTAAATAAACATCACAGCTTTCAGCTGTTTCAAATGTTTTTAAAAAAGATGTTCCTAATTCATAAGTAGTTTCTTCAAGGGAATTGAAGGGATAATAATTTTTTTTGTCTAAAGGATTATTTTTTATTTCGAAATTTAAATAGTTAGCTTTATAAGTATTTAATATAAATGAATTTATATCTCCAGCATTTACTATAAAATTATATTTATTACCTTTTTTAGTACTCAAGATAACTTGAAATGGTAAATATGTTTGATTACTCATTTTTTAAAATTTTTATAATTTTTTTGATCAAAGTAAAATGGAAAATTAAACGCATAATCAAAATCAATTATTTGTTCTAATTTATCTTCTTTACTGCTATCTAAGTAAGCTATAGGTATTATTTTTTCACCATTTATTATAAAATTGTATTTATCTAGTTTTTCCTCTTCCTCTTTAGTTTGAGTTGAAGATTCTATAAATTCTATACTTACATCTGAAATAGGACAAGAAGCATTAACAAGCGGAGTTAAAATAGATGATCCGAGTAAAGTCGCTGGTTTAAAAACGAAGGGAGCATTATTTGAATCTGCAATTTGATAAAAAGCGCTTATATCAGGAGTCCAATTTTTTAAAAGATTCTGTTCTCGAAGTATAGATTCTTTCTCTATTTTTACAGCATCTTCATACCCTTCAGACGTAGGATCAAATAAAGTATATGAAGGTATATAATTACCTATTTTTATTCCAAGTTTTTCATCTTCCAATTGTATTAATTGTAAATCATTAGCTATATAATCTCTAATTATATCTTCTGTTAAATATTTTTTAATATAAATTTTGAAAAGATCGGATCTTTTAGAAAATGAAGATGATTCCCATTCATTTACACTCTCTGCTAAAACAGAGTCTATATCTTTTAAAGTTATTCTTAAGCATATACATCCTTTAGCCGCCGTATCAATAGTATTAAATCCTATATTTCTTTTCTCTGCAAAAAAATTTAATCTTTTTTTAGAAAGTGTTTTTGGAACAAATACATTTTTTAAAGAGTTCGAAGCTGTACAAATTACTAATCCAAAATTAACAAAAACTTTTGTTACAATATTATTTTCTATTTTCTGGATAAAACAAGAAAATGGCTTCATAGGTTCTATATTTAATTTTTTCATTTTAAACAATATTAGAATCTATAGTTATGCTGTTACCGTTATCAATACTTTCTATAAATCTGTTCTCTTCACTCGGAAAAATAAACTGTTTACTATAAGAAATAATATTTATATTTTTATTATGTTTTATATATCCTCTTAATGAATTTTCAGATGACCTTCCCAGAAGAGTAGAAACTTGTTTTTTATTTCCTATAATTTTTTCATTTAATTCAAGCTTTTCATCTTCTAAAGTTTCACTAACATTTATATCATAAAATTCTGTATTCATTAATTCAAAAGAAGCTGAATCAAATAGTTCTGTTAAAGCATAGTTTTCATTTAAGAATTGATCTACTGTCCATTCGCCTTTTTCATCTTTGTAAATAGATGCTACAATAGCTAAATTAATAGCATTTCCTCCCCAATATATTTCATCTCTATATAAATAATCTAATTCAGAATTTCTTTCTTCTGCATTTAAATCAAAACTTTCTAATTTAATATTAGAATCGCTTAAATTTTTTGTATTTCCCAAAATTTCAAAATTACTTCTGTCTTCTTCATCTAAATAAGCCTTACAAGCTATCCATGCTTTGTCTAAAAATGGAATATAAGATGGTCCCGGAACCCATTTATCTGGAGGGTTAAAAGAAGCTAATATATATATATTTACTTTAAAATATTCAGATTTTAAAATAAAAGAAGTCTCCTTGATCGTTCCATTCCTTTCGCTTTTTCTTTCTTCATTTAAAAAAAAATCTAATTTAGGAAGAGGCTTGCCATATATATCACAAGTAACATTCCTATAATTTAAAGGATTATAAAAATTAAATACTTTTCCAGAATTTATCGCGAAGATATCTGAGTTATTTATTTTAAAAACTTCCGTCTTAAATGGATGGTATTGAATTGGCATTAAGGTATAGAGAAAGAAGAAACCACTGGAGAAGGGTCATTATTAAAAGAATAAGCTGTTAAAGTAATTAAAGCTTGATCATTTTCATTAAAAGTAATTTCTTCTATATCATCGTGTGTAATTTCCAGATATCTTTTTTGACTATCTAAACTAATTTGAGTTGCGAAACCTTTTATTTCATATTTATCGAAATCAAGAGGAGTCGGGCCTCTAAATTCATATACTGGAATTTCATCATCAATAGAATTTTTAATTTTTACACTCCAAACTTGATTCATTCTTTTTTTAATATTATAGAATGTTCCAGTTAAGTCCAAAATTGAATTTGCGAATTGTTTTTTAAAATAGCAACTTTGCACATAAACTGTTGAATTTATTGTTTTTTCTAATTCTTTAGGAATATTTGATTTTACTAATCTAGAAAAACTAATATTAATTAAACTCATAGACTCTTTAAATGGTCTTTCATTTATTTTTGATTTTTCTTCAGGAAATAAATCTACAAACGTATTTTGAGTATTTATTAAATTAGTATTTTTCACATCATAGAAATTAGGAGTTTCATAAAAATAACCAAAATTTTGACTTCCAACATTTTCAGTCAAATAATATCTACAAAATCCAGCTTGAATATTCAAATCTAAACTTTTATTTAAAAATCCTGAAAATACAATATTGTCCAATTCATTATTTGGAATAGGTGTTAATTTATTAGTTCCATAAGATTTCGGTATTTTATAAATAACTCCTTCTAAAGATACATATGAATAATCATAATTTTTATGTTTTATAAATAAATCAATAATTTCATTTACAGCGTAGCTATAAGTATTATTATTTTTTAGATAAAAAGTATTTTTTGTTTCTAGAACAGTCCCATTTGAAGCGTATTTTGTAGCCTCAAAATATAATTTATCAAAATCTGTATACAATTTCGGAAAATTATTATTTTTTATGTTGAATAAATAAGGTAAAATTTCTTTTGTGAAAAAAGATACAATATTAGAATTACTTTCAGATATGCCTTTATATTTAGAATTGCTTCCTCCTATAATATTTTTATCCCAAAGTGTAGCCTTATTGTTTTCTTCAAAAAAGGTAGAAAAACATTTAATATCTCCGCAACTATTCCTTTTCTCATCTCTTATTAATGGATTGGTCGTAGTAAAAACTCTGTAATTATTATTTCCTTGACTAGTAATAGTAGAAAATTGACCCGGTATTCCATAGAGTTTATAAATAAAATATTGAAAAAGACCACTGAAAACACCTTCCAATAATGTTCCTTCTGAATATAATTGATATGGAGTTGGAGTTAAAAATGTAGAAAGATTTTCTTCTTCTAACTGTACTCCAAAAATATTAACTTTCCATATATTTGATTGTGGATTAAAACCGTCTTGACTAATACTAGAGTCACTTGCATTAACTAATTTTATATTTATATTTTCTTCATTAAGTATTTTAAATTTAACAAAAACTCTTTTTATATTCTGCGGATAGAATGCTCCTTCTTTATCAGTATCATATGAGCCTGCTTGCACTGATTTGTCAGTTAGAACTGCACCAAGACTATTTATATTACAATAAAAACTTTCCCCGCAAAATATTTGAATAAAAGGAACGCCTGTTTCAGCAGGCAAAGGATCTTGAGGTAAAATATAAAAAGAAAAAGTATAATCTTCTTTTGTTGAATCTTTTTTCGTAAAATTAAAATTTATTTTATACTCGTTTGTTGCAGTATTCGCTAATGTTCCATAAGATACAAAATTTGGATTTGCTATATCATCAATTTTTACATTTGTTGATAAAGAATCAACTGTAAAATTTTCCGATTGTGTAGATTTTATTAAATTAGCAGACTTAGAAGTAGATCTATCTGAAAGAAATTCTTTATCATCAAAAGTTATACCAAAATTTATAGAATCTGAGTCAGAATAAAAACATGACGTATTATCTTCTTTTTTTAAAACTAACAAATTATTCTCATTCCAATTTATACCATAATCAAGTTTTTTTATATCTTGATTGTCTTCTCTTTTGTAAAAATCATTATACACATCTTCTACATTATCAAATGGAGTTAAATTTTGATAAGTAATTATACCATCCTTTATTATTGAATTAATAAATTCTTTTCCTTTATATTCTAACGAATCTGAGAATCCTCCGTTGTTTTTGAAATAATAAGTATTACTATTTAAAACTCTAGTTTTTACTAAATCTTGAGATGATAATCTATATTGTCCATTGTAATCTATATTGCTAAGATTTTTAAAGAATAAAGTATCAGAATCTGAGGTTAAAAATATGAATGGTCTTGTTTCACCTTTCGCTTCTGAAGAAAATAAAATATATTGATCATTTAGAGTTGCGTAAGAAACTCCTCTATATGGATAAATATTTCCAATTTGAGTATTGGTAATAGATGTCGGAAGATTTTTTGTATGCAATAGAACACTTGACGGAAATATAAATTTATGTTTTTCAAAAACAAATTTACCTTCCATTTCCTCTTTATCTACTATGCCTGTTATGGGAAAAGGAGTAAAATTATTTGGAATAGCTATTGCCTTGTAAGTATTTAATCTTTCATAATTTAATTCGTAATTTTCAAATGTATTAGGTAAACCAGTTTTACCTCCCAAATCTATAAAATAATCTGGATTTAAATTTAAATCGTTTATTTTAGTATTTATTGGAAGGCCATCATTAGGTTGAACAATATAAACTACTTCTCCTGTAGCTTTTAAATTTGTAAATTCTCTACTTAATTGTCCTTCTAAAGAATAAAATTTTACATCTTGTATATTTCCTTTTATAGTATAGTCATCTTTTGTTTTTTCGAAGTCTGTGTTATAAAGAAGGCCATTGGAAATACCATTTTGCGTAAAAAGAGTTCCAGAATAAGATACATTTATATTCTCTGATCCAAAAAAATCAGTGGAAGATCCAGTTATAGTTAAGTCTCCTGTTTTCCCTTCTGTGTATTGAAAATCTAAATCTATTTTAGAACCTTCTACTTGCAATAAATATTCTAATTCAAAAATAGCTTTTGATATGCCTGTTTGAATAATATCCCCAGAGTACGCGGAAATATTTGACCATGTAATACGCTCAAAAACTATATCATCTGTATCATCTTCTTGAGCATCTTCATTAACAGTTTGAGCATTCTGTATTTGTAATGAATACGACTGGTTCCCAAAATTTGTTTCTAAATCTAAGTAGACAGGGAATCCTTGAGAATATCCGCTTGTATCATAGTTGAAAAAATTTATATAATTTCCGGGTTGTATTTCTTTTACATGTGTGAATTTCCCTGTAATGCTACTCGAATTTATAGAAAAAATATCAACAATATACTGTCCTTTATTAGTTATTTTTCCGCTTACTGCTTCATTTGAATAAAAATTTGAAAATTCTAATTTAGGGATAGAGCTTCCATATATAAAAGCGTCTAAATCTACAGAATTCGAAACTGGAGAATCTAAAATTTTAACCACTAATGCGCTAAATATAGAAGTTGGAGTGGCGAGTACCCCCTCTCTAGTGATAGGAACAGAGTTTAAATAATCTTTATAAGTAGTATATCCTTGAACATAAGATCCTTCGGAAAATGGTTCTTTAATATAAGAATTTATACTAATAGGTTCTTTGTTAAAAGTTCCTATAATATTATCATTTGGATCTTTTATTATACCAGATTTAAATAAATAACGAACATAATGTGTTCCTGTAATTCCTACTTCAAAATGATCACTAGAATAATTATAAACTTTAAAGTCAAAGTTTAAAGATTTTTGAGGGTAAAAATTCCTATATTGTATTCCTGTAATTTTCATTTTAAATAATATTTATATAGGATTTGCCGGGGTTGCTTCTTAATGCATTATTTAATTGATGCGTTTTTACACTATCAGAAGGATTTACAGGAAAAGAGTTTGAAAAAGTAAGATTAGTTCTAGTCCCACTCTGATCTAATCTTATGGAAAAAGATACTAGTCCATCTTCTGGACCTAATAAAGAATTAGGTAATCCAAAAATAGAATAAGTTTTAGTTTCTTTCTCCTCTTGCAAATTTGTATTTAAATTAAATAATATTTTATCTGCATAAGTTTTAATTTTTGCTTCATCTATATAACATCTATTATCATTTCTTTCTAAGTTAGAAATATCTCCATTTGTTATATCTTTAGTATTTGCTCTAATAGAAACATATTTATCATTTTGTTTTCCTTGTGTAGCAAAAACTAATTCAAGTTTAGGTATAATAGCTTTTATTTTTCCAAAATTAAAAGAATTGACAGTTTCTATAACTTTTATTACATAATTAGAATCTATAGGTGATAAGATTGGTAATCTTGTATATGTACCCTTAGTTTTCTTTATATAAAATTTAAATAATTTACATTTATTGGATTTCGCTCCTAAGCCTTCAGTATTTTCATTTTCGTCTGGAGATATTCCATTTGAAATCTCACATTCTATATCAGGCTGCTTATTCTCTCCAAAAGACCAAACTAAATATAACTTTTCTTTATCAGTCAGAGCTGCCCCACCTTCTGAAGTTCTGTCTAAAAAAACATAAGGTTTTAAGCCATCTATAAATTTTTCTACATTTTCAGAATTTGGGTCAGGTTGCCATATAGGAGTTCTATTAAGGACAACAATATTTTTTTCGGCAAACTTTGATATCTCAGCTGCTCTTATATATGGATGAGAAATATTTATATCTGGAAATACAAATTTATTACCGGGTTTAATCCTTGAGAATCCTTTAACAGTTCCATCTGGACTTTCAAAACTTTTATCTTCTAAATCACTTGCAGCAGCAGACCAATATTTTCCACAAAATGTTTTAGCTATCTGAAGTTCAAAATCATAAGCTTTAGTTCCTGTTTCTTCTACAATTAATAAGTAAGCCCCTCCTTCTTTTAGTTCTTTTATTTTTTCTTCTGTAAAAGCTCCTCCTAAACTAGGATTAGAAGATCCTATTATATTATGGTAAAGAGCTTGGCATTGAGCTTCCCCTTTTTTGCCTGCTTGTTTATCTGTCGTATTCTCATGGCATATAGCTTTTATATTCCATCCTAAAAGAGCATTATTCCCTGTCCCTAATTTTACTTTATCCGGACTTGTATATTCGAGTACTTTAACATAACAAAATAAATCTCTTAATTCTTTACTATAGTAACTTGCAATAACTGATGCTTGGAAATTGAATTCTGATCCATATCTTCTTTCTAATGGTCTATTTCCGTTGGATAATTTATCGAGAGATATTGGGAAAAGCGTTCTATTACTATTTCTACTAGATCCAGATCCTCCCCCTGTATTTGAACTACAATCATATTCTTTTATTTCTCCATCTTTTCCAAAATATGCTATATTTATATCTTTGGAAAGTCCTTCTATGCTTTTACTTGTAGAAACTTCTTCTATTTTGCAGTTATTCGAATCTTTTATAGTCGAATCATTTATATTTATACCTCTACTTAAATCAAAGAAAATCACTGTATCGTTTTTCCAATAAAATGAAAATCCAAAATCTTGACACCAATTGTTCAAAACTTCTCTAAGAGTTCCTGTGTATTGAGCTCTGTAATCGACTGGAGAAGAAAAAGTATTATTGAAATTCACTCCATATCTAGAAGCTTCTTGTATGAGATCGCTAAATTTATAATCTACATCCAACTTGCTGAATCCTCTTGATTTCTGACAATCTAAAGAGTTATTAGGGGTTGTGTTTGATGTACAAGGATCACATTTATCTTTCTCAGAGTCATTTTCTAAATTGCCACATGGATCAATATAATCTCCAACAAAAATCATATTTGAAAAATCTCCAACAGCTCTATAAATAGATAGATTGCTAACTTTATTTGAAACTAAACTAGGAGTAACTGATGAAGTTTTTAAATAATTATTTAAATTTATATTACCGGGTAATGCTACTTGTGTTGTATTTTGTTTTAATATATTCGGCAAAGGGCCTCCATCTTTGCCTTTTAATCCTACATATATTTTGTCTAAAATTACACTAGTATCGACAAGGGTAAGTTCACAAGTTTTTCCAGATGTTACGCTTTCCTTTGTAGAAAAAGAAATAGCATGTCCCTTAAAAGTATAAAAATTCCCAATCCTAACTACTATTTCGGATTTTGTGTTAAGATTGTAGTCTTCTTTTCCCCATATAAAAGATAATCTTAATGTAGACGGCTCAGATCCTCCACCGCTTAAATCTGCTGAGTAAACTTTTTTCGTAATACCTGATATTTTTATTGAAGGAAAATCCGCTTTCATAATATTCTATTCAAAAGGTCCAAGAATCCTAAATGCGCCTGACCAATTAGAGTTAGTATTATTATAAATACTACTCTGATCAACTAATGTTATTCTATCTCTTTTTCCATGAGATAAATGTAAAGTAGATGTTTCGTAATAATCTTCTTTTACCTGTCTATATTTTACTTTTGCTGAATTTTCTCCTAAAAATACTATACTTGCTCCCCTTGCAAAAAGGCCCTTCGAAAATGTAAAATTTGAAAATAACTGCAATGGATTAGCTGAAGTTTTATCGTATATTACTGGATATACTCCATTCTCTAATATCTCTGGAAATGTAATATGTGTTTCGTCTATTGTATAATTATCTACTTTTCCAGAGTAACCCCAGTATACATTATAACCATTTACAAATTCTTCGTCTAATCTAAAAAGACCATTTGAAGTATCAAAAAGTAATTGCTTTCCTATATCTTTAAATGATTTGCCTGCTTGAGTTTGCAATAACATATATGGCTTTTCTAGGATCTGACTATCCATATAAAAAGCTTTTTCATTTATTGCTCCATCCATATGCAATGACTGTTTATAAGTAGTCGCTGTATTTATCTCTGTTAAGTTTGCAGTTGAAACATATGTGTATTTTTCCAACTTATTATATGTAAAAAAATCTTCTACATCAATATTTGCTCCAGTATAGAAAGAAAATAAATGACTTACTGTTCTTTCTGACTGATCATTCATTGAGTAATAAATTTCATCATTAAATATTATATTATTTGAACCTATGCTAAAAGGAGTATATTCTCCTCCTATTGGAATTATAGTTCCTGTATTGTAACATAATAAATCTTGACTTAAACTATATTCTCCTGACCAAAAAATTTTACTTAAAGCATTAGATCCTGTACCAAATATAGTAGATATATAATTACCTGTATTTGTAGGTATATAATTTTCAGTTACATAGTCTAAAAATGGTATAAATTTTTCAGCGTTAGACTGAGATAAACTCGAATTATTTTTTCTTTCAAGCTGTTTAATCTCAGAAGTTTTTGTATAAACATTAGTATAAGTACCTTCTAATGGTAAAAAACCTGAAAAAACTTTTTCATAATCTTCTTTTTCTAATGTGCCTGTGAAACAAACTAGCTGATCAAAATATCCCGATATACCACTTAACGAATTCTTGTTTAAAACATAAGTATTATAGCCTATGAAAAAACCTCCTCCTGAAAGATTTGTTTCTGGTTTAAATGAGAAAGACTCTGTTTTATAAATAGATCTTGAATCTATATCATAATTTAATAAAGTTATATTATTAGAAGCTTTTATTATACCTAAACAGTTTTTTTTAGCTAGTCTTATATCGGAGAATGTGTAGCAGTCAGATTTTGAAGAGTTTGAGTATAAAAATAATTCATTATTATTATTAAAGTTTAAAGAAAAACCTGCATTCGATTGAATTTTAAAATTCGAAAGTAAAGAGCCTGCTTGATTATTCTTTTTTTCTAAAGTAAAAAATAATGAAAAATCACAATCTCCAGTTATCCCAGTTAATTGAGTAAACTCTGAATTAATAAAACTTCTAGATTTAGCAGAACTTGTATCAAGCCATTTATCTCTTACTAATAGAGATGCAGCTTCTGACTGTGATATAAAATAATTTAATTCCATTACCCTTAGACCTTTAAACAGAATACACTTTAAAACCTATTTAAAGAAGATTGTCCGGAATTATAATAGCTTTTTCGGCAGACCAAGAAAAAGCAAAAGTTATAGATCCAGCTGGAGAAACTTTTGAAATTTGAGAAGAGTCTAAAATTTTATTAGCTCCATAAAAAATCGAATTAGAAATTTGATTTACTCTATTCCTTAACTGAGCTACTGTTTTCTCGTAAGAGCAACAAACGGGTTTAATCAATGTCCCTTGGATATTAAATGCCGCCCTTTTTATTATTTTAATGTCTTCTATATAATGACAGCCATTACTATTAATAGGCAATGAAGCTTTTATTTCTTTTAAAGCTGGAACGAAAGAATATTCATAAGTAAAATTTTGTAAACATCCACAATCAGAACCTAAACTGTTGCAAAATTTAGCACCTATTTGAATGGTTCCTTCAAATTGGTTCTCTGAATAAGAATTATCTTTTTCATTGAAATTCAATCTTTCCGTATTACCGAATTTTGTCCATTTTTGCTGCACATAATCTGCAAAATCTAAATTATTATAATATTTGTAAACATTATCCCATCTATCTTTTTTACATTTTATCTCAGATCTTATAGTCAAATTAGCTTCTATACATTTTCTTGAAGTTATTAGATCATGAGTGATTCGAGTTTCGTCTATTGTATAAACTTTATTGTCTTGTTTATTTGAAAACTCTAAAGAAAATCCTACGCTATTATTAGAGAAATCTCTTTGAAGAGAAAAATTTGTGGGAGTTGTATATAGTGGAGAAAAATCTTCCGGATAATATTCAGTCACAGAGTAATCACTCCCTAACTCTGAAAGAGCTTTATTTATATAATCTATAAAAGTCGGGATCATCAGAAATTTGCCTCCATTCCCAATTAATCCCAAAGTTATAATTTCATCATTTGGGGTAATTAAACATACATTGCTTCCGCTATCCCCAGCTATAAAATCATTAAAAAATAAACTTTCAGGAGAAAGATTTGATTGAACATATTCGTTGAAAGTATCATCAATGGAAAATTGTTGTGTTTGCTGATCTGTTACTGTAATTTTTTGAAATTTCCCGATACAAGCTCTTTGAAAAGGGGATGCTTCACTTACTCCCGGACTACTCTCTTCTATTTGGTCTCTGCAAAATAAAGAGTAATCTTTTAAATCTATAAAATTTTTATAATTTTTGGTGAGAACTCTAAAAAACTTTACAGTATCAGGCAAAGCTTCGTTAAGAACTCCTAATCCTAAATCTGAAGCTATTTGATTAGGATGCCCTACTTCTAATATAGAAACTAAAGTTCTAGTTAAAACTTTATTATCATTAGTTAGAAAATATAAAGTTTGACCTACATTAACAGGGTAATGATAAGCAAATAAATAATGCTTTGGAGTAATTAATATACCTATTTTTCTATTTTCATATCCAGATTCACTACTAGCGACAACAAACCCTGAAATATCTATGCCATAAATCCAGCAAGATGGATTTTTTACAAAAGTCAGAGTGGATGTACTAAAAGTGCTCCATATTCTTTTTTGTTCAGTCGTTCCAGTTAATCCTGCTACTCTTTGAGATATTCTAGATGAAAAATTAGGATATTTAAATTCTTTTGATTCCGTAAGATACATTTCATTAGCTGTTGAATACCAATCTTTAGTTGATATATCATATTTAATAGCTTCTAATGTGCTATCTTTAGAAGAAATTTCATTCAATCCTTTAGCTAATAATGGACCTTGGTGAGTTCCATCTATTTTGACTGAAACTTCTCCATTTTCAGAAATAGACATATCTCTAACATATTTTAAAATACCATAATGACTTTTAGATAAACCAGATTGTAAAACAAAAGTTTTAGTTAAAGATACTTCACCTGTTAATCTATTTAAAGTTTCATTTTGAGAAATTAAAAAAGAGTTATAAGAATTTAAATCCGCTGTTTCAAAATAATTTTCTATAGCAGCTTTCCAAATGTAAAGAGATTTAGTAGCTACAGTTGTATATAAAGATACAGAATTAGAATCTACTATAGATAATTGAAAAAATGGAAATAAAGATCTCTTTGTATCGTATGTTATAGATATTTTATACCAACCATTACCAGCATCGGAAATATAATGGTTAATGTAAGAAGTCGCTTTATTTTCATCTACATAAATAGATCCTTTCTGTCCAGTTTTTATATTGAACCAACCTCTAATTAAATAAGGATCTAAACCTGAATAGTTAATAGTTCCCCCGTAAACATAAGGAGTAGTAGTTGTATTAGCATATGATATTGAAGTACTTGTAGAACCGGTAACTACAAAAGTCCCATTGTATCCAGATGGATTAATATTCTCTACAGTAACTGTAGTCCCAACCGATATAGTTCCTGATCCAGCTAAATATGTTATAGTAGCTGTAATTCCATTTCCACTTGCTCCAGTAACTCTAAATTTTTCAAAACCGAATGATAAAGTAACCCATTCCGCTGTTACTGCTTTGACGTATATAGATGTTTTATATCTTCCTGAAGTAGTAGAACCATCTCCCGGATTTATTATACTCCCTTTTATAAGATTCAATCCATTGGAAGGGCAAGCAATTCCGTCAGCTGTTAGAGATCCATCAGGAGCCAAAGTATCATTGGGCAAAACGCCCATATTTACTGTTTTCCAATATGTGTCATTATCAAATGCGCTTTCTGATATAAGAATATTACTCTCATTTATTAAACTTGAGTAAGTTAAGTAAAGATTATTTAAATCAGAACTTAATAAATTAGAGTTAGAAGCTACAAAATTTTTAGCATTTTGAAAACCACCTTGTGTTTTATTTAATCCTTTGCAAGAACATGAAAGTGTTATATTTATTGTGTTGTCAGGAGAGACTTCTAATCCTAAATTTCTTTTAGGCTCTATTATTCCATAATTTTCAAAATATCCTTTTTTAAAACATTCTATATTTATAGTATAGGGCACCCAATCGTACCATTTGTTGTCATCAAAACTTATAGATTTGATTATGCAATTTTCCCATTCTTCGACATTCTCGTAGCCTACTATACCTTGTATACCTTGAATACCCTGTACACCTTGTACCCCTCTATTTTCTATTAATTGTAACTTTTTAAAATTTTTAGAGAATTTGGAAACAAGCAAATCTGCTACATTTTTAATCCCTTCGAATCCAGATTCGCAAGGATTATAATATGAGCCTGTCGCTCCAGTTACTGAAATCGGATAATTTCTTTTTATTCTCCCTGTTAAAGATAAATTGTCTACTAAATTTATATCAGAATTAGAATAGATATTCTGAACATCTCTTGATATAAAAGGTGTTGGACCTATATTAGAAAAAATATCTTCCGAATCGTATAAAACTTTAACTTCACTCATTATATTAATATGTTATCACTTTCAATTTTCTTTGTATAATAGTAATCAAAAGTAGCATTGAATGTGTTTTCGAAAGGATTAAAAGTATAATTCATATTTTTCAAAAAAACATTTTCAGCATAAACTCCCGATATAACTGTAGGTTTTTCAACTTTAGTAAAACACTCTGTTAAGTAATCTTCTATTTGTAAATTAGGTTTGCCTATAATTTTTATGGAATTAGAATAGGAACCTTCTGAAGATTGTCCAGCTGATTGAATTATTTCATTTGAATTCGGCACAAGAAATTTATTATAAATGTGAACAGGTTTACTGTCTGAAATAGAATTAGTACAAAGAATAAAATTAGAATTTTCAGAATAATAAGATGGATTATTTGAATAAGTATTACTATAAGAAATTTCGCCATCAAACTCCTTGTAAGAAGTCGATTTATTATTTAAATAAAAATTGCCAGTTGGTTTGCATAAAAATTTATTTACTTTACTAGCCAAAGAAAATGTTCCACTTATTCTAGAGTAAATTTCTGGATAGCCTCCTGTGTAACCCGATAGTGCTAGATTAAATCTTTTTTCTTTATTTTGTGATCTACCTATATAAGAACCATTCTCTTCTATAGTGAAATAACCGTCTTCGTCTTTAGATGAAGATCTGGAATTGTTAAATATATAACCTGAATTTAAATATTGAGGATCATTAGTGTAAGAATAATTATATTGAACAGTTCCTTCTAATGGGTCTTCTTGTAAAGTTTTAGAAATTTCTGGATAAATCAAACTACAGGTTCCTGTATAAACATTCTGAAATCCTGTAATCAAATTAAAAGAACCTGATACTCTTTCATAAATTCCTGTTCTAACTGTATCCCATCTTGTTCTTGCTCCCATTAAGTTTCTTTCTATACCATCTCCACTAAATAAAATAGATTTTAAAGTTCCATTCTCTGAGGCTACTATATTATTACCATTGAAATCTACTGAATGAGAAAATTCCCATGTCGCTGAATTATTATTATCATAATAACTTCTTTTAGTAAGTGAATACTCATTGTTAATAGTATCACAACTTTCATTTGAATATGTTATATATCCGCTATAAATATTTCCAGTTATAATAGATGGAAATATACTTTCGATTCCTATATTCGGAATTCTATATTGAGAAAATCCTGAGAATATTTTATTTTTTAAATTTATTCTTGAATTTAAATCTAAAGGACTATCAATAGAAACAGAAATTTCTTGAGCTGTTTCTTGAATACCATTCGCATTCATTGAAATTGAAAATGATTCGTCTATAGATTTAACATATTTAAAATCGTTTTGAAAAATGCTTTTATCTATTTCTAGATAATTATTGCCAGTTAAATTATATAGATTGCCAGAAGAGGGAATTTCAAAATTTAATGAAAAAACTTTATATTGCAAATCATTTCCTTCCTCCCAATTTAAAGAAGTTATTTTTCCTGTACCCAAATTAATACCATGCAATACAAAACTAGAATATCCAAATCCTGATTCTATAATATTTTTCATGCCTGTATATGCTACAGAAATAGAATTTAAATTGGAATCTCCTGTTACTCTAGATCTTATAGAATAACTATCCAATGATGAGAAACAGAATATATTTCCTAAAAAATTAAAAGTTTTACTAAAAGAAAGAGATTCTATATCATTGAAATATAAAGTATTCATTTACTTAATATATACACTCCATTCTAACCTGTTGTTGCTGGAGGCGCTTTGGTAGGAGGAGCAGCTGGAGGCGGTTTCCCCGCTGCACTAGCCACTTCTCTATTATGCTGTTCAACCATACCTATAATAGATGGTTTTAATTTTTCTATCATTTCAGGTGTAATCCCTTCTCCTGTTATATTCACACTTATCTGAGATGTAGTATTTACATTCGTAGTATTTACAACTCCTTGAGCACCTTGAGCGTTTTGACCTTCAGCTGCACCTTCTGTCGCGGCTCCTTGAGCATTAGTAAGTCCAGTCACAGCATCTACAAGAGGTTTTATAACTGCTCCTAGTTTATTCTCTTCCTCTTTTGTTTGAGCTATTTGTTTTTCTATTTGAGCTTTTTTACTCTTTTCATCTTTTACGTTTCCAACATTATTTAAATCTTCAAAAGTTTGACCTTCTTTTTTTGGTATAACTTTATTATAAGCATTTTTCAAAGCTCCACCTGTTTGTTCATCGGCCTCCTCTGCTGTAACCTCTCCTCGTATAAACTTATTAATGAAATCTGATTTTTTTCCGTCATTATCCGGCCCCATATCAGCCATTGCTTCAAAGCCTACTTTACTTCTATCTCTTCTTTTCGCCTCTATATCTGCTATATTTTTATTTATAGGATCTAACTGAGCTTCTTGATCTTGTCTCTCTACAACTTTAGCATTATAAGCTTGAACTTTTTTCTTGTCTTCTGGTTTTTGTATTTGATCCATGATAACAGGAGCTACTTGACCTTTAAATAGTTCATTGTTTATAGCTCCCATGTTCTGATCTGTAGCCCGAGCTACATCTTCAGTACCTTTTTTTACTTCACCTCTTAATTGGGTTTCTTTTTCAGTATTTTTAGCTTTAGCCTGTAGCTCTTTCATTCTCTCTCTTTTCACTATATCCAAACCATCTTGTGGATCTGCTAATATTTTTGTATCAGTCGCTTCTCTTGATTCTAATTCAGTTTTTCTAGCAATCTGTCCTTCACTAAGAGGCCCCATACGATCTAACTCCCTTAAATCTTGAAGCTCTAATTTATTGTCTTTAGCTTCTTTTCTAGTGTCTAATGTTTTTGCATCTGTAGCCTCTGTTAATTCTAATTGTTCTTTTCTTTTTTTATCACTATCAGTAAGAGTTCCGTAAGGCTCTTTAGCTCTTAAAATATTAAGTTCTTTTCTATTACTTTCAGCTTTATCAAAACTTCTAGTTTCATCTTCAAGACCAGTAAGTTCTGTTTTTTCGTCTGCTGTAAGAGTTTTTCCTTTAAGAGAATCTAACTCAGTTTTCTTTTTATCTAATTTTTCTATTTTTGCAGCTACACCTTGTAAATTTTTATCTTTGCTACCTTTCAATTTAGCTACATAAGAAGCTCTTACTTTAGCAGGATCTTTAGCATCAGCTTTCTTTTGGGCCTCAGCTATCAATTGATCTTCTGATAAAGTTTTTTCATCTGTTTCTATTCCTTTTCTTAAGTCCGCTATTTTACCTTTAGGATCTAGTCTTGCTTTAAATTCTCCAAGTTTTTTCTTTTTATCTCGTATATCTTTAGGGTTTACTCCTTTCCATGGTTCGAAATCCGAATAACTTGTTAGCTCCATATCAGCTGAAGATGTAGCCTCTAGTTCCGCCTTTCTTTTTTGTGATTGTTCGGAAAGATTAGGTATCTTATTCAATGCTTCTAGTTCTTTTATATTACTGACAGATTTATCGTAAGCTGTAGTTTCTTTTTCTAAACTGGTAAATTGATTTGCTTCATCAGCAGAAAGCGGATTAACTTTCTCAAGAGATTTGATTTCATCTTTTTTAGCTTGTATTCCTTTTTTTAATTCTTCTGGATCTCTTGGTGGTCCGACTCCTCTTCTAGATTGCAATAATTCAAGATAACCTTTTGGATCTGCCATTTGAGCTTGAGCAGTAACACTTTTTATTTTATTATCAAGATCAATTTCTTTTTTAGCAGCCATATTAGCTTTCAAAGACTCTTCTTCTTTTTTTCTTTCTTCTGGTGTTAATGGAGTTAATTGCTCTTTTCCATCCTTTCCTTTCCTCATCACTCCGTTTTTAAGGTAATCTTGATTCTTTTTTATATTTTCGTCTATTTGCGCAGCATCTTGTAAAGGAGCTGTTCCTCTTTGTTTCTCTAAAGATTTTAAATATTGAACCGGATCTTCAGCCAATCCAGCTTTTACTCTTGCTGTTTCAGATTTATTTTTTATTCTAGCCGCAGTATTTTCAGCTTTATCTGATTTAAAACCGGCTAACTGTTCTTGTGCTTTTTTTACTTCCTCGGGAGACATTTTAACTCTTTCGATTTTTCCATCTTTACCTTGTACCTGTCTCCCTTCTCTCAAGTCTTCCTCAACTCTTTGAATTCTCTCATCATCTTTTTTACCATCTCCTAAAACTTTTGCTGTCTCTTCTAATCCCTGAAGTCTTTTTACATTTATATCTGTTTCTTGAGGAGTTTTACTTTTTGTTTTAGCTGGTAATACAGCATCTTGAGTTAAAAATTTAGAACTTTCAGTATTGTAACTTTCAGCAGCAGATATAGCGGCATCTATTCTTTCTCTCTTCGCGGCTAAAGTGGTATCAGATCTTTCTATTTCTTTTTCAAAATTTCGACCCGCATCTTTTTTTCTTTTAGTTAAATTACTTATCTGATTATCCTCCAGAGTAGTATCTAAACCCTGTTTAGCTTTTGCATCTTTTTTAGCTTGAGCCTCTTTAATTCTTTTTTCCACTGATACCTCATCCTCTTTAAAAGAGAATCCAGAGCTTTCTACTTGTGAAATATAAGCATTTCTAGCTGAGATTTCTTCTCTCGATCTATCGTTTCCTCCTTCATCCATTAGAGTAGATGCTTTTAAATTTTCAAAATCAGTTTCTGTAGCTTTTCCGCTTTTCATCCTTTCTTGAAAACTTACTAGATCATCCATTACAAAATCTTGTTTAAGTGTGGCAGCTGTACCAGTATTTATTGTTCTCTGGTAATTTAAAGGAGTTTTTATTTTTTCAACAGCTTTTTGATTATCTATAATTCTTTGTGGTTCACCTGCCTCTGCTACACTTCTTTCTTGTCTAAGCTGTACGTTTTTCGCTTTTTCAGCTTCAAAACTTTTATAATCTTGTGTTTGAGTTACCGCAGCTGATCTTCTTAATATATCAGCTTGTTCTGACCCTCTACCAGTTAATGATTTTGCAGTTATATTAGCTGTCGAGCTTGCATAATTAGGCATAGCGGCGGAGCTAGGATTCATTGATGTGTTAGTTGCTGCAACACCACTACTAGGAACAGTTGTAACACCAGCTCCAGCTACGCTAGGAACCGTTGGAACACTGGCTCCAGCTACGCTAGGAACAGTTGTAACGCCAGCTCCAGCTACGCTAGGAACCGTTGGAACACCAGCTCCAGCTACGTTAGGAACCACTGGGAATCCAGCTCCAGCTGCGCCTGCACTCGCAGCTATTGGAACATTTGCTCCGGCTGAAGCTGCCATTTGGTTATTATTAGCAAAAATGCTATTTACTCCACCAACTCCTTTTATTTCTCTAGCAAAACTTTGAACAGTAGAATCTTGAAAATAAGGATTATTAAATTTTTCATCTAACATTCTTTTAGATTCATCTGCTCCTGATCCTCCTATCTGTATACCTTCTGTAATTTTTTTTATAGATGCATCGGAAAAAATACTACCTTGATTAGATTTTGCTCTAGCCTTATTTAAATCCCTCAATTTTTGGCCTATATCATCTGCCATAGTTTTTTGCAACTGTGCTTTCCCGGATCTTTCCTCGTTAGTTCTTTTAACTACATTATCTTTGCCGTATCTTTCAGCTTGAGCTTGTTCATCTTCATATTTAATTCTATCATTCTGCATCTCTAAATTTGATGCTTCGACTAATAATTTTCTTCCTGTTTCAGTCTCTCCTCCGCCTGATCTTTCAGCTTTATCTCTTAATTTTTGTATTTTAGCATCTGTCTCTAATACTGCCCCAGTATTCATAAGTTTTTTAGTATATTGAGGGGGACCAGCTAAAGCACTTTTACCTATCTCAGCTAAATTCCTTCTTTGAGATTCTTTTAACTGGTCTTGAGATATTGTATTTATAGATCTTAAGCCATCGGCTTGATCTATTCTTAATTTTTCTATACCTAGTACAACTTCTTGATTTATATCAGCTATTTGGGATAAGATTTCTTTTGAGCCATCTGATGATCCTAAACTTTGCTTTATAAGACCTTCTAAAGATGAAAGATCTCCCCCTCCTTTTAATACAGAACTAGCTTGATTAAGAATATTTGATCTTTGTTCTATAGAAGCATTTTTTGGAATTAATGCTGTAAGCTGCTCCACTGCTTTAGAAACTATTTCAGTGCCTTTCTTTTCAGCATCTAAATTTAAGTCTTTTGTTTGAAGACTAGCTTGTCTATTTATACCCTCAGCTTCAGTAATTCTTCCCGATGCTCTATCCGAGTCTAGTCTGCTTTTTTCTATTGATAAATTAGTTCCCGCTGTTGAAAAATTCTTATAGTTTATCAATGCTGTATCTAAAGTTAAACCTTTCAATCCTTCATCAAAAACTTTTTGGAAGTCTAAGCTAAACCCTTGTATTCCTGTTTGCACAGTGTCATTCAGATTTTTATTAAAAGTCAAAAGCGCAGCTGCATATTTATCCATACTTTGTATAGAGCTATCTGTGAATTCTTTATTTAAATCTCCATAAGTTTTACTCGCCATTTTTACTTGAGACTCAGTTAGTCCTAACTCTGAACCGAATTGAGTTATAAAATCTCCCATACTTAAAGTCCCATTCCCCAATTTATCTATAGCCTCTGAAGCTTCTTTGGATTTAACTTTAGTAAAATCTATACTATCAATAATAGGATTTAAAAATGTGTCAAAATCTTCTGTTTTGAAATCTGAAGTTTTAGTTTTGTTGCCAAAAACACTAACATTTTCTTCTCTAGATTTCTTTATTATCTCAGAAGTAACCAAATTCCCTTGACTAAAATTCAGATCTTTACTCTTCTTTTCTTGAAAATTTGCTATAGCTTCTTGTTTTTTTAAATCACTTTTTTCATTTAATATCGTAGAAATTAATTCCGGATCTTTAATCCCTCCTAATGATTTAGCAAATGTGGATTGAGCTTTAGCTATCTTTTTTGGATCTCCTCCTGAAGTTTTTAATTCAGAAATTTCATTTTGAGATTTAATAGCTTCTTGCAAAGAAGTAATTTGAGATTCAGTGGATTGAATTAATTTTTGGTTGTTATTAGTCAATTCCAATGTAGATGGAACAGCAGCTTTAGTAGCTTTAGTGGCATAATTAAAAGCCCCTGCGAGAACCCCTACAATAGGGGCAATAGGAGCTAGAGCCGGAACCATAGCTACCATCATTGCGGCTGAAGCTCCAGCTGCGATAGATTCTCCTATATTCTGAACCTCCTTTTGAGCCTTTGTTTGCTCTTTTCCTTCCTCCGGCGTTGAAAACATCCCAGTTACAGTAGAAGCAGTAAAGGCTAATCCCATCATTTTTGCATTGATAGCTCCAGCTTTTGCTGCTCTTTTCTCTTTTTTCTCTTGTTTGAGTTCTTGCGGAGTTTTTGTTACTTTATTATCTGAATCGGGTAGATCTCCGCCCATAGGCATTCCTCCTCCCGCAGGCATTGCTCCTTGTTTCCCCCCCCCTTGTTGACCTCCTCCTTGCAAAATTCCACCTTTCTGGTTCGCGTTTAGTTCTTTTTGTTTAGCAAAATCAGCTTTGTATTCTTTTCTTATTGAACGTGATTCATTGTTTACGCTTCGTAATCTATTAGCTTTAGCTTTTCTTGCATCTTTTTCTACTTGAAATCTGTTCTCTATTTGAGTTCTTGGAAAACTTTGCATCCCTTTTCCTGCCCCTTGTATACCTTTCGTAGGTAAAATCGGAGATCCAAGCTTACCTCCGGGAGTCATAATCCCAGCTGCCACTGATCTATTGTAAAGTCTATCAGCTCTGATAGAGTCTGCTTTTCTATTCCTTTCTTCTGATCCTACAATTTGACCATCTCTATTTCTGAACAATTTGCTTTGCCCTTGTCCTCCTTTTTTAAATGTATTTTCAACACCTTTCGCTCCTACTCTTCTTTTATTAATTCTATCTTGAGTAAGATTTTTTAATATCTCTTTTCTACTTACAAACTGGTTCTGTGCTGTAAGAGTCGGCTGATATCTCCCCGGAGCTTGAGGTAGTTTAGCCATCTGCGCTTTAGCATTAGTGTAGTCAATTTTTATATTTCTCCTTTTTCTATCAGCATTAGCTTTAGCATCTCTTTTAGCTTGATCTTGAGGGGAAATGCCTGCTTTTTTGATAGGCGCAGCATTTGTGCGAGAAGCTTTTTTTTCGGCTTCAGCAGCTTTTCTTTTAGCTTGGTTTCTTTGAAAAATTTCTCTTGTAGCTTGAAAAGATCCTCCTAAACCTGATCTTAGACTACTGGGCAAAGCAGGTCTAGCTCTTACGGCTGCTACTTTTTGTTGAGCAGCTTGAGTTTTATCTTTTTTTTCCTGATCCTTGTCTGCATTCTTTTGTTTTGCTTCATTTCTTTTCCTTATTTTCTTTAAAGCTCTTTTCTCTTTGGGAGTCGCAAAATTAGGAATGAAACCTTCAGAAGAGGAATTAGGATTTTCTCTTGAAAAGCGAGAGCTTAAATAATCATCCACAGTTGGCACTATAACGCTCAAAGCTGTTCTGAGAGAAGGTAGATTGGCTCTTTGGACTGATGTTAATAGATTTCCTGTACTATATTGAACTTGATCTAAAACTTTTTTAAAAAATTCTATTTCATCAGAAGAAATGTCGGGAGCTCCATCTATTTGAGATATAAGAAGTGATAAAGCATTTGTAGAAGTAGGAGTATTTAGCATACTTCTAATTTTTAAAGCCAATGGACTATTAGCCGCAGTTTTTACTTTAGAGGCTCCTTGTCTTACCCTGTTCATTAATGAGGGTCTACGAACAGGAATTTCAAAATTAGGAATAAAACCAAAAGCTGAAGTTCTGCTTACCAATCCGCTTGAACTATCTCCATAAGTTCTTTTTGTTGTAGGCTCTATTTTCGCCATTTTGGCGAAACTCATCCCCTTGGATAAAGTCTTTTCGTCCTTGTTAAAAACTGCAAGACCTTTTGGGTTAGATTTTGTTTTTAAACTAGCTCTTCTCCCAATCTTAACATCTTTTCTTTCAAAACCCGCACTCATTTCCGCGTTTACGGATTCATTTAAAGCTTTTCTTTCTTGTGCATAAGGAATTTTTGCAGGGGAAAGCCGAGAAAAGAAATTAGGAATAAAGCCTTTTGCAAAAGAAGTCGGTTTACCTCTCAATCCTAATCCTTGAATACTATATCCTCTACCTCTTTTTTTATTTGGATTTTTAGAACCCCTTATATCGTCACTTTTTTCGTCAAATCTTTTCGATAGGGGAATTAAATTTCCGTCATCATCATACTCTACTAAAGCAGCTGATTTGATTTGTGAGGCATTCGGAACAACTAGCTCAGAAGACATAGTTTTTTCTTGAAGTGTTCTTCCTGCTATTCCCCTTATTGAGTCATAGGGTATTTTACCCTCCTTCATTAAAATAGCTGTACCTATTTTGTATTTTTCATTTTTTGCACTTCTTGATCTTAAAGTGGAAAGAAGCAATGAACGATTACTAATTTTAGCTATTTCTTCAGGACTTAAGTGGCCGTATTTGCCGAGTTTAGCGTAAGCATCATTGATAGCTATCTCATAATTGACTCTAGCATTTAAATAAGGCATAAACTCATCAGGCAAATTTCCCGTTAAAGGTTTTTGAGCTTTTACATATACTTCGTCTTTCCTAAATTGAACATCACTAGCTTTTAATCCTAATGCTTTGAGTCTGTCTTCATGTGGTTTTGAATTTACAGATACATCTGACCCACCAATAGATAAAGAAGCATCTTCAGCAGTATAATATCCCGGACCAAAATTTAGATCTTTAATCTCTGAACGCAACGGAACCCCTTTATTATAAAAACCTAATCTAACCCCTTTTCTATTGTATGGGGAATCTTGAGCTTCTTTTTCAACCATCTTCTTCAAAAGATCTGTATTATTTTTCTCTACAGCTTCTTTATACATTTTATCTTTTTCTGAAGAGAAATCAAAAGCTGGAGTTTTACTTATTTTAGCTAAACTAGATTCAACTTTTTCTCTTCCGTATTTTGCAATTAAGAAGTCATAAGTTTTTCTATCTATATTTCTGGCAAGATTCTTTCCAGATTTTTTATTTCCAACAACGTCTCTAAAAAATGTTTTGTCGGAAGCAAGAGAAGGAGTTGCGAAATTAGGAATAAAACCTCTTGAATTAGTTTTTTTGCTATACTCATTAACTTGATTTTTTAAATTTGGATCAATTACATTTGTATATCCGGCATCTATAATAGTAGCTTTACCTCCAGATTTAACAAACTTGTCGTATAAATCCTGACTTGATTCAGGTACTTTATAGTACTTAACATAGTCCTTAAGCAAATTATTTTTATTTTCTTCAATAAATTTTCGACCTTGAGGATTTAAAGTATAATTGGCCCCATGAAGGTCATCCATTTCCAACCCAGCTTTTTTTAATCGGGCTTGCAAAATACGCCCGAAAACTCCAGAAGCCGCTATACCAACAGAGTCACGAGCCATTGGTTCTTTAATGATCTCTTTCCGAATGCTTTTAGCTCGCAATGCTCTTTCTAAATTATCTGGAATTTTAGGTCCTGTAATTCCGTCAACTAGTCTTTTTTCAGCTAATAATTTTGATACTGTAAACTCATCTGTTATTGTTTTTGGTAAATTAGATTCAGATTTGACGTTTGCTGTTTTTGTGTCTTTTTTTGTTTCAAATCCTGCAAAAATTCCAGCTGACGAAGAGGGTTTTCTATTATAAAATCTTTTTACCCCTATATCCTTAGTTAATCTATGAAATGTTCCTTCTGCTCCGCCACCCATAAAAGAAGATTGGAGTGCAAAATTAGGAATAAATCCTTCAGAAGCGGACATACCTTTAGATCTGGGATCTATACCTTCTTTTTTAGCTAAACCCATTCCATTAGCTAAAGTTCCTTCATACTTATTATAAGTGCCAAAACCTTCTGGATTAAAAGGAGTTCTTAAAGAAGGGTTTTTACCCATTCTTATTTTTCCGATAGGTATTCCAGCTTTAGCTTCTTTGGCTCTAGATTTCTTTTTGGCATTTTGAGTTTCTTTATAAGAAAGTTTTGAAGCAAAATTAGGAATAAAACCACTTGATAAAAAACGCTCTAAACCATTTTCTCTTAGCACTTGTTCTCTAGTCTTTTTTCTTCCTCCAGTGTTTCTCGGTTTATTATATCTTGCGGACAGAATAGCTTGAACCCGATCTTCATCAGATAAAGGAGCTATTTCACTAACAGGCATATTTCTATCCTGTACATCAGTTGGTAATTGTCTTTCTGTTAGTATCTGTTGCTGAATTTTCTTATAACTGTTTGTAGTTTTCCTTGCTCTACTTCCTTGTCCTGCTAAATTAGCCGCCCATTCTTGAACTTTCCTTTCATCATCGGATAGAGGACCTGTTTCTATAGCAGGCATATCACTGTCCGGTACACTCATCCTTTCAGGATAGGCATTCATTGTCATTCCAACTTCTTTACCCATGTTAGGTAGATCCCTCGCCCTAGTGGAGCCCTGAAAACGTAACTTTGGAATAACTATTTTAGGAACAATTCTTTTACCATTTACTATCTGTGTTAGAGGTCCGGCATTAGTTTGTCTACGAGTTATTGGATCAATATCATTTAAATCAGGGACAGCTATATAATTGGTTAATTTTATTCTGTCGTATTTATCTGGAACGCCTTCTGTAAAAAGGGGTAAAAGCATTGGACTTAACTCAGCTATATTTTCAGGAAGAAATCTCCCATATTTATCTCCAACTTTGGGAGCTGTCCAATCTCCAGCTTTAGCTTCAAGTAAAGAGATTTCTTTATTTTCTATAGAATCTATTGAGAATGCATCGACTGCGTTATTGCCTTTATTAAATCCGGTGTTTCTAGTCGGAATAAATTTAGGGCCTACTTTTGTTTTATTGGCTTGCTGTATAGCGTATCTTTCAAAAACTCCAGTATAATCAGTTTGATCTACTTTGCCATCTTTTCTATTTTTATCTTTAAAGCGATAAGAATCTGGAGCAGATTGCAAAATTGAAGACATTAAATTTCTTCTTGAGCCCCCTTTATCAGGAATCTTAACTTGAACTTGTTCAAAAGAAATTGTACTAATTTTATCATCAAACTCAACATTTTTATTGCCTCTAGACTGAGCTAAAGCAAATTGATTCGCAGCATTTACATTATTAGGTAAAAATTGTGATATATCTATATAATCATCAGATTCATCAATTTTACTATTTAAATTAACATTCTTTTTACTCTTCGACTTAGGATTATTTATTGGTTCATCAATTATATCATCGACATAATCATCTGTTTGCAGAGCCTTGTACATCCTAGTCGCTCTATCTAATATTCTACTTCCAGAATCAGATTCTTGTATTCTCTTTCTTTGTTTCCTAAGCGCTCGTATTTCGTCGGCTTGTTCTGGAGGGGTTATATTTTTTCCAACTGTATATATTTTTGGTGGAAGCTCTCCTAGCCGTCTATTTATTTTATCAATTGCTTTATTCTTTTTTAGAGAAGTTCTTCCCATTGTTTTATCAATAAATGCGGTCCTATTTTGTATTTGAGGTAAATTAGCTATTAAAAGATCTTCTGACCCTCCCGCAGCTAATCTCCTAATTCCTTTTGTATCTCCTTCTCCAATTGCTTTTCTTAATTCAGTTCCACTTATACCCTCAGTCCTAGCGTCCTGCACCACTTGTAATCCCTTTTCTGTATATTTTGCGGTTTCATAGAGTCCCTTATCGTCACCTACTAATGCAATACTTCCGGGAGTAGGGCTTAGATATCTTCCGTCTGACACTTTAAAAACAGAAGGTATTCTACCTCTGAATTCGGAAGACGGAATAACTGTTGTTTTGGCTCCAGTCGCTTTTTTTATTAATTGTCTTCTAAGACCTATAGGAAAAACTGAGGTACGATAAGAATGTTTATCGCCTTCCTTAAGTGTAGCTCCAGAACTAACTCCGAATACTATATTCTCTGGTTCGAAACCTAACGAACGAGCTTGTGTAAACATTTCCTTATGCCCTTCCGTAAATGGGGCAAAAGCTCCATATGCGAATGCAATTTTCTTCTTTTCAATATTAAGTTGTTTTTTAATTATAGATGTTTTATCACCTTCTCTTTGCAATCTTGCGACAGGAACACCTTTATTTTCAGCCACTGCGGCTATATAATTAGGGTCTTCAGGATTTTTTCCTACAGTTTCTAGTAATGATTTCCCAGATCTACCTTGATTTGCTATTGGGTTATCACTAGCTGCTCTTTTTTTAGCAGACTTTATTTGATCTTCTCTGGATATTTGTAGAGAAATTAGCCTATCTACTCCTCCGAAAAGTCCTTCTTGTAAACTCCTTTCAGCATTTGACTGGGAAGCTTTTGTAGCTACGACTTCATCAACTTTGTCAATGTCTGACTCTTGTAGAATTGGTATTCGAGTCGTTTTTCTAAATTTACTATCATCGCTCTTTTTTGGTATGCCATATTTGTCTGCATTAAATGCAAGAGAAGTTTTTCCTGACCCCGGAGCACCATAAATTCCAGTAATTCTTTTTAAACCTCCGGTTTTTCTTTTTTGCATAGCATAATTACCTAAATGCTCCCAATACTCATGCGTTTTTGAGTTGCCAAGTCTTTCCATTTCTGAATTAACTATCTGTGCGTATTCAGGATTAGCTAAAACATCGCCATCTAATATACCAACTCTTCTAGTAATTTCTGCAAAATTCGGAATAAAGCCTTTGCTTGAAAAGTAAGAAGGAAGAGCCGCCGTAGAATTTTCTTGTCTTTTAATTAATGTGTATGGCTTTTCAAAAGATATAGGTTCTTTGATTTTATTTTTGAAAAATGGAAACTTTGATCTTTTATCTGTTTTTGGCAATTCTAAAGCTTTGGTTTGTAAAGCTTTTGAAACCAAATTATCTCTAGTTATTTCTCCCGCTTTAACTTCTGCTATCCCCTGCCTCTTTGAATTGATTATGTCCATTCTTGCACCTTTACCAGTTGCTAATACAGATGCTTCTTTATTTATTTCATTAAACGCTCTTTGTCCTGTTTTCTCAAACATATTCCCACCTACTTTAATAGCGAATCCATTTATTTGATTTTCGATAGAATCATTCTTTTCGCCTTCTATTAAAGGCATAGATGAGTCTTTAACTTCACCACGATTTCTTAAATTATCAATTAATAATTTTACCCCATCTTCAGTATATCCATTTTTTAGGCCTATATTAGTTATAAATTTTGCTTTATCTTCTGTAAATTCTCCTGCAAGTTTTTTCTTTATGCCTTTGATATAATCCGGAGTATTTAATGATACAACATTATATTTTAAATTTTTTATAGTATCAACACCAACATCTGCAACACGAGAAGATTGTTCTCCTGAAATTTTACCTGAATATTCGATTGATTGTAATTGTCCATCATCATTTTTATTATATTTACTTATATCCTTTTTTTTAATTTTTCCTATTCCTTTTCCCCTCTCCAAAGAGGCTTTTGCGAAATTTGGAATAAAGCCTTTGCTAAATGATCTACGTTTATATTCGTTAATTTTTTCCTTTGCTTCTTTGCTTCTTGCTTCTGCCATGCCAGCGTCCACAATAACAGCTTTGCCTCCAGCCTTTACGAAATCTTCATAAAGTTGGTTATCTGAGTCATATGATGCTCCCGCTCTACGCGAAGACAAATAATCTAAATGTTTTTTTAAGAAATCTTGACCTTTGGCGTTTACACTGTAATTTTCGCCAATTAGATCGCTCATAAGTACGCCAGAATCGTACATCTTACCCTCTAATATTTTTCCAAAGCCATTCGATGCATCCCTTCCAATTGACTTAATAGCCATTGGATCTTTTATTATTTCTTTTCTAATACTGCTTGTTCTTACGGATCTATCTAATGTGTCTGGAATTTGAGGTCCTGTAACCCCCGGAATAAGGTTGCCTTCCGATAAAAGTCTGGATATCGAATATTCCCTTGTGACTTTATCTTGTATTTCTCTTCTACTTTGGTTTTTGTAAAATCTTTTTACGCCCACACCTTCTGAGAGTTTATGAAAAGAACCTTCTACTCCTCTTCCAATCTCCCTAGAGGTTTTTACGAAATTTGGAATAAAGCCACTTGAACGTAATACCCCATTCGAAGACACTTTAAATTGTTCTTGTTCATAAGGGTTTATACCAGTTTTTTTAATAGACTCTTCTTTATGTTTTTTACCCCCTTTTGAATTTGGAGGTGGATTAATAAAATATTTTTTCTTAGATTCTGGTACAAAACCTTTGGAATTATTTGATGGTATTTTACTTGCTGTTTCAGCAGTATTCATGACCCCACCCACAGGAGAATTAACAACAAGTCCCGAAGCATAACTGGAACTTAAAGCTCCTTTTTTTTCTGCCATTTTTACTTCAGGAGAAAAGCCATTAGAATAAGTCGGGATATAACCTTTTGCTTTATTTTTTCCTCTTTTATTAGCTGCTAATCCTACTGTAACAGCTTCACTTACCTGAGCTATACCTTGTCTTCTAGCCATACTCATCATTAATTCTTCTAAAATCTGTGTTTTCTCTACTAAACTTGTAGTTGTCGCTAATCTATCTACTAAGCCTTTATTGCCCATCAATATAGCTTTATTAACTGACAGTTGCATTTTTTCATCAACTAGAGAAGCTTTTTTCAAACCGGATAAAGCCTGAACTGCTGTAAAAGCATCTTTCGAAATTTTAAATAATAATCTACCAATAATACCTATTAATAAGTATGCCCCCGGCCCAGCTAATGCAGAACTTATACCATTAAGTATAACTTTGCCTATTGAAAGTCCTGCCTTTTCACCTCCATCCGCTGCTGCCCCCAAATTAAGAGTGTCTAATATTTTATTGCCAATACCCACAAAACTATCTAAAATAGGTTGTACAGTTACTTTTCCTGTTTCTGCTAAAAATTGAGTAAGATTATTCTTTAATTTTTGCAAATTAGCATCTGTAGTCTCTGTTAAGATTTTTAATCTTTCAGCTGCGTTTCCAGAAGAATCAGAAGCTACTCTAACAGCTTTATCAAATAAACTATACTCTCCATTTAAAGACTTTAATGTTGCTTGAAGAGTATTGATTTGATATACTCCGGCTACTTGTTCAAGAACGAATGCCCTTTGACTATCTGATAAACTGTCTAATTTATTAGATAAATTCGTAAGGACTTCAATTTGTGATTTAAATTCTCCATTAGAATTTTCAGTAGCTATGCCTATATTATTTAATACCTCTTGAACTGATGTTCTAGAAAGTCTAGTAAAAATTGTTTTTAAGCCGTTGGATATAACTGGAGCTCCCCGAGCAGAAACCTGTTGAACTACAGATATCAAAGATGCAATTTCTTTTAGTTCTATACCAGCTGCACTAGCTACGCTACCAACTCTTTTTAAACCGTCAGATATTCCAGCTGCACTAATTGCGAATGCATTGTCAAGAGAAACAATACTATCTACAACATCTTCATAAGTTAAAGCTTCATCGGTGAAAGTATTTATAGCAGCTGTTAAATTCTCAACAGTTTGAGCCGCATCGGTTCCAGCAATTTTAGAAAAAGCAAGAGCGGCATTTGTAGCCTTCAATGTCTCTTCTACTGACAAACCCTGCCTAGCAAATTCAGAGGCAGCTGCGGCGGCCACATCGAAACTCTGGCCTGTAGCATTAGCAACCTTAAAAAGCTCTGATGAAAATATCTGTAAATTAGAATTAGATGTTTGTAATATAGCTTGAATTCCAGCTAATTGCTTTTCAAGTTTTACAGAGTCTGTGAAAAGTCTTGTAAATGCTGTGGCTAATCCATAAACGACTGTGGTTGTAGCTGTAAAAGCTAAAACTCTAGCGGTAGCAGCATCTAAACTGCCTGAAAACTTATCGAAATCACCTGTAATTCTGCCAAGGGGCAAACTTCCACCTTTTAAATTTAGATTAAAACCTTTCTTTTCAAACAGATCTCTACCTTTTTTATGGGTAGTCAGAATAGCTGCATCTGCTTTATCTGTATATATTTGTAATCCGTAATTAATTTCGTCCATATTGGTCTATTCACCTTGTTCCTTTAGCCGGTAATATATATTACACTATAGGTTATGAAGTAAGAAGAATTATAATTTTATGTCAAAAATAAATTATGAATTCTTAAAAGACTCAGCTGCATTTCTTAATGAAGATGCTTCTGCTTGTTTATTAGGTTTATTTTTATTATTCATTTCTGTTATAAAAATTCTTTCAATCTCGTCCGCATCATTTCTTTCTTCGTCTGTTATATTTTCTGTTTTTTCTAATAAAGATATAAAATACTTTGAATAATCAAATAAGGTTAATTGATTCTGAGTTAAAAGATAACCATTTTTATTAAAATAAGATTCTGGATTAGAAGAATTTTTTATATAATCTCTAACATTTTTAAGAGCTGACAACTTTCTTATATTAGATGTAGAAAATAAATCTAAACAATCTTTATAGCAATCAACAACTTCGTAAAGTTCTTGGTCACTGAAATCTATAACATCTTCAATCTCAAATACTTTATTTTCTAATTTTTCATCTTTATAAAAACTTAAATGTAAAATATATTCAGTAATAGGCCCATTAGATAATGTTTCTGCTGATAAATTTAATAAATTTTCTTTTTTAGATAACAAAGAGTTATAAGATTTCCTATAATCTGTTATTATATTATCTATTTCATCTAATTGCTCGTCAAACATAGCCTTAGATCTTTTTGATAACATTAATTGAATGTTACTACTTAAAGATTCTAAAGTCTTCTCTTGTTCTTCAGACCATAAATTTTCTTTAATTTTTTTATCCAATAAGTCTTTCTTACTTAAAGCACCTTTAGCTTTATAGTTTTCTATAGACTTAAAAGTATAGTCATCAATAAGAGCGTACTCTATTGAACCAAAATGTTTTAAATATACTTTTTTTTTAAAAAAGTCTCAGAATACCCACGGCAAATATCAAAATAAATGCCGCCTGTATTTATGGCTTTGAATTCCATAAAAATTAATCTTCCGATTCATCTATAATAGATTCTAACAATTTGAAGTCTTCTTCGTTTTCTGCTTGCTTTTTTAACCAAGTTGATATGAGAATTGATCCTTTGGAAAAAACATTTTTTTCATACTCATAAATATCTCCTTCGTCATCTAAAATATTATAATAATTTTCTAGTTTATCCTTATAATTTTTACCAGCGAAAATAGGTTTAAATGTATCGTCTTCTTTATAGAAAAGAAAATTTAATGAACACCATTGTACAACTCTTCTTTCAGAGATAGACTCGGCAGATCTTTCAAAAATGCTATTAAGCCGAGATTGATAATCTTCTACCTGAGATGAAATATCTTTAATTTCTTCTAAAAGTTCTGGGTTCTCTACATTTTCAGCGCTTTCTTTTAGAAATCTATTTCTTTTTATATTGAGATCTTGAAGGAGTCTTTTCATAGCTTCTACATCTTTCTTGGAGTCAAGACCCCCAGAATCATGATAGCTATTTAGAATCATTGTATTCGTGGAAATGCCTTGAGCCTGAAGCTCCGATATTTGAATACTATAAAAAAGATCCATTTCATCTATCTCTCTATGAGATGGCTTCTTTATATGTACTTCGACATCTTTTAAAACCTTAGTTTTAACAACAGTCTCAATACCTTGTTCGTTTTTATTTTTAGTTTCCTCAAATGAGGGTTTCTTTACTTTGAATGTGTATAATGTCTTCATAAAATCCTTTACCTTTGGTTTTCTATTTCTCTCAAAAGAGAGTTTCCGTAATCCAAAATTCTTTTTCTTAATTGTTTTATTTTATTATCGTCTAAATTGTTAGAATATTTAAGATACGATATTAAATTTACTGAAATTCCGTGTTCCTTTTTTAAAAAATCTTCGAGTTCTAAAAATGTTTTTTCCAAATTTTTTTGATTTTCCTCGTTCTCAACTTTTTCCTCATCAAGTATTTCCAAGAATAATTTAAAAAGAAGTTTAACAGCTCTTTCAGCCGTAAATTGCATATTATAAAAATTCATCCAAACTCTCTTACACCAAAAAAAAAAGAGAGGGAAATTTCCCTCTCTCTTTATTTTAATATTTATTATTTATAAAGTATTATGCGTAAGCAGTGACACCAGAGAAGAATATGTTATTATCTGCATCATCTGGAGCACCAATAGATCCTAACCATGTTAATGAAACAGATTGATTAGCGTCTGCATCAATACTAAAAGCTTCAGACTGTAATGTTAATCCTTTTAATGTAATTTTAGCTTGTACTGTTCCCGTTCCATTACAATCTGGTCTTCTCATTGTAATTGTAGCTGTTTGAGAAGGATTTGAACAAACAAATTCTCTTAGATTAGCAGCCTTTAAATCTCCAGCTATAGCTTCAACTGTAAAATTAATATCAAGAGGAAAAGTTAATTCTCTATTTCTAGCATATCGAGCTCCTAAAGATTGAATAGGTTCACGAGCTAAGTCAAAAGATACATTGAATGACTGAATATTAAAGGTCGAATTAGTTGTATCTGCAAATAGACCTGTAGCATTTGTCTGTAAATCTACACTTACATCACCGGGTCTTAGTATGAAAGGTTTACTTGTACTACCTAGTGATCCGGCTGGTAATCTAAAGTTTGTGTTTACGCCTTCTACTTGAGTACCGTCATTAGGATTTATAGATGGGCTTTTAAGCCATCCACTAATAGCTGGAAGAGTTGTTTGTAAAAGAGTTAAACCTCCAGTTTGACCTCTTAAATTGTAACCTTCAATAGTAACACTAGCTGTAGGATATTCTCCAACACTAGCTTCTATAGAGTAATTTGTAATTACACCATTACCAATTCCTAAAACGTAATCATCTGTAGCAGCTCCACTTCTAGTAACAGCATCTACACCTTCTGGAGTAACTAGTATAAAATAATTCTTTTCATTTCTACCAGCAGCCTTTGTTAATATACCTGATATAGCGCCGACTTCAGCAGCGCCAATTCCAGTCGGAATTATATCAAATCCGATATTTTTTTCATTCTCGAAGTCTGTAAAGTAATATGAAAAAGGAACGCTGACAGTAGGATTGTCATTCGTATCTCTTGTGAGAGGAGCCAATTTGCCTATAACACTTATAGGGGCTCTTTCATAATTCCATTCTGGACCACCTATAGAGGTTAATCTAAAAAGTTGTTTTATATCTCCCTCTCCAGACATTGTACCTGTTGCGGTATTTACACTGGTGTATAGATTAAACGACTGTGATTGTGAGCGTATTCTTGGCATAGTTTGATAAAGTTATACTATAATATACACTAAAAATTATATTTTTGAAAAAAATATTACAATAAATTCTATTTTAAGGAATAAATTCAGAAGGATATGTATTTAGAGTTCTTAATTCTAGTTTATGAAGTTCTGCTATTCCAGCTGCATTATCAACCGCTATATTTCTAGAAATTTTAACTCTCATTATATCTCCGGGAGAAATACCACTTAACTCTCCACTCGTTAAAGGCTGAGAAGTTTTTTTAATTTTACCTGCTAAAGGAGCTGAAGATGCTCCTATATAATAAGGTCCAAAAAAATTATCAGAAGAAATAACAGCTCCATCGTTTATTTTTTCTAAATACATTTCCCAACCAACAGTGCCCACAGCTACTTGGCAAGACCACCACGCATTAAATAAGATTCCGCTATTTAAAAATGCATCATAAGGTACTAATGTTGACCACAAAGCTGTTTGAGTTGTAACATCAGAAAAATTTAAAATAGGTCTACCATTTCTAGTAGAGAGATCCGCTGTAGTACCTGCAACAGGTGCTTCATAATCTTTTGGACTTAAAACTCCAATAGTTTTAGAAAAATTGCTATCTAAGGTTCCATAAAGTAAAGAACCATCAGAAGAAATACCCGATACATATTGACCTAATACTCCTAAGTTTCTTTTGACTCCACCTAACACAGATGTAGTCGGAGTTGGCATTAAAGATCCAGATACAGTTCCAATTAAGTTATTCGAATTTATACTAGTTAGATTAAAGCCATTTCCATAATAATTATTGCCTTTTATATTACCGTTTACATCTAATTTTTGAGTAGGAGAAATAGTATTAACTCCAAGATCTCCATTAGTATTTATAAATAGTCTGTAATTTAAAGTTCCTGTTCCCGGAGAATTTTTTACTAAACTATTTGTTTGAGCTGCTAATCCAAAACTTCCCAATATATCATAAGAGATTACAGTTTTATCTGAACCTGCTGTAATAGCTGCTGCCATACCTGTGCCGTAGCTGCAAATAAAACCTACTGGATTACCAGAAGTATTTTCTATATAAACATGTGCCCCAGAAGAATAAATAGATTGAGTTTTAGAACTATCAACGCTATTCACTCTTAAAGTTTTAGTAGAAATAGATCCGTATCCAGCTCCACCATCATTAATTTTAAGTATACCCGAAGATACTCTTGATATTCCTATATCTGTAGAACCTGTTAATCCCGCAGCAAACATAACCCCTTTTGCAGAATTAGTTCCATAATATACTTGAGAAACTGAAGCTGCATTAAATTTTAAATCTCCTCCTTGAGAATATAATAAGGAACCATTAGCACTATCCGATTCGAGTATTATTCTAGATGCTCCGCTAGGAGATATAATTTCAAATTGACTTTTTGCTCCGCCTGTTGCCCCTTGTAAAATAAAAGAACCATTTATACTTGAATCAGCAGATAATCCAGATGTTCCGGCTCCAATTCTTGCTGATGGATAATTTACCCCATCTCCCTTCGCAATAAATTTTGCATTTATAGTTTGGTCTGCGGTAAAAATATTAGCCTCTGTAAGATAAACAGAATTCGGTCCTAAAGATCTAGGATAATTAACAGTTACAGTCACAGTACCTGTAGTAACAGAGGATGTAAAAACATCATCTGGATTACCATATTTACTAATATAAACCTTAGCCTCTCCAACCGTTGATCCTCCAGATCTTTTTATTCTAAAAGAAACTGTAGATGCATCAGAATTTATCAAAAAATCAAAATCATTTGTTCCTGATATTCCGCTATCCACTTCTGGAATAATTTTTTGCCAAACATTAGCTGTAGCATTATTTGTAACTGAGAATCTATAAGATTTAGATATTGTAAATCCAGATGTATTTACTTGTACAGATACTTCAAAATACGCAGCTCCATTCAATAAAACCCAATCCCCTATAGATATATAACTATTTGCTGTTCCTGATATATCTCTGGTAAAGTTTTTCCTAACAAGATAAGGCCAAGAAACATTGGCAGGAACTATCATTTCTGTGGAAGTATCTAAATTCATAATATGCTATATTTTATACACTGTTTAATTAGATTTATTTTGCTAAAATTTCGTCTCTTCTGGTTTCGTTTATTATGCCCGAACTTATCAGAGCGGAAAGCCCGCTTTGCACTCTAGGGTCATCGCTCCAAACCTCTCCAAACCAAGTAGATAAGAGAAGTCTTAAAGCAGCGACAGTCGTGTCTTGGGATAAACTTATAGCGGCCATTTCTGTTAAAGTAAATTCCTGAACAAACATGGACGAATTGTCCCAAGATTTCCTAGCATCGGCGGCTAATTCTTCTTCTGATTTATCTTCTACTACCCATTGACCTAAACCCCAGTAAGGTTCTTTTTGAAGAGATGGATCAAAAGAAGGCTTTTCTGGTACAGGTTGAAAATAATCTTTTTTAGGATTATTGTTTTCAATCCAATCTAAATAAAGAGAATCTGGTAAGTCTCTGATTTCAAATTTTTGTATATCGTAGTAAAGGGACATATTTTTTTAACCGTATATTCTTGGATGATCAAAATTTGTTATAGAAACTTGTGTTAAAGTTCTGCCTTGAGCCAAATCCTTAGATAGTTGAAGGCCCCTATTATAAAATTTTAAATTATTAGAGCTAACAAGATATGGGGCAAACCCTTTTGACAAAGATATTATTTGATCATCTGTTAATGCTCCGCTCCAAATTGCTGCTTCTGCTATTCTACCATTGAAAAAAAATCCTCTTGATGTGCTCCATCTAGAACCTAACATAATATTATTAATTCCAACTGGATTTGAACTAGTTGTATTAGTAGCTTTTCCTCCTCCATTTAAAAAAATAGATCTACCAGTTATACTTGTACAAACAGCTGCTGCATGATGCCATGTATTTGCTGTATATCCAATTGTGCTAGTAGCTGTTCTGTCTACAGCTCCTACTAAAGAACTTATAGCTATAAAATCTCCTGCTAGATCTCCTCTGTTTACCATTTGAAATCTATCAACTCCATTAGCTACTCCAAGAGACATTAAAGTTCCTCCAGCAGTAACATTAGCAGGATTAAACCAGCAAGCCATTGTAAATGGAAAAGTGGTAACTGGGGTAGATGTTGATTCTATATAAGAACTTGTACCATTTAAAGATAATGCCATATTAAGCGATAGTTAAGAGGTCTACATAGAGTAATTGAGCGTCCCCAGCTAATGTATCAAGGGCGTTAGCTCCAGATCTTACAATATGGAGTCTAAAAGAATCTCCTTGACTGAGAGAGTCTATTGCTGTACAGTTTAAAGATAAAGTGGATATAATTCCTGCCGTACCATTCGTAGCGCTAACACCTGTAGCAAAAGGACCAAAAGAATCTCCATCTAAATCATGATTAGCATTTTCAAATCGTGCGCCCCAGAAAACATTTCCAAGTATACCTGTTAGAGCTATCCATTCAACATTAACTCTTATTCCAGATATCAAATTAGATCCAGTAGGAATAATACCTTGGAAAATCCCGCTCTCATTCAAAGCTGCATCAAAATTAAGAACTGGTATAGAATTTCTTGTATCTAAAGTTGCAAATCCACCACCGGGAGGAATATTATCTAAAGCAGTAAAGTATGATAAATTTTTAGCATGAACTAAGTTAGTTAATTGACTTCCGTCTCCACTAAAGAAACCAGCTCTAAGAGTTCCATGCCCAGCGGCACCATCTGACACTTTTAATATTCCAGATGATAGTCTGGTGAATCCAACATCCGGATTGCCACCTATTCCTGTTCCGAAAAGGACTCCTTTGTTATTAACTCCGACTGCATTTACAACATTAAGATTACCTTGTATTCGTGTATCTCCATTGATGTATAACCTATCTGAGGTCGAAGTAATAGAATTATTTATAGATATATTTCCAGCAGAGTCCATCCAAAAATAATAAGTAGTTCCTCCTCCTCCCGCTGGATTATTCAATATACCAGCATTATCTTGTTTTCCTATACCAAAACTTCCAGCACTATCATAAAGAAAAATAGCAGCTTGTGTTCCAGCCACTAATGCTCCAGCTCTTCCTCCTACATAGCTAAAAATATATCCAGCTGTACCAACTGTGCTTTCCATAAGCATTTGACCTGTTACAGCTCTTGCATTAATTAATTTTCCAGTTATACTAGGACTTCCTATTCTAAGAGATCTACTAAGAAATATATCTTCAGAATTGAAACTTCCGACAGTATCTCTTTGAACTAGGGTATTAGCAACATTTAATGATGTTCCAGTTGTTCCTCCTCCCCCTCCAACACCTTGAATACCTTGTATACCTTGTACAGATAATCCTTGAATGCCTTGAATACCTTGGGCACCTTGAACTCCTGTTCCAGTAGCTCCTATAATACCTTGGATACCTTGAACTCCTTGAGTACCTTGTACCCCTTGAGTTCCCTGCGCCCCAGTAGCTCCAGTAGCCCCAGTAGCTCCAGTAGCTCCAGTAACTCCTCTAATACCCTGTATCCCTTGGATACCTTGGATGCCTTGGATACCCTGAACCCCTTGAGCGCCTTGCACTCCTTGGGTACCTTGAACTCCTTGGGTACCTTGTACCCCTTGAGTTCCCTGCGCCCCAGTAGCTCCAGTAGCCCCAGTAGCTCCAGTAGCTCCAGTAACTCCTCTAATACCCTGTATCCCTTGGATACCTTGGATGCCTTGGATACCCTGAA